ATGCCGGATTATTCATACCGTCCCACCGTCGGGCGTACCTACGTGTACGACAATAAATATTACAAAAATTTGGGTTCTGTTATCAAAAACGCCAAGCGCAAGAAGCATCTTGTCGAACATGAGGAAGAGGAAAAGCACTGGGATCCCCTGGATAATTACATGGTCGCCGAAGATCCCTTTTTAGGACCGGGAAAAAACCAAAAATTGACTCTTTTTAAAGAAATTCGCATTGTGAAACCCGATACTATGAAGCTGATTGTCAACTGGAGCGGCAAAGAGTTTCTGCGTGAAACTTGGACCCGTTTTGTTGAGGACAGCTTCCCCATTGTAAACGACCAAGAGGTGATGGACGTGTTCCTCGTTGTCAACCTAAGACCCACACGACCCAACAGATGCTATAAATTCCTCGCTCAGCACGCTCTTCGATGGGATTGCGATTACGTGCCCCACGAAGTGATCAGAATCGTGGAGCCTTCTTACGTGGGCATGAACAACGAGTACAGAATTAGTCTTGCCAAAAAGGGCGGCGGTTGCCCAATTATGAACATCCACAGCGAGTACACCAACTCGTTTGAAACGTTTGTTAACCGCGTAATATGGGAAAACTTTTACAAACCCATCGTTTACATCGGCACGGACTCTGGTGAAGAAGAGGAAATCCTAATTGAGGTTTCTCTTGTTTTCAAAGTAAAGGAGTTTGCTCCAGACGCGCCTCTTTTCACTGGTCCGGCATATTAAGCGCTAGATTGTGTACGTTGTTGATTTATAGACAATTGTTGTACATATTTTAATAGTTCATTAAATTTATAATCTTTAGGGTGGTATGTTAGAGCGAAAATCAAATGATTTTCAGCATCTTTATATCTGAATTTAAATATTAAATCCTCAATGGATTTGTAAAATAGGTTTCGATCAGTTTCAAACAAAGGTTGCTTCTCCGAATCGGTGACTGGATTATCTAACGGATTTTCGCTCAACGACACAATGCTTGCCAAATCTTGTAGCAGTAATCTGGCTTTGTCGATATTCATTTGTGTTTTGTCTTGTAATAAAGCTTCGACGTCGTTCAAAACGTTATGCGCTTTTGTATTTCTTTCATCGTAATCGTTTGTGTATAGTTGACTCGACGTAAATACGTTAAACAGCGTCTGGATATATTTAATGTCGGGCGAGTAAGCTTTATTGGACCGCCCATCGTCCCAATCCTCGTCATTGGAAGTTGCTTCCGAAGACGATTTTGCCATAGCCACACGACGCCTATTAATTGTGTCGGCTAACACGTTAGCAATCAAATTTGTAGTCGAGCTTTTTGGAATTACGTCCGACTGCGGACGTTTTTGAGAGGGTTTTAATCTAACTGTTCCCGATTTTAATTCTGACAACACGTCAGAAATCGATGGCGCAGGTTGCGGTAACGGTTGAGCTGGCGGTAGTTGAGCCGGTGGTGGTGCCGATGATAAATCTATCATAGGTGGAGGCGCCGGCGGAGTTAGGCCTGGCGGTGGAGGCGGAGGCGGTGGCGGAGGCGGCGTAAAGAGGGGCTTAGGTTCAAACAAATCTTTGGTCAAGTTAGCCGTCAATTCGGGTACTGTGCCTGGTACCGTTTTTGATTTGATCGGTTTGAGACGAGTGCGATTTTTTTCGTTTCTAATAGCTTCTAACAATTCTTGTCGGATGTCTAAAGTCGGTTTAGGTTCGGTGGTCGACATTGGTGGAGCTGGTGGCAATTCAGACATAGAAAGTGGCGGCTGCAATGGAGGCGGCGGCGGCGGTGGTGGAGGAGGAGGCGCTGGAATGTTAGACATTGAAGGCAGCGGCGGCGGCGGTATCGCCGCTGGTTCTGCCACCGCAGGCGCCGCTGGCTGCAACACAACGGAAGGTCGTCTGCTTCGAGGCAGCGCTTGGGGCGGTGGCGGTGGTGGCGGAGTTTCGATATTATAATTGGAATACAAATCGTAAAAATCTGCTATAAGCATTGCAATTTCATTATCGTTTACAGTGCCGACATTTAACAATCGTTCAATGTAAGCAATAGTATCATAAAGGGATTGTCTCAAGCTTGCATCTCGCACGCCGATAACAAGCCTTTTCATTTTTATCACAGTATTGTAGTGGCGAGACACTTTACTGTCGTCGATATACATGTACGCTTTGTTTTCAAAAACGTCGTTGGCTAACTTTAAAATATTCAAAAGAACATCTCTATTGAGCAATATTGTTTTGTCGTAGATGCTGTTTTTGATAATTTGTGCTTCCGCAGTATCGACACATTCAAAAAATTGACCCGCATCAATTTTGTTGTTTCTGTTATTAAATAAATAAGATTGTACGGATTCATATCTACGATTTGCCATGACCGTCAACGCGTTTCAAACGTTGGCACAATTTTACGAAAACTGCAAAAATGTTGAAACTCGCTATAAAATAATCAATGGTCGTTTTGGCAAGATATCTATTTTATCGCACAAGCCCACTAGCAAATTGTATTTGCAGAAAACAATTTCGGCACACAACTTTAATGCCGACGAAATAAAAGTTCATCAGTTAATGGGCGACCATCCAAATTTTATCCAAATCTATTTTAATTACGGATCCATCAACAGCCAAGTGATTGTGATGGACTACATAGACTGTCCCGATTTGTTTGAAACGCTACACATAAAAGGAAAACTTTCTCATCAACTCGTTAGCAATATAATTAGACAACTGTGTGAAGCGCTCAACGATTTACACAAGCACAATTTCGTACACAACGACATAAAACTCGAAAATGTCTTATATTTCGAAGCACTTGATCGCGTATACGTTTGCGATTACGGATTGTGCAAACATGAAAACACACCAAGCGTGCACGATGGCACATTGGAGTATTTTAGTCCGGAAAAAATTCGACGCCACAACTATGCACGTTCGTTTGACTGGTACGCCGTCGGCGTGTTGACCTACAAGCTGCTAACCGGCGGCCGGCATCCATTTGAAAAAAGCGAAGATGAAATGTTGGATTTAAATAGCATGAAGCGTCGTCAGCAATATAACGACATTAGCGTTTTAAACCACGTTCGTAACGTTAACGCTCGTGACTTTGTCTACTGCCTAACGAAATATAACATAGATTGTAGACTCACCAATTACAAACAAATTATAAAACATACATTTTTGTCATGAAAATGGGTGATAATGAAATAAAATATAAATTTGTATATTACTTTTTAATAAACGATTCAAATATATTATAAAAACAATCTATATCTATCTCTTCACAATCCATAACACACAACAAATCCATCAATGCGTTTTTGTCTTTATCCGATACACAATGTGCATGTAACAAATCAAATACATTTTTTAAATTTTCATAAACATCTTTACATTGTCTACCAAAATTTTTAATAACTTTATAACAAGGAAAGGATTTCTCTTCTTGCGTAGTTTTACCGCGCAAATATTGAAATAAAATGTGCATGCACGATAACTTGTGTTTACTAAAATGCTCTTTGCCTATGCCGCAAAATCTGCCATATATTTCGGCGATTACACGAGGACAATTGAACGATTCTAAATCGTCATGATCACCTTTGCTATCGCGCAAGGATTTTTTTACAGTCTCCGACAAACGAGGTAATAATTCGGCGGGCACGCTTCGATACATTATTCGATGCATGTAGGTTACCACACAAAATTTATTGTACCACCATCCGACGGTGCTGTTGTGAGGGTTGAACACGTTGGCGAGACGCAACAGTTTACCGTTTCTCATGAAATATTCGAAGCGGCCCAAAATAATTTGCAGACAATTTAACGTGTCTTGAGAAATTTCTCGTTCAAAATCGTTCAAAGAAAATATCTGGCGTCCATTTTGAACGCGCACATCGACGGGAACCGCTGCATCGATTTGCTCCAACACTTCACAAACACTGTAATCGATACCCATCGTTTCGTTGGTGCTAAACCAACGAGAGAGACTTTCAATGGAATCTCGCGCGTCTATCATCTTGAGCGCTTCGTCAAAGGTGCAATTGCCGCTTTTCAAACGCCGCATAGCGGTCATGTCTCTCTCTATGCACGACGCGCCGTCTATGTACGATTCTGATAGATATTCTTGAACAATGCGATAATGGAGATACGTCTCGCCGTACACATCGTGCACCGCATTGTATTTGGCATAATAATTGTAAATTATTAACTTTGCAGCGAGAGACATGTTGTCAGTAAAGCGATGCTAGGCTCAATAATGCTGTTGTTGAACATTAGTGATATTTATATGAGGAAAGCTGTTATCTTTGTGACCTGCCACGTACAAAAGTTGATCGATGTTTACAAAATAAAACCAATAATCATTATACACGTTTTTATTTTATAATACTTCTTGTATAACCTCTCTAACTACATTAGGGGTACAATCTACGTCAATTACACGTTTGGCTATTTTTCTAATTTTGTAATTTTTATCGTAAAGCTTTTCGTTAATACATTGAATCGCCATCAAAGGATTCGGGTGCACACCGTCATACAACACTTCCATATCGTCTTCAAAGCGCATTTTTCGCTTGCGAAAATGCCGCTCTTGGCCCAAAACAAAAGCAAGTTTTATGTGATCATTGATCCGTTCCGAAAACACGGCCAAATGCTGGTGTTTGGTAATATCACGCGGAAACGTCACCCTGCCATAGTTGTTCTCCGACGCCACGACGGCGGTTTCGACCGATTGCAGCGTGTTAAGTTTGGCGTCGAGTTCGTGCAAACGTGATTCAAACTGCTCAAACCTGTTTCCCACCTCGTTCTTGAAAGTCTCGTGGGTGACCATAAAATTTTCGCTGTTTGTATTCAATTTCTTTACATGTTTTAAAACAGATTCGATCTTATCGCGTAAATCGTCACGTTCGCCTTCCGTTTGAATGTGCAACAACGCGGCGCTTTTGTTGGCAAAATTTAACCGCATCAAAATTTCCAGCAGCCCTTGCTTGGTCGCAAACAATGCGCCTAACGAGCTGATATCACGCTTAGATTTTGGTACGTGTAGAACAATTTCGTTTAAATGATGAACCTGATCATCATCCCAATTGCAATCAAGTATGTCGTCGTGTGCAATTTCAAGACCTTTGCAAAAATCTATTACATTATAATGTTTTGTGTTGGAGTCACTGTGCACGTATTTGTACTTGAAACTATGCGTGTTGCATTTGAACGAGTCCCATTTTACGATGTGCGACCATTGATGGGCGTTTACGTGATATTTTTTGTAGTCATCTGAGTTGAACCGGCTATCGACGATGCTGTCGTAACTGTCGCCGGACCGCATCCACCAGTTCCATAACCAGGATAACATTGCTTCAGCTTGTCTAACAATTCCTTTGTTATACAACGAGAAAATTTTGCTCCCTTATAATTGTAACTGTACGGTGCGCGTATTTGCTTGTTAGCGTTGCAAAAAATATCCCTGTCTACGTCTGGCCAATATTGCAACGTTAACGCGTCCAAGTTAGATTCTTGCGTTTGCGTAACGTACAAACGTACTGCCTCTTTCACGCAATACGCAAAACTGCCCGGGTAAATGTACTCGCTGTCCAATTTTGCAGGTTTCTCGAAAGCCTTGAACCGATGCACGCGAACATTTTGGGCGGACGTAATTTTAAACTTGTCGGTGAATTTCAACCACAAATGAAATCCACGGTTACCGGTGTACATGACTCTGGACACGTTCTCTTCTGTGTAAAACAGCAAGAACGCTGTGGCGCCAATGTAAATTTTCAACATCAAGTCATGCTCGTCAATATAATTTTTGTAATCAGCGTCTACGACCCATTCCCTGCCGCCTCCATCTTCCAACGGTTTAACGTGCACGTCTGATACTTTGTTTTGCACGATAAAACTGTACAATTGTGCGGCGCTATCAAAATATTTGCCGGCGTGAATCCAGCGCGCGTTGATCGTCATGAACGCATACTTGCGACTGTCGTTGTACGCGATCGCGTCCCACATCATTTCGACGCGCTTTTGCGTATAGTTGCACGGTAGCATGTTTTTTTTGACTATAAAAGGTCGCCGTTTTAATTTATTGTTATAAACTCAAAATGATTGTTCTTCACTGCTGGCTTGTACTGTTGTGTACATTTAATACTGTAAACACGGCTAATATATTAGCCGTGTTTCCTATGCCAGCTTACAGCCACCACATAGTATACAGAGTGTATATCGAAGCTCTGGCTGAACAATGTCACAACGTTACGGTCATTAAGCCCAAATTGTTTGCGTATTCAAACAAAACTTATTGTGGCAATATCACGGAAATCGATGCCGACATGTCCGTCGAGTACTACAAGAAATTGGTGTCAAATTCGGCAATGTTTAGAAAACGCGGCGTGGTGTCCGACACAAACACTGTGACCGCCGCTAATTACGTGCACTTGATTGAAATGTTCAAAGACCAGTTTGATAATATCAAAGTGCGCAATTTTATTACCAACAACCAAACATTCGACTTGGTTGTGGTGGAAGCGTTTGCCGACTATGCGCTGGTGTTTGGTCACTTGTACGATCCGGCGCCTGTAATCCAAATCGCGCCTGGTTATGGTTTGGCGGAGAACTTTGACACGATCGGAGCCGTGGCGCGACATCCCATCCATCATCCTAACATTTGGCGTGACAATTTTGACGCCACAGAGGAGAACACGATGACGGAAATTCGATTGTATAAAGAATTCAAAATTTTAACCAACTTGTCCAACTCGTTGCTCAAACAACAGTTTGGACCGAATACTCCGACAATTGAAGAATTACGCAATAAAGTACAGCTGCTCTTGCTAAACCTGCATCCCATATTTGACAACAACCGACCCGTGCCTCCCAGCGTGCAATATCTCGGAGGAGGCATTCATCTTACAAATAACGCGTTGATTACTTCGACCATCAGCACTCGTATAAACAAATCAAAGAGAAAAATAGTCTACGTAAGTTTTGGATCGAGCATTGATACCAAATCGTTTGCTAACGAGTTTCTTGACATGTTAATTGACACGTTCAAAAGATTGAAAAACTTAACTATATTATGGAAGATTGATGACGAGGTAGTGAAAAATGTCACGTTGCCCGCCAACGTAATCACTCAAAGTTGGTTCAATCAACGCGCCGTGTTAAATCACGGGAAAACGGCCGTATTTATTACGCAAGGCGGTTTACAATCGAGCGACGAGGCCTTAGAAGCCCGGGTGCCCATGGTGTGTCTGCCCATGATGGGTGACCAGTTTTATCACGCACACCAGTTACAGAAACTCGGCGTGGCCCGCGCCTTGGACACTGTTACAGTTTCCAGCGATCAACTGCTAATGGCATTAAACGACGTGTTGTTTAACGCGCCCGTCTACAAAAAACGCATAAACGAGTTGAATGCGGTCATCAATCATGATAAATTAATATTTCCGCCTCTAGATAAAGCCATTAAATTCACAGAACGAGTAATTCGATATAGAAATGACATCAGTCGTCAATTGTATTCATTAAAAACGACAGCTGCCAATGTACCCTACTCAAATTATTATATGTACAAATATATGGTTTCTATTGTAATTAATCATTTAACACACTGAATAAATGCTATTCGTCATTATTTACCTGGTTTTTTGACTGCGCACTTCAGCCTTTATAAACGCTCACCGATCAGAGCGGATCATTGTTGTGTTAGAACGTTCAAAGGCGAAACATCAAAATGGAGTCTGTAAGCTCGCGTTTGTGTGTTATTAGCAATAAATTTACTCTGCCTGTGGGTTCTGTGAGAACACACACCGTCACCACAAACACCATCGCCGCCAACGTAAATCGTCAAGAGAATCGTCAAAAAATATGTCATATGATATCGTCGTTGCATAATATACATTTTAATTTCAATAAGATACAGTTTGTACATAAAAAGAAACTGAGGTATTTGCAAAATTTGCTAAGAAAAAAGAACGAAACTATTGCCGGGTTGGCCAAAAAACTTGAAAGTGCTCAGAAGAAAACGACACACAAACCGACTCATTGGAAATACTTTGGAGTGGTAAGATGTAAAAACACAATTCGCACGATTATTGGCAACGAAAAGTTTGTAAGGAGACGTTTGGTCGAGCTGTGCACACTGTTCAAGGCGGAGTATGTGTTTTGCCAAGCACGCGCCGATGGAGATAAAGACCGACAAACGCTGGCAAATTTGATGACGGCAACATTCGGTTCTCGAGTCATAGTCTACGAAAACAATCGGCGGTTCGAGTTTAATGATCCGGAAGAAATTGCTAGTGCCAAACGTTTAATTATTAAACATTTGCAAAATGAATCTCAAAGTCACATTAACGCCTATTAATTTAAATGGCGAGGAAGAGTCGAATAGCGTTGAACATATAACCTTAACGCCAAGCGTTGAACATATAACCTTGATGCCGCGTAATATCATTGATACTGAAATTTGTTTAAATGTTAAATGCCGTTCTCCTTTTGCAAAGTTCAAAGTATCAATTGTTATAGATAGCTTTGATAGCGCTTATATTCAGGCAACTTTTTGTAACATTAAAGAAAGTGTGACAATTGTTAACAAATCCAACGAAAAGCGTGTAATGTTTGACGGGTTTGTAAGGCCTGACGACGAAGGTATAACATTGCCGCATATCATCGGACCGTCCATCGACAGTATTGTTGCCGGCCGCAAAGTGAAGGACGTGGTGAATTCAATTCAAAACCAACAGACATTGTTAAAAGTATTTATTAACGAGGCTAATATGTATAACAAGTGGCTTAAAAAATTAATTTGTAATAACAATGATGAATCTGTTTTAGTAAATAATGTATTAAAATTTATAAAAGTTGATAATAATTATGTTAATATTAATAAAAAAAATAATGTTACTAAATGGGTTCCTGCGTTAAATTATTGTACGGGTAGACAGCTATTAACAATTTTATTTGTTTTTAAATTTAAATAAATGTGTTGTTTAAAATGTTGCGCTTTATTTTGTTAACTTTAATATAACGAAAAGATACATGACATAAAACGCTTCCAGTTTTGGTCACACAAACTTTTGTGTGGATAGTTCACGTAATGAGTCAAATAATCGGGCAATTGTCCACTAAACGTGTCCGTGGTCAAGTAGACGTGCATCAGTTTACGACAACCCAAAGCCGGACCGTTTATGTCAAGCACTTTTCTTACAAAATTGGTTATGGTTTCGTTTTGTTTCTTGTACAAACACATGTCGGTGTGATCGTTGACGCACGAGTTGTAAAATTCCGCAGGCAAGTTGGCAAACAAGCATTTGAGATGCTTGAGTCGACGTTCAATTTTATAATCGAACTTGTTGGTGAAAATGTCTTTTAGCAAACACATTAATTGGTCGTTCAAAACTCGCTGCAACGACAACACCAACACTTGATATCGGTTTCCGAAAAGCGAAAATTTTTTAATGCAGCGGTCCGTGTTAAAGGGTCGTTTCATAATGCGCACGTTGACAAAAAACACGTTGAAAGATACCGTAGCTCTAGTTACGGCGTTGCTGATCTCATCGACGCCATCCGCGCATGTTATGTCAACTTGTAGCGCAAATCTAACCAAATCAAACTCATCATTGTATTGTGTTTTTATGCATTTTATATATCGATTTAAGTGCAAGTTAATTTGGCCGTTTAATTTGTAGGCACCGTTTTGATAGCATTTCAGCACCACCAATGGATCGGCCATGTGAACTTGACGCGTTAGTACGTCTAATTCGTCGTAATGTCGGTCGACGCAATTTTGTAAATTAATTTGCAAGTCACAAAACGCTTTTGGGCACAGGCCGTAATAATCAAAATCTAAGCATTTCAATGCGCTTTTGTCGTCGTCAATGTGACACGTTACGGCCGCGCCTCCAGTTAACACAAATAAACCGGCGTCGTTTTCGCAAACTACAACTTCAAAACATTCTTTGATGAACGACAGCTTTGCTCTAGCAACAATTTTATCTCGCAGACGATCCTCAATATCTTTTGTCGTAATATAAGGTAGCACGCCAAGATTTAGTTGATTCAACAAACGTTCCATGATGAATAGCGGCGACGCAACACGACTATACCGTTCAAATGCGCACACAAAACAAACTCTTGCAACTTTATTTGCCAATTGCAATCACAATAAGTTCTACGAGTACACTATCTCGTTTGTAAGCACACTGCTCTTTAAAAATAATTTAAATCTAATGGGCGCGTGCAATTTGATAAACTCGTTAATCTGCTTTGAACTCAACATGTTTGGTAAAAGTTTATTGCTAAATGGGTTGGTAAATTTCTGCATTGTTAACAGCGACGGGATTACAATTCAACATAAAATGCTAACCAACGTGTTAAGTTTTTTATTGGAAAAATACTATTAATTACATTTACATGATACTTAAATTTTAATACTGTTGTTATCAATACTACGGACATTATATTAATCAAGCAAGAGTTTTTTCTCTTTAAATTTACGATTCAACTCATCGCTAAAAGACATAGGCGTTGGGGACAATTTACGCTGCAACCCCACACTAACAGGTTGAATGGGAACAGGTGGAACTGCGGGGACGGTCGGAATGGGAATCCTTACGGGCTTAATGGGAGACGGTTTTTTGTGGAACAGCTTAAATGAAAGCATTGGCGTGCGATGATTAAACACGCACGCGTCCGGTGAAATACACGAAACTTTTTGAGGCACGCTGTACACCACCGGATCAGGTTCGTTATTGCCGAAATAGAACTCGTTGTCCAACGGCGGTGAAGACGTCGGTGATTGAGGGGTTGCAATAAAAGATGAAAGTGTTTCTGAAACCGTAGACGACGACGGAGACAACGATGGAGGAGGCGGTGGCGGGGACGGCGTTACTACGACCGCGCTGCTCCTGCTGCTATTTCTGCCTTCGGATACAATTTTCAGCAGTCTAGAGTTACTCTCTTGTTCTTCGTCTCGACAATAGTCGATGTCACAAAAATGTGCCCTTTCGGCTTCAGCGCGTTCTTTCGTGCGTATGTTGCGACGCATTTCTATCGATTGCACGTACAAATTCCAGCATTGCATGGCCAATATCGCAAGCACGCCCGTTATAATTATTGGATAATTTTGATTAAACATGGTGGGCTCATGATCGCTCACAATCATTCGGCACATGATGCATTTCTTGTAAATGTTCACATATATACAGTTTTGGTTTAAATTTTCGTTTTTTGTATAATCAATTTTTATATACACGATAGAGTCCCAGCATACTGAATCTAAATCGTAGTGACGATATAAAACATCTAACGCCGGTAAATGACCGTTTTTAAACACATAGATTTGAAACGCCGCAAACGACATCCAAAATAGCCCAGTTATCGCGTTCACCATAATACACGCGATGTCAATGTAAACATTTTCAAATTCATTTGTGTTTGAAGAATTGCGGAGATTTTTTTTCCACACAACTATTTTTCGTATAAAGTAAAAGATGTAAAACAGTGTCCACATGCCGAATGTTAACATTATCGGTATAGATAAATTAATAACCGATGGTTTTCCTTCAATCTCCATCAAAAATGCGTATTTGCTGTCTATGACTCCCATTGTAGATAATAAAAATGCTAGCAAGTTTGAGGCATGAAGCCCAATTTGTAAAACTGTAGTGATTTTATTTAACATATTGAACAACTAAGTACTGACAATATGTATCGAGTACTGATCGCGCTTTTCCTGTTCGTGTTTATTTATATAGTGTACCGGCCCTTCTATCAAGCATATTTACATATCGGACATGCCCAACAGGATTACAATGACACATTGGACAATAGGATGGATTATATTGAATCCGTAATGCGCAGAAGGCACTATGTGCCTATCGAAGCGTTGCCCGCAATCAGATTTGATACTAATCTCGGCACGTTAGCCGGAGACACGATTAAATGCATGTCAATGCCTTTGTTTGTTAGTGACATCGACTTGCCTATGTTCGATTGCAGTCAAGTATGTGATAATCCATCTGCTGCGTATTTCTTTGTCAACGAAACGGATATGTTTGTGGTCAACGGCCACAGACTCACGGTGGGCGGATACTGCTCCACAAATAGCCTGCCCCGCAACTGTAATCGCGAAACGAGCGTTATTTTGATGAGTCTCAATCAGTGGACGTGTATAGCCGAGGATCCGCGTTACTACGCGGGAACTGATAACATGACACAACTCGCCGGCAGACAGCACTTTGACCGTATCATGCCCGGACAGAGCGATAGGAACGTCCTGTTTGACCGATTACTCGGCCGAGAGGTGAACGTGACCACTAACACATTTAGGCGCAGCTGGGACGAATTGCTAGATGACGGCGATAGACGGTTTGAAATGCGCTGCAACGCCCGAGATAACAACAATAATCCCATGTTTGTTAATCCACTCAATCCCCTAGAATGTCTTCCTAACGTATGCACCAACGTGAGCAACGTTCACACCAGTGTGAGACCCGTATTTGAAACGGGAGAATGTGATTGTGGCGATGAAGCGGTCACACGTGTTACTCACATTGTGCCGGGGGACAAAACCTCTATGTGCGCCAGTATTATAGATGGACTAGATAAAAATACGGCATCGTATAGGTATAGAGTAGATTGCGTCAATCTGTACAGCTCTATTCTAAACTTTTCCAATAACAAATTGTTATGTCCTAGTGACAATTTCGACAGTAACACCGACGCAGCTTTTGCCTTTGAAGTGCCCGGCTCCTACCCTCTATCACGCAACGGTCTCAACGAGCCAACTTATCGTTTTTACCTTGACACCAGATCTCGAGTTAATTACAATGACGTTAGAGGCGAGCTGTCTTAATTGGCACCATAAACAATAAGTATTACGTCAGAAGTTAGTATATAAGTCGTACAAGTTGGCTTGCAGATTCAGTCAATATCAGGCTTTTACAATGGGCGGTATAAAGTTGATAGCAACGTACGCGATAATTTTATCGACAACGAGTTTAGTCGTCGGACGCGATCGTATCACGTTTACGCCGTTAGAAGATAGCTCAGGCCTCTTGTTTGAACGCATGTACGGTCTGCGACATTATACAAACGATAGATTTGTATTTGTGAAAAAATTCGATTTTTATCCGGTGCTGCAGGAGCTCAATAATATCAAATCTAAAATTGAACTATATGCATCGCGATTTTTAACTTGCAAAATCGCAATAAAACAAAACAGATCGAGCATAATAAAAGCCCGTATCGAAAATCGGTTGCAGTTTTTGACGCAGCTGAACAAGGATCTCGTCAGATACTCTGTGGAGGAAAGCTACAACGACGTACTAGAAAACATCAATTTGGAATATGGTGACAGCGCTGAGTTTGAAGTTTATGATGATTACGAACATCTCTCGCATTGGAGCAACATGACTGTATCTGACGCGCAAGCTCTACTCCAAAATCCACCTAAAGACAGAGTGATGTTTTTAAAAACAATCTCTGCCAAAAACACGAACATTAGCGAATATATTAACAGTACCATTGAATGCACGGATTTAGCCAACATAATGAATGTGTTCAACGAAAAATTGAACGATGCGTCCGCTTTGGCCAAGATGCTAAAACGAATAATGAAACAAACGCATAAGAACAAACTCGATATCTCCAACACTGTTTTAGACGACGGCATGCTGTTAACGGAAATGAAAAAATTAGTGCAAACTTTACACAATCATAATCGCGCGTGGGTTGTGGATTTTAACAAAACCATGAACGATAGTTTCGATTTATCGCAAGCGTATAAATTGCATTTGTATCTTGATTTAAACACTGTCATCATGTTTATTACCATGCCATTACTAAAAGCCACCTCCGTTTCGTTTAATTTGTATCGTGTTACGACAGTGCCATTTTGCAGAGGAAGAATGTGTCTGCTAATTGTTTCTGACAATGAATATTTTGGAATTTCAGACAGTAAAAACTATTACGTACCCGTATCAGACAACTTTAAACAAGATTGCAAAAAGTTTACGGGATATGATGAGTTTCTGTGTCCGGAAACCGAGTTAATTGCCACTATGAATGCGAAAGTGTGCGAGATTGAAATGTTCATGGGCCGATATAGCGGTGATGTAATCAACATCTGTGACATCAGGGTGGCCAATTATAATCCAAAAAAAGCTTATGTTAACACTATAATGAATAATATGAAATGGTTATACATTTTTCCAAACTCTACCACCTTAGTCGTTCATTGTAACGATGCTTCTAAATTTGAAATGACCGTTCAGCCTGGAGTGGGTGTTATGTTATCCACTATGTCTCAAACGTGTGCGATTCGAATAACGCATGATGGTGTGACCGTCACTGTAGATTCGAGATTATATGTCGGCTATTCAACTACATTTTGGCCCAAAAAAATATTTAATTTTAACAATTACATCGATCCGTTTTTGCTCGAAAAGGCAAATACCAATTTTTTACCGACTATTGACGATTTTAATCGGTCTGTTTTATTGCAACTTTCTAACAAATTTCGCATTAAGGACTACACCTCGCCGCCGCCCCAACATTTTTTCCGTCCATCTAAAATTTACACCATCGACGAAACGTCCGATGAAAAAGACGACAACATCAACATCATCGTGATAATGATCGCCATTGTCGCCGCACTTCTTTTATTATGCGGACTAATGATATTTTTGTTTTGCTGTATAAAAAAACGCTGTCGTCAATCAAACAATATAATTGTACATTATAAAAACAACAATGATTTTGTTAAAGTTGAACAGCCGCGTGTGCCACAACCATTACCATTGTATCCTTCTTTACTTGAATTTAACGATTATGAACCTGTTGTGTATCCCATGATTATTGAAAAAATAAAATAATTGTATTTTGATAAATGTTTATGTTTTATTTATCTATTAAATATTCTAGTGCACATAAATGCTTAATAGCAGTCAGTTTTAATTTTACCAATTCGTCTAAACTATACTGTTTTTCATCCATTTGACATATGGCGTTTATAAAAAGTTCGCTATGTTTAATAAACGAATCGTAAACCGAAGGCCGAACCTTGAGCACGATCGGCGCATTGTATTTTTGAGTAAAGTATGTAATATTTTTAGTCAATAAATCTTCTTCATTTATATCCAAGTCGGAACAATCGTTTACAAAATTTAGCTTTTCGCTTTCGGGCGCGTCCAGATATTGACTGACGAGTTCGAGCTGCTCGACTTGGCCTCTGATATCGGCCGCTATGCACAACATTTTGTCAATCGCATTTTCATTGTTTTTTGCATAATAATTTTTAACCTTTTTATTTTGCAATTTAATTAAATTATTCAAACTTGCTTGATTTTTTTTACAAAAGGCAGTTAATATGCAAGACATTTTGACTTATAATAAATAATAAAAACAAAAATTTGATTAATTATTTATTTATTCTTCAATAATAACAAAAATTTTATTATTTATTCTTCAATAATAACAAAAATTCCAGGCTTAAAAGCTAACGAATAGGGCTTTTCTGTAATCTTTTTATTATTCATGTCCGTCATTTGCATTTCTTTTCCATACTTGACACCGTCAATGGTGCCCATCATAAACATTTTAATCTCCTCCGAAGGTCCGTCTATTTTGTCCATTTCAAACAGTTTATCAAAACCTTCAGTGCTCATTCTCTGCACATCGAGAGGAGCGTTTTTAATTCTTCCCGTGGCGTATATCGAACCGTTGTTGTCACGGTTAATAATGTAAAAGCGTCGAATAAGCATTTCTCGCTCGCTGGTTTTATTTTTATCCGGCAAATGAATGCACACGTTCGGTTCCATTTTCAAAGAAAAATCGCTTTGCAAATGTTTTTGCAAAATGTTACCAAATATATTGTTGTGTTTATGAATGTCTCCGTATTGGATGCTAAAAAACTGACCAAAGTTGCTCTTAGCACGTTTTATGGTGCCAAAGTCGGAAAACCAAAATCCACAAGGTTTACCCTGCACTCTCGGACCAATGGTGTACGTAGTCTTGCCGTTGGCCGGCTCCAACACAACGATATTTTTATCGGGCTCGGGATACAGCTTGTCTTCCCATTCGTGCAAACTGTTCAAATTAGAAAGTCGACAAAATTCATTTTTCAAAAATCTACCTTCGAAACAGCTGCAGTTCATTATTGAAAAATTGCCTCTTTTCACATTAATCGCCATCTGCTCCTGCCACAACATTTTGGTTAACTCTTGCGGCTCCAATTGAACGGACAACGGCGTAAAATAGCACATTACGCCCGTTTCATCGTGTTTCACGTTAAAAGCGGCGCCGCCGCCGTTGTACGGTACTAGCTGTTGATCTTCTTCCGATTTTTCCCGCTTCGGCTGGTTGTCATCGCCACTTTCAATCTTGCGTTTAGTTGCCATGCTACCTACGTGCGCTGTATGCTGTGGTTCAAGTCTAATTGAAGCGTTTTACAAAATATAAGATATATATTAAATATGGACGAATCCGTTGCCAGCATGTGCGTCAACAACGCGTTGGAATACACAGCCGACGATCTATTAAAAAATATTCCTTTTAGTCATTCCAAATGTGCACCGTTCAAACTACACAATTACACCGTTTTGAAACGGTTGAGCAACGGGTTTATTGACAAGTCTGTAGAACCGTGCTCAATTGGTGAGTTGCAAAAGTTTAATTTTAAGATAGATCGGCTAACCAACTACATATCAAACATTTTCGAATACGAGTTTGTAGTTTTAGAACACGACTTGTCCACGGTGCACGTCGTTAATACAGAAACAAAAACCAAATTGGGTCATTTAAACGTGTCGCTGAACCAAAACGACGCAAACGTGCTCACGTTGACCGCAACTTTAACAAGTTAAAATGAGCGATGACATACCTTCGTTTTATCTAATCGGTGAGGATAACATTGCCGAGCACGTGTTTGACATGTTAATAGAAAGACATAGTTCATTTGAAAATTATCCTATTAAAAATGCATCGTTCATCAACAGCTTGATCGTTAACGGGTTTAAATACAATCAAGTTGAAGATCACGTCGTGTGCGAGTATTGTGAAGCGGAAATTAAAAATTGGTCTGTAGACGAATGTATCGAATATGCTCACGTAACCTTGTCGCCGTATTGCGCGTATGCCAACAAGATTTCCGAGCGTGAATCATTTAGAGACGATCAACGGACAATCAACGCTATATTAGTAAAAGAGGGCAAACCCAAGTGTGTGTACAAATGCATGTCCAATTTACAGTCACGCCAGAACACGTTCGCCGACTTTTGGCCCGCAACATTGCGTAACATGATTACTAGCATTGCTGAAGCGGGATTATTTTACACCGGCCGCGGAGACGAAACCGTGTGTTTCTTTTGCGATTGTTGCGTGCGTAATTGGCAGCACGACGACGAACCGTGGCGACGCCATGCCGCAGAGAATCCGCAATGTTTTTTTGTTGTATCCGTAAAAGGAAAGGACTACATTGATGAACATAATAATAAACGTGATACAAATCAACTAAAACTCGACAATGAACATGACAATGTTAACGAAACGGAAAAAGGAATGGAGTGTACAATTTGTTTAGAGCGTCAACGTGATGCAGTGCTTTTGCCATGTCGACACTTTTCAATTTGCATTCATTGCTACTTTAGTTTAGACAAAAAGTGCCCGTCCTGCCGACAAGACGTGACCGACTTTATTAAAGTGTTTGTCGCATAAATAATAATGGTTTATCTCGTATTTTACAATGGTTTCAACGTTGAAAAGAAATTTTCAAAAGAATATTTGAATCATATATATTATGATCAAATCGCGCATTCGATACAGAGGAAGATAATTCCGGACCTGAAAAATAACGTGGATTGGGAGCGAAGCAGTCGCAAACAATTGCATGTCCTTAACAGGGACGTGTACAAAAGGTTGTTAAAATGCGACGGAAGATATTATTGGCCGAACGGTTACCGCTTTTTGTGTAGGCCATACAAAACGAGGCGTCAAGCGTATCACGAACATGAAAGATTGGCTAATCATACCAACAGCATCCGAGAGAAGAAATATCAACGTATAAGATCACCTTCATCTGTGGACACTGTGAAATATCCTTCTTCTTCCACGCCAATTCCAGACAGTTGGTACAACAACAACAACAACGACGACGACGACGAATTGGAACAATACGGTCGTTTGAACGGTTATCATCGGGAAAAAGAAGTACTGGAAGATGGCGAAATTTTTGAAAACTAAATTTTATTGTCTTTAATGAATATTAAATAAAAATACCATTTATTTAATTATTTTTTATTTTTTAAAACACTGTACAATTAAGATTAGACATCTTTAAAAATTTTTTAGACCAAAATCGAGAAATCTTCGCCGCAACTCTTGCAATTGCATTTCCAAATTTTGTAATTCTCGATCATCTTTAGTGATACTTTTTAATCGTTCCAAATGATGCGATTTAATAGTAATTTCTTGCTTTCGTCTATTTATCTCGCTTAGCTGGAATTTCAAATCTCTTGTCTTATCCGCCTGAGAGTACATCTTGAATAAATGAGATGAAAACGTCTTCACATATTTATCTGTGTGGCTATTATTTGTTTGTACACATCTTCCACAAAATGGTTATTTTTATTGCGATAAATGTTAATGTTGACATTTTGCAAATGTCGTAGGTTAAAGGGGCAAATGGGCTGCGTGGCCGATAAAAGTTTCCAATTTAACAATTCCTCTTCGCCCCCGTTCAGTTTGAAAATGGCGCTACACGTTTCTGTGATATCGTGTTCCTGTTGAGTAGCGCACGGTTCGACCAGTATCATTTTGTGATATGCAGTTTTGACGCTCATGTGCAACGGAATGATTTGCGGATCGTCGCAGTCGTCGGAATTGAGCTTTAAATGGCATCCATATGCTTTCCAAAGAGTTTCGTCGTCGATCCGACCTATTGATTGCAAATCGATGCGGGGAAATTGCGCTCTGTACAAAACGCCTAAATTTAAAAATTGATTGCACTGTTGCAGCTCTGTCCAATCGATTCGATTTTTGTAATTTTGAAACAGCATTAAGTTGAACGCTGCGCTGGCTCGGACGTTCGTAATCACTGTGTAATTGATCAACTTGTTCCAATATTGGGCATTGAAATTTTCTTCAAATCCATTTCTAAACTCTGAATTCACAAACATGTGTTTGATGTAGTATGCGGGCGGAGAGTTGAACGCGGTCCATTTGTCAATACATTTCCAATCTGAATGTAACGTGTTCGCCAAACCGGGATATTCGTCAAACACGAGCATGTGATCTGACCACACTATGTTGTCGGCAATCGCTTTCAATTCTTGCACGCGGCCTTCGCGCAAGCAATACAAAATGAGTGCGTCGCTGATTTTGACGCAATCTTGCATGTACACAGACAAATTAACGAGTTCCATACAGCGCGCATCGTTCATCAGCGCCACGTTCAAGTGTTTGTACTTACACACGTAATCATAATTAATGTACCGTTTAATGGGTTCTTGAAACCATTCTTTTAGTAATGTGTGATTGGTAACTATATGTTTCCAATTTAATCTGTGTGCGTATTTTTGCTGCACCGACAATGACAGGTTGTTGTAATTTTTAGAAATTTCCTCCATGTCCAACAGGTCACCAAACGCGAGTATAAAATCTTGCGTCAAAAATTTCTGCTCAGACACCAACGACCAAATTAGATTTAATTTGAACCTGTTGGCGATCGTTATCGACAACGGGGATTTTGAAACAATTTTCCAATCCAATTTGTTACGAAACACGTAAATAAAATCGACGCGTCCGTAACATTCGCGCGATATGCTCTTCCAAAACATGTTATCTTGAAAATCGAGCAAATAATGGCGATTTTTAAGAGATTTGACGGCCAATTCGATAATTTTTATATATTCTTTTTGTTTTAAAGCACGCTGTAGCGCCTGGGTCGGAGCCATGTCGACTTCACTAAACAAAATGTGAAATATTTTATTAAGAAACAACATGAAGGCTATTTGCATTATCAGCGGCGATGTTCATGGACAAATTCATTTTCAACAAGAATCGCCGAGTCATTCGCTTAAAATCAGCGGCCACTTGTTAAATTTACCTCGGGGTTTGCACGGGTTCCATGTCCACGAATACGGCGACATGAGCAACGGCTGCACGTCGGCCGGCGAGCATTTTAATCCCACCGACGAAGACCATGGCGCTCCCGATGCCGAAATTAGGCATGTCGGTGATTTAGGCAACATAAAGTCGGCTGGTTATAACGCGCTTACCGATGTTAACATAATAGACAACGTGATGTCTTTATATGGCCCGCACAACGTCATCGGAAGAAGTTTGGTAGTTCACACGGACAGGGACGATTTGGGTCTTACTGATCATCCTTTGAGCAAAACAACCGGCAATTCCGGTGGTCGTTTGGGATGCGGAATAATTGCCATAGCTAAATCTTGAACATGATTATTAACATAATCAATAAATGATGTCATCTGTTTTTCTGAACTCTGTTGAACTGTTTAATCATAAATGAGTCAATAAATGATGTCATTTGTTTTTCTGAACCGAACTCGCTTTACGAGTACGATTCTACTCGTAAAACATAATCATGGGATGACTAATTTGTTTTTCTAGTGAAGTGAAAGATGATGTCATTTGTTTTTCTGAACTCGGTTGAACTGGCTTTACGAGTACGATTCTACTCGTAAAACATAATCATGGGATGACTAATTTGTTTTTCTGAACTCCGTTGAACTGTTTAATCATAAATAAGTCAATAAATGATGTCATTTGTTTTTCTGAACCGAACTCGCTTTACGAGTACGATTCTACTCGTAAAACATGATCAAGAAATGATGTCATTTGTTTTTCTGAATTCGGCTGAACTGGCTTTACGAGTACGATTCTACTCGTAAAACGTAATCATGGAATGACTAATTTGTTTTTCTGAACTGAACTCACTTTACGAGTACGATTCTACTCGTAAAACATAATCAAGAAATGATGTCATCTGTTTTTTTGAACTTTGTTGAACTGCTTAATCAATAAATGATGTCATTTGTTTTTCTGAACTAAACTCGCTTTACGAGCACAATTCTACTCGTAAAACATAATCATGGGATGACTCATTTGTTTTTCTGATGAATGTCATCTGAACTCGCTTTACGAGTTCGATTCTACTTGTAACACACGATCGTTTTGCTGAATTACTCAAAATCCATCAATTCGTAAGCGTTCGTGTCTAGGTCAGGCGTTGAAAAGTTGTAGCTTGCCATAAGTTCGGACAGAGACTCGAATTTTGTGAGTGTTCGCAACACACGTTTGGCGTCATTTTTAAAATTACTCGAAGAGAGACAATAAAAATATTCTTCGATAAGCATTACCACTCCCATATCGCTGTTTAGGTGCTCAACGTAATCGTTGCATTCTATGTTGCGTGCACCTCGATACGCGTGGTTTCGGTGAAAATCGCACCACAGCCAATCGGCGTGTGTGTAACAGAGCCGACACCTAAACAATTTATCGGTTTCCAAAAAATTTAGATACTCGATGGTTTTGCAGTTAAAATTGCGCGTTTGATTGACTCTAAAATCGTCGTCGGCCTCTATAATTTCAGGCAACAGTTTACCCTGTTGTCCCATTGTGTCGATCACCTCGCCCAGGTGTCCTGGTGTTAAATTAAGTTGTTTTAAAGCATCAATAGCTTTTTGCACGTCGGCCTGATAGTTTTTGACCACGGAAGTCGGTTGTCGTTGAAGAGAAATAAACCTCGGTGTAGGAGTCGGTCGTCTATTACACAATTCTATCAGAGGTGGAGGCAAAGGAACATTTACAGCCATTGTCATATTTATAAGTAATAGTGCAAAATGCAAATATTTATTAAAACATTAACGGGCAAAACCATTACCGTGGAAACGGAAGCCGCAGAAACGGTGGCCGATCTTAAGCAAAAAATTGCCGATAAAGAGGGTGTACCTGTAAACCAACAGAGACTTATCTTTGCTGGCAAACAACTAGAAGATTTAAAAACTATGGCCGATTACAATATTCAGAAGGAATCTACTCTTCATATGGTATTACGTTTACGAGGAGGATATTAATAATAAAAACCATAAATATACATTAAATTTTTTATTTAATTCGACATGTTTGTATCTTGTGTATTATCGCTAACCATCATAGGGGTCGAAGTTACAGTATTGCGGCGATTTTTTATAGAAGACCGCTGTTTGGCCGGAACTGAGCTTTTCCTCTTCCTGCTACCGCTGCCGCTAATTGGAGTGGGCACATATTCTGTGGAAGGTGCAACCGGCAACTTGAGCGCCACTGTTTTAAATTTTGCCATACTTTTAGTGATGAAATCGCGCGTTAACACCTCATCGTAAATGCTGCTCAACAAAGGTGCAACATTATGATTGAACGTTTCGTTTAACAAACTATAAAATTCCAAATAAAGCTTATCGCGCATTTCACAATTCTCTTTCAATTCAGCCAAATTTGCGTTTGTTACTTGTCGTTTTTTGCTCACTGGAATTTCTACATTTTCGCTCGAAGACGACGATGTCGATCGGTCAGTCATTTTTTTGCCCAATTTCTCGGTGTGATCAAAAATGGACACAAAATCTGTCAATTCAGGCTTGTTTTTCACTAAATCCCACATGGCCGGGCTGCTAGGCCACTCGGATTGCTTAATCTTGGTGTACCAACTGTTAAATAGAATATATTTATTGTTATTAATCACTTTCTTCTTGCGCTTGGACATTTTGCGTTCGTCCTGCATGACAGGTATTACGTTTAGAATATAATTAATGTTCTTTTTTTCCAAAAAATTTACAATAACCGCCAATTGATCCATGTTAGATTTGTTGTAAGAGCTCGATTCCAGTCTATTCAACAGCCTTTCGTTAACAGCTGCTACAATTTCTGTATTTACCATGATTGATTTTTGTAAATTTTTGAAACAGCACGTTTGTATTCTTGACGGTATGTTTTTTTAATGCTTAACAATCTGTCAATTCGTTTATGATGAAGAGACACCTTACGCTTTGAACATTTGTCAGTGATTACTGTAAAATAGCCTAAATTAGCTCTTATATATTCTTTTATACGTTCAAACGACGAGATGTCCAACATGTGCGCGCAGACGTTTTCTGTCTTCATGGTATGCTTGAGCGTGTTGATGACTTCCCTGAACAGCGCTTGGATTTCACTGCGAGTTAAGCAGTCCGAATCACACCCGCCTGAATGCTGGCAAGGTGATACCATCGTTGTTGTCGATCTTTTTCAGAGTGGCATAAAAAAAGTCCTGCAGCTGTTTGTTATCAAAGCGCGTTTTAATGTTGCGCACAAAATCAAAAAATTCAATGTAATTGCTGTAATCGTACGTGATTAGTTGCTTGTTGTTCATATAATTAAAATATTTGTTGAGCGGCACGATTGCCAAGCTGCGCGCTATTTCGCAATTAAAACGTCGCGGTTTCAACACTATACGATAATCGTTGCCAAACGTGCCCGGCAACAACTTGACAGTGTATGTGTTGGGTTTGGCGTTCACGTCGATCAAGTTTCCGCGCACGACGCCTACGTATATCAAATACTTGTAATTCACACCATCATCTTTCCATTGTAACGTAAATGGCAACTTGTAAATAAACGCGCTATCAAAAAACCTGCCAGTTTCCTCCACAAACTCACGCACGGCCGTTTCGTAAACTTTCGCGTCGCTACAATCACGATGGCCCCGTGGTATGGATATTTTTTCTAAAAAAGTGTCGTTTATGTCGACGGCGGGCGCGTTCGCGCTCCGATACGCCCGACGAGCGCACAACAGGACGGCCTTGTCCGGTTCGATTATCATAAACAATCCTGCGGCGTTTCGCATTTTACATATTTGACACTTAAAAAATTGCGCACGCGAGCACCATCATTTGACATCTAATTGCGACTGGATTTATCACATTTACGCTGCACCAATTTTAATTTTTTAGTTCCGTCTTTGTTCAGTTGCAAGTTGACTAAATGACAAAAATTTTCAGTTCTACAAAAACGACCTTGTTCGTTCCACCCGTTGTATTTGAAAAGATTGGGACGGTAACGGTTTGTTTGCACAATGTAAACTTGTGAAATTTTGTTACTCTCGTCGAATTGGCGACTTTCCACAATATTCATCAACGAGGGCCATTGCAGGTTGTCATTATTTATACTCATCATATAATTCAACAAAAGCTTTTTGTGCAGCGGAACTCCAATTCCTGTGGAACATTTTTCAAACGATAATTTAATTCGTTTCTCTGTGGACAACATTTCGTGCTTGATTAACAATCGCCTGACTTTTATAACCACGTTTATGTCTTTGCACAGTAAATGTAAATTTTCGACAATATAATAGTGCAACGCGTTTGTTATGGCAAAGGCGTAATTTGATTTGACAACGCCCTTGTTTCTGATGGGCATCGCAGCTTTCAAAATTATTTGCAAACATTTTACGAATACGTCTTTGTGTTTTATCAATAATATAGACAAACATCGGCGAAATAGTTTGGAATAATTATAAAAGCCCAAATTGCAGGTTTTGGCCCCTTTTATCACTCGTTTTATAATAAACATAATTTGTTGTCCCATATCTGCGCCCACAACTTTAATTAACCATTTGTGCGCATATTGATTATCTTGCCGTTCCCATCGATCCGTCCGTTCGTCGTATGTCAACGTTCCTGCTTGCCTGATTATGGGTTCTAAAAGACGAAACAGCAGTGTAAATTTGTTTTTGCGTCGGTAATATTTTGGCAGGCAATAATCAAGAAAATCCATAATCAATTTTTTACATCTATTAGTATTCGTTGCGTACGAATCGAAATTTTCAAAAATTACTTTTCTCGTATTATGAAAATAGCGTTTGGGTTTTTCACAATAATAATCTTCATTGTAAAACAGAAACGGTTTGCGAGAATTGGCACGTTTGTCCATGACGGAACGGTTTAGAGTAACGAATGATCAAAATTTACAACACGCTTTCCGTAATGCGCACCAGTTCGCACACGTTTTCCGCGTATGTAATCCATGTTTATTTCGCTGTCACAATTAATTACACGATTGTGTTGGGCGGCACGTTTTATTGAGTTTAAACGGCGAGTCGACAACTCCAGAGGGTTGTAAAGCGCAGATTTTTCCAAAGTAAACGAGTTTAAATGACCGCCGTTGAACCACTCCAGAGCTACGATTGTGTACAGCAAAATATAAATTTCTTTGTCGACATTATCAAACACAAACTTGTTTTTTAAACAGTAATAGTAAAATTTTAACGAGTTGTATAAATAAAACATGAAATTACCATTTCTAAAGTAAAATTCTACGTCCGTGACGAACAAAAGGTTTACGATTTTGTTCTCCAACAACTGTGCCAATTTTCTCAAGTACACCATCGAATTTTTGTCGTCATCTATCTCGATCAACAACACGTTAGGTGTTTTGAAATTAAAAATTATTTTAAAATTTTCCTGTTGCATCGATTCCACAATGGCCGACCAATATGAAGATGCTACCTCAAGACAAATGTACTTCTTGGAAAACACATGACGTTTAATAACCTCGCTGATAGACGTGATCGATTGTAAATACTTTTCAAACTTCGCGTCTTCCCAACCACGCACTGACATGGGCGTCGTCGTGTCGGGCTGATGTTTGAAATCCAAACCGCTCTGAATTAACTTGGTTGTGATCCGTATGCTCAACTGCTGGCCCAACGTGTAATGGTCTTCATAGGCGCGCTCCCACATCACGTTACACACAAATTTGACGAGATCATCGACATCCTTCTGTTGTAAAATTCGCCTCAAACGGGCCACATCGCCTTTGTACCACCGATCTCGACACACAAGCTGTAACATTTTTAAATCGTGATCGTTTAAGCTATCAATTCTGGTTAGATTTATGTAGTCGTCGATATCTTCGGGCGTGGCCTGCTTCATGTCCGTAAAACGTGCGAAATCAAATATTTTGATTTTGTAATCGAATCTAATAAATCCATCGGCGTTCACTTGCACTTCGCGATTTACGAAACGTGGAAGGGTATAATCGAACCCGTTTAAATAGATTGCATACAAAACCAACACTTCGTCTTCAAGTTTGCACGCTTGCGGCAAAAATTGTGTAGTGTGCGCCAAGTGGGTGACAAACATGACTACTACGGAAGAATTTTACAGACGACTAGAATACGTGGGCACGATCGCCACAATGATGAAACGAACGCTGAACGTCTTACGACAGCATGGCCATTGTACGCAACAGGATGTAGATTCATTGTGCATGTCAGACGACACGGCGGCATGGTTATGCGGTCATTTGCCGACCTGCAATTTTGTATCATTCCGCGTGCACATTGACCAGTTCGAGCATCCAAATCCAGCGTTGGAGCATTTTAAATTCGAAGAAAGTCTGGCTCAACGCCAACACGTTGGTTCGCGTTACACGTACATGAATCACACTTTTTTCAAAAACATCGTGGCCCTCAAATTGGTCGTGTACACGCGCACGTTACAATCTAACATGTACGCGGACGGATTGCCGTATTTTGTGCAAAATTTTTCAGAAACAAACTACAAACATGTTAGTGTTTATGTCAGAAAACATTGTGCAATACAAACAATGTCATTACCGGTTTATGAGCAAACTATCGAAGATACAATAAATGAACTATTCGTCAATACATTGTAAATTTATTGAGCTAGTAAGTCATCATGAACACCCGATATGCTACTTGTTATATTTGCGACGAGTTAGTGTACTTGTTTAAGAAAACGTTTAGTAGCATGTCGCCTTCGGCTGCTGCGTTTTACCAACGGCACATGGCCATTGTCAAAAACGGTATCGTGCTGTGTCCACGCTGTTCTTCGAACGACTCGATTCCAATCTACCCTTATCGCGGTCAACAACATGCAAGAAAATCTCGTTAAGACTCAAGCGCTGCGAGTTTTGTCGAATTCGCCTCTCCCGCTGTACGACTCGACCATCGATAGACACGGCTGTAAAGTGTTCACGGTGCGGCGCTACAACAGACGCGTGATCGATTTTGCGGGCATTCGTAACAAAACGCTGGAAATTATTAAAACCGATAGAAATTTGCCGCTCAACACAGAATGCAATGTAAAAGTTGTCGACAACGCTTGCATGTTCTGCAGAAAACGCTTCGCAATCTACCCCGCCGTTACCTATTTGCATTGCGGACACTCGTGTCTGTGCAACGACTGCGACGAGATATCAAACGTGGACAACACATGTCCTAAATGTAAAAGTGGCATTAGATACAAATTGAAATACAAGACTTTGTAACATGTTGCCGTACGAAATGACGATTGCAGTGTTGGTTTACTTGTCGCCGGCGCAAATTTTAAATTTAAATCTTCCTTTTGCATACCAAAAAAGTGTGCTATTTGCCAGCAACTCTTCAAAAGTCAACGAACGTATTAGGCGCCGTGCATGTGACCGCAGCGACAGAGATCCCTATTTTTATTACAAACAATTTATAAAGTTTAATTTTATAAATAAAAAAATAATATGTGAAAAATGCATAAGAGTGACGTTTGACGGTCGGTTTGTGGTTACACGCGACATTTTAATGTGTTTTATAAACCAGAGCTATATAAAACATTTGCTGCGCGATATTGACAGTCATGTTACATTACAGCAACTCGTTAAAATATATAGTCCAGAGTTTAAGTTTCATATAAATAGCAAAATCGAGTTTGTCTCAATCGAATGTGTGTTGGCGTCTATTTGTTTGAAACATTCATACGGCAAATGTGAATGGTTGGACAAAAATATAAAAACTGTGTGTTTGCAATTGAGAAAAATTTGTAAACATAATTCAACATGTTTATCGTATTTCATAATGTAATGTTAACTATATAATAAAATGATATTGATGTAACAAACTTTTTTCATTTCAATCCCATAGTTTAAATAAAACAAAAAAATAAATTGTATATTATTTATTTATTAAACTGTTTAACTTTAATGCTAACGCGAACACATCACGTTGTTCTGCAGTAGACATGGAGTTGCGCAGAAAATTCTTGATCGTGTCGATTTCTTCGCCGTCGTCCACTTCCATGTACTTGATTTCTTCCTCAATTTGTATTTCCAAGTTTGCGTACTCTTCCAAATAATAATCTAATTGTTGGGCGACCTCGCCAATTTTTAATAAAACGCTGTCCGGTACTAAATGCCAGCGGGCGACTGTCATCTTGTTACTTTTTTAATGTAAAATTAAAAAATTGTTACGTTAATATATATGTCGTCAACGTTAATGCTCACTATCTCGTTAGATCGTTTTCTTCATAATTGTATTGTTGCACATCAACAAGCTAGACACCACGTTAAACTCGCCGCAGTCTTGAGGCAAGTTGGATCCACCGCGCATCCAATGCAAACTTTCAGACATTCTGTTGCCTACAAACGATTGGTTCTTTGTCCATTGATCGAAGCGTGTACCTTCGACTTTTTCGTGTCCTGTATGACTCGTCTTAATGAATTCTTTGAAAATGTTGTCAGGAGTATTGTTGAATAGCATATACGGTATGTTGAAAATAGGATAACGCTTTGCTTGCGGGTCGTCATGATTTCCACCACGCACTACATACTTACGCTCGATTTTATCGAAATTGGACTGGCGAGACAGAAACGAGACGGGCGACAGGCATATTTGGGCATGTGTGCCGTCTTCGGCCATCCACTCGGTCAGATCTTCGCTGCGGTTAAACACACCTTTCTGACCGTGAATACCGCATATTTTTATGCCTTCTAAATCGTTGGTGGATGTGACTATGACTATTTTAAGCATAACGTTGTCGCCGCTAACCACCATACTTGCGTCGAGATTTTCAATTTTTTGGTTTTTAATTTGTCTAAAGTAGACGTACACTTTGTAAACATTAAAATTGCCATTGGTGCATGTCTCAATTTTGTACCGTCGGCCGTCATACACCCAATTGATCTTCGCCTCGCTCACCAACACACCGGCCATGTACAGCACGAGGCCGTCGTCTAACGCAACGTAGTTTTTGTCGGTACTATTCGTAAACTTTACTAAACACGATTGCTTAGGGCCGATCGCTAGCTTACCCTTCAGTTTGTTAATTTTGTTGTTGTATAAGCAAATAGGCAACGCCATGTGCGGAATGTACGGATCTTCGGCGGTCATGAGTTTATTGTCTCGCACCAGCGTCCACAATTTAAACATTTTATTGTTGAGCAAAATGGACTTGTTTACTCCCACAGAATATCCATTTGGTAGATCCGATATCTCTTCTTTGTACTCAAACACGGGCATGGCATTCTTTAGATTGGTCAGGGACACAATCAGTTTAGGTATTGGTATTGTATGAAATAAATGTATAAAATTATGATAATAATATTGTTCCAATTTGGACATGAGCGATTTGACATCATCGTTTTCTACGATCGTACACTGAATAATAGGATCGTAATATATGGAATGTTTGTAATGGTATTCGTAGGGTGTCAACAACACGTTAATGTTGGTTTCGTTGTTGACTCGTAACTGTTTTTTGATGCACACCATTCCTTCGTGATGGTTAACGTAAAGTATTTTGTCTGTAATCTTCAATTCGATGGGCGACATGTTTCGTTTCATCGTGTACACAATAAAAGCTGTGTTCGATTTCAAATATTTTAAATTTGTGGGTCTATCATTGAACGCGATCAACAACGAGTCGTTTTGAACGTCGTTGAGGTCGTCCACAAATGTGACAAAATTGTGTTTTAGCAAATATTGAAATTTTTGCGCAACCATTTCGTAGTCCACGTTGGGTAAACGTGCGTTGCGGCAAAGGAAAAACTTTTTGCCTGCCACGGTCATTTCGCCGTGAAAAAAGCTGCCGATGAATTTTACAAAATCTTTTTTTTGCTTCAACATTTTCTGGCGCATGCTGTCGTTAGTGATTCGAGCCACCTCATTGCCTACGCGATATTTTAATACGGGCAAAGAAATTTCAATATTGTTATTGCTACTGTTGTCCTGTTGATTTGGAAAGACTTTGCGTTGCTTGCTAAAAGTTTTTGATACACAATAGATGAGACGACCGTTGACTATACAATCTACAATCTTTTTCGATTCTTTGTTGTACAAAACACTCTGAATTTTACGACGCTTGTTTGCCACCGTGTGAGTGTCGCTGTCGGCGGCCTCCGCCTTGTCAAGAACTCGTTGATAGTTTTGTAAAATTGTCGAAGTTAATAACAATTCCATCAAATAGGCGTGTTTGTACACAATTTTGTTGGCCAAACTGTCGATAGAATAGTTTATGTCGTGATTCATAATAATTTTTATATGTTCCACGAGCTGCTGTTTGTGAAGCGCGTTGTATTCAAAGAGGAAATCGAGCGGTTTCCATTTGCCGCTGTTGGCCAAATATGTTTCCAATACCGAATTTAAATCTTCCGTCACCACGTAATCGCTGGCGTACACGTCTCGAGCAAACAAGATATCGTCTTGTTTATCGTAAACTAGTTGGATGGCGCGATTGATATGCTTTTCTTGATCCACGTTGCCGTACAGAAACATGCGTTTGCAATGTTTAGCATATAACTTGTCGTAAAAATTGTGCACCAAAATGTTGTTGTTCATCATTATGTTGGGAAAACTTAAAAATCTGCCGTCCAACATGAAGGTTCCTTTAATATTGTTGTTTGCGTCTGCATCGTTAGATTCTCTAAATTGTTTGTCTAAACGCGTGCCAAATATAACAGGTACACATTTGTGCAATACGCAATTCAACTGTTCATTAAGAGCGCAACACAAATAAGATTTGCGTTCTTGAATAGCGCACAAAGGCATAGATTCATCACAGTTTGTAGCGCAATCAAAAGTAAATTTTAATTTGTATTTATTTTCAATTCTTTCGTACAACTCGTTAAAATCTTGAACCACGTCCGTCATCGCGAAACGGTCACTGTGCACTGATTATGTCTAAACGTGTTCGAGAACGGTCATATATTTCAGATGAAACGGTCAAACGCACTCGACAAACCCAGCAATGTAGTGCTAGAAACGAATCTTTTTTGGGGTTTTGCAATTTGGAAGAAATCGATTATTATCAATGTTTAAAAATGCAATATGTCCCGGACCGAAAATTTGACGTCAATTTTATTTTAACAGTGTACAGAATGGCCAACGTGGTGACGAAACAAGTTAGACCGTATAACAGTGTGGACGAAAAGCACCACTACAACACAGTGCGCAATGTGTTGATTTTAATAAAAAATGCACGTCTTGTGCTTACCGATAGTGTCAAAAAGCAATACTATGACGATGTGTTGAAATTGAAAAAAAGCTCAGACTTGGAATCGTACAATCCGTTGACTACGGTTTTTCTACAAGTCGCCGAATCTTTTAATACATTAATACAAAAGTTGAGGAAAATTTTTGTCGATTTTTATACTAACAAACCCGACAAGTCGGACATAAACAACCCAAATATAGTTTCGTATCAATTTATTTTTATCAGAGTACAGAAATTGTATAACAGAGCAATTAAACAAAAAACTAAAACTATAACTGTAAAACGTCCTACAACTATGAACAGAATTCAAATAGATTGGAAAAGTCTTTCCGAAGAGGAACAAAAGATGACTAGACAAGAGATTACTGAAAAAATTGTAAAACCCTGTTTTGAGCAATTTGGTACTATATTACACGTATATGTATGTCCTTTAAAACATAATCGAATTATTGTCGAATATGCGAACTCAGAGTCGGTACAAAACGCCATGGTTGTAAATGAGGGTACTCGATTTACAATAACAGAGTTTTCCGTGGTTCGTTATTACAACATGGTCAAAACCGAAATGGCGAACCGTCGAATTGACATAATAAACAAAGACATTTCGATTTTAAGAAACGCTTTAAAATCTTACACATAAATCAAAATATCAAACAGAGGAAAAAAACAGTTGTAACAAAAATAATCAACATTAAAATTTACAAGTTTTTTGTTAGTGTCGTACTTTTTAATAACACGTTTGTTGTTTATGGAACATTGCAAACATATTGTGGACGGCGCAAAATAACAAACGAAAGGAGTGTCCGCGCTCTCCCACGCTATTCTAAAACGATGAATCCATATCAATTTTTCATTTTCGCCAAATGTCGATCCAACGGCCTCCTTCCAATAACAAATGCTCAGAAATACAAACGTATACAGTTGCTGTCGCGGCGTTAACTGTTTCCTTTTCTCCAAATAATCTATTATGGGAAACAGACACTCGTTGCAGCACAAATATTCATTAATCGTCACAACGGACAAGCACATCTGACAAAATGCACCGTGATTTTTGTATGGAGTAGATTCTATGAGAAGCTCGTTGTCCATAATGTCCCTGGTCCATTTTTTTAACAAAACGTTTTTATATTTGTAATTTGTACAACTTTTGTAGGTTTTAGAATGCTTTTGATACGCTTTGATAAGTTTGAAACTGTTGGAGTAAGGCCACGTCATTATGTTGTACACCCTTCGTTTAAAAGACAAAAATTACTACATGTTCAAACTATTTAAGGATTATTGGCCAACTTGCACGACAGAATGTCAGATATGTCTAGAGGAAATTGATGATAACGGGGGCATAGTGGCGATGCCCGATAATGGCATGTTGAACTTGGAAAAGATGTTTCACGAACAATGTATTCAACGTTGGCGTCGCGAACATACTCGCGATCCATTCAATCGTATCATAAAATATTATTTTAACTTCCCCCCCAAAACGTTAGAGGAGTGCAACGTGATACTTCGAGAAACTAATGGGTTTATAGGCGATCACGAAATCGATCTTGTTTATAAATATGTTTATCAACGCGTTACACAGGAAGACGCTCTGGACATTGAACTTGATTTTAGGCGATTTTTTAAAATGCAATCATGACGAACGTTTTATTCGCGTCGGACGTCGACCTGATCAATTGTATATTAAAAGATAATTTATTTTTAATCGATAATAATTACATCATTTTAAATGTGTTCGATCAAGAAAAAGATCAAATTAGATCTATGTGCCTCGGTGAAATTGACACCTTTCAAACCGATGCGACCGCCGAAGCCAATGCAATGCTGGATACATCCTCGACGAGCGAATTGCAAAGTAACGCGTCCACGTAACAATTATTTAGATCCCGATAATGAAAATGACATATTGCACACGACCGTGTTAAACAGCGTGTTTCTCAACGAGCACGCTAAATTGTATTATCGTCACCTATTGCGCAGTAACGATCAAGCCGAGGCGAGAAAAACAATTCTCAACGCAGACAACGTGTACGAGTGCATGTTGATTAGGTCAATTCGAACAGAACATTTTAGAAGCGTCGACGAGGCTGGTGAACATAACATGGGCGTTTTAAAGATTATTATCGATGCGGTCATCAAATACATTGGCAAATTGGCCGACGATGAATACATTTTGATAGCGGACCGAATGTACGTCGATTTAATCTATTCCGAATTCAGAGCGATCATTTTGCCTCAAAGCGCGTACATTATCAAAGGGGATTACGCAGATAGCGATAATGAAAGCGACGTTTGCAATGAACTCGAATATCCTTGGAATTTTATTACGGTAAAAAATTGTATTGTTTCTACGAACGAGTCTCGGCAATCGCAATACATTTACCGCACTTTTCTTTTGTACAATACAGTTTTAACTGCAATTCTCAAACAAAACAATCCATTCGACGTAATTGCCGAAAACACCTCTATCTCAATCATAATCAGGAATTTGGGCAGGTGTCCGAACAATAAAGATCGGGTAAAGTGCTGCGATCTAAACTATGGCGGCGTCCCGCCGGGACATATCATGTGCCCGCCGCGTGAAATTATCAAGAAGATTTTTCATTACGCGAAGTGGACTCGAAATCCCAACAAGTACAAACGATATAGCGAATTGATAGCGCGCCAATCCGAAACCGACGGCGGATCCGCTAATTTACGAGAAAATGTAAACAATCAGCTACATGCCCGAGACGTGTTTCAATTGCATTTGTTAGATTGGGAAAACTTTATGGGTGAATTCAGCAGTTATTTTGGTATACACGCACACAACGTGTAGCAGCATAGTATTAAATACCTGACCTCTTTGTTTAAACAAGCATTCTTATCTCGACGTGTGACAACGCAACCATGAAAAAAGTATCACTTGGAAAAATAATTGAGAACACGGTGGAAAGTAAATATAAAAGCACGTCGTCGTCGATAAACACCAGTGCAAAATTGAATTTAAGCGAATATTACAAAACTTTTGAATCTAATAAAGTAGGCCGACAAACTACGTATAATATGGTCGGCATGCGAGATTACAAAAAAATTGACGAATTGCTGAAAAAATATTAACATGCTGCGATCAATTATGCGACGTTTTAAGAGTACAAACAATCTTAGCAAAAAACCCTCCGGTCATTATGTGGTGTTATGTCCAAAGTGTTATTTTGTAACCTCGTCCGAAGTGAGCGTGGCCGAATATGTAGAAATGCATAAAAATTTCAACATGAAATTCGCCGATCGATGTCCTAACGATTTTATTGTGACTAACTCTAAAAGTTGGAACAATTACAAAAACTGTTCTGCTCTATATTATCCTCTTTGTTAATAAAGCTGTATCTTTTTGTTAAATAAAACTTTATATTTGTATTTTTGTTGTTTATTTTTATAAATAAAAGAATTATTAATTAATAGTTATAATTATATTCATCGTCCTCATCCTCGCTGGTATCGTAACGTGGCAGTGTGCGTTTTAATCGTTTGCGCGTCGACGCAATAGGAAATTTAGATTTCGATTGCTTAGCAACGCGTCGTTTACGATTATTGAACGTGTTGACACGCCGTTCGTCGTCTTCAGTGTCATAGTCCGTGCTTGTGTTTTCGTTGTTATTTTCTACAAAACGATCGTTTGTTTTAGTAAAATTATCAGCGTTATCGTCGCTTTCGTCGACGTCGTCCCTAACTATTTCGTAAGCGGCTTTGCGGGGAATCCAAGAATTTTGCAATGTATCAACTTTAACATACTTTTCTTCGAGAGCTTTTTTGGCTTTACGCATAGCAATGTCTTCGTCGCCACCGTTCATTTTATGATACTTTGTAAACGTTTCGACAAATAACTTTTTGGCGCGAGAAGGCATTTTTTCATTGTACAATAGATCTGGAATTTGATACATTGTATTTTAGTCAAGTTCGTTTTCTGTTGTGCTGTATTCAGTGTCTGTATCCTCTGTACTAGTAGTGTCACTATTGTTGGCGTCAATCCTTGGTTGCCATTTACCATCTATGAACATGTATTTTTTCCTGACAGCACAACATGCCAACTTAGTGGCTATTTGTGTCGACTTATATTTTTTCAAACTACGATCGTAGAATTTTTCAAATATCCTCTTACCGTTATAGGGAAGGTTTTGATAATATTTAGGCAACATGTTAATAAATAAATAGCATATTAATAAAAACAGTTGTTTTATTATCACTAAAATGGACGCTTACAAAATCACAACCGCGTTAATGTTCTTACATTATGAGATTTCATAGTTACTTAAATTCTAAACTGACGATTCGATTTTATTTAAATTAAATTTTGAAGCATTTTTTCGCTATCATTTTCAGGTTCAAAACTATCGTTAGTGTGATATTTGTTGACTTTAAGATATTCAATGTTCTGCTCATTTTTAACGATAAACACGCGACTCTTTTCGTCACGTCTCACCATTACGCCATTTTTACAAATTGATATGTATTTGTAAAACGGCAATAAAGCGTCGCGAGTTTTTTTAAGCAACAGCTTTTGATCGGCTGTGGCGGCTACAAATATTTTTACCGGCCCGTCATAGTTAATGTTTAAATTAAAATTCTTAAGTCGACGCTCGCGCGATTTGGTTTGCCATTCTTTAGCACGCGTTGCGTCGCACAGCTTGGCCACTATGTGGTTTTTGTCAAACGAAGATTCTATGACATGTTTGAAATTCAAATCTAGTAGAGTACAAATTTTTTTCAAATAATAGTTTCTAATTTTTTTATTATTTAGTCTGCTGTCGTGAATGCCGTAAATTTCAACGCTGTCTGTAAGATTATCGTATTCAAGCTTTTTTAGTTTTTCGTTCATAGACTTGAAATTGTCCGACACATTTTCGTCAATTTGAGTTCTGATCAACGACTTGAGCAGAGACACGTTAATCAGCTGTTCAAATTGATCCATATTATTGCGATGCGTAATTGGTGCGTAAAATATATTTTTTAACCCTCTTATACTTGCACTTCGCGTTAATACATGTTCGTGTGCAGACGTTTAATATGTTTTCTTTTTTGCATAAATCTCCTACTGAGTTTGACCTCATATTAGATCCCTACAAGCTGCAAAACGTGGCATTCTTTACCCATGAAGAGTTTAAAGTAGTTTTAAAAAATTTCATCTCAGATTTAAAAAAAAATCAAAAATTAAATTATTTTAACAATTTAATCGACCAATTAATCAACGTGTACTCAGATGTGTCGACGAAAAACACGCAGCCCGAAGCGTTGACTAAAATTATTAAATCGACTTGTGTTATAGTAACAGACTTGCCGTCTAACGTGTTCCTCAAAAAGTTAAAAACCAACAAGTTCACTGACACTATCAATTATTTAATTTTGCCCCATTTTATTTTGTGGGATCACAATTTTGTTATATTTTTAAACAAAGCTTTTAATTCTAAACATGAAAACAATTTGGTCGACATTTCGGGTGCCCTGCAGAAAATCAAACTTACACACGGCGTCATCAAGGATCAGCTGCAAAGCAAGAACGGATATGCGGTCCAATATTTGTATTCGACGTTTCTCAACACGGCCTCGTTTTATGCCAACGTGCAATGTTTGAATGGCGTCAACGAAATCATGCCGCCGCGGAGCAGCGTAAAGCGTTACTACGGACGCGATGTGGACAATGTGCGCGCCTGGACCACGCGTCATCCCAACATTAGTCAGCTAAGTACGCAAGTATCGGACGTGCAAATTAATGAGTCGTTCACAGACTGGAACGTGAAAGTGGGTCTAGGAATATTTCCCGGCGCTAACACAGACTGTGATGGTGACAAAAAAATTATTACATTTTTGCCTAAACCTAATTCTCTAATTGACTCGGAATGTCTTTTGTACGGCGACCCTCGATTTAATTTCATTTGCTTTGACAAGAACCGTTTGTCGTTTGTGTCACAACAAATTTATTATTTGTACAAAAATATTGACGCGGTGGAGGCATTGTTTAAATCGACACCGTTGGTTTTTATCCTGTGGCAAAAGCATAAACATGAACAGTTTGCACAAAGACTGGAGTTGCTGTTGCGCGATTTTTGCCTAATCGCCAGTTCAAACGCTAGCTATTTGCTTTTCCAACAACTTACACAGCTCATAGCCGACGAAGAAATGGTGTGCGGAGATGAAGAAATATTTAATTTAGGCGGTCAATTTGTAGACATGATCGAAAGCGGCGCCAAAGGCAGCCAAAATCTGATTAAAAGCACACAACAGTACCGACAAACTTTAAATACAGACGTTGAGACCGTGTCTTCGCGAGCCACCACCAGTTTAAATAGTTACATATCGTCTCATAACAAAGTGAAAGTGTGTGGCGCCGACATATATCATAACACGGTTGTGCTACAGAGTTTGTTTATTAAAAATAACTTTGTTTGTTACAAAAACGACGAGCGTACGATTATGAACATATGCGCTTTGCCCTCCGAGTTTTTGTTTCCCGAACATTTGATCGACATGTTTATTGAATGATAATATAAATGAGTTTATTCGATTTGTTGTAATCAGTATCGTTCAATATTCAAGACATCATGTACAATAAATTTATGATCTATCTTCATTTAAATGGCCTGCACGGAGAAGCGAAATACTATAAATATTTAATGTCTCAAATGGATTTTGAAAACCAAGTAGCTGATGAAATCAAGAGGTTTTGTGAAACTCGTCTAAAACCGGCAATTGATCTCAACACTTTAAATGAAGAATGTCTCGGTACGCTTGTAGATAGTTTAGTCTGCAAAAATGGTATCTTGAATCCTTACACAAAAGAGGCGCAGTTTGCTTTGCAGTACATTTTTGACGACGACGAAATATCTAAACGAGATCAAGATGAATTTAAATTGTTTTTATTACATAATTATAACAATTGTGAAAATATGGAAAAATATATTTTAACTAATAATTTCAGCATAGCAGACTATGAATTTGAAGACATGGTTGAAATTATTCGTATTGATTGTAAAGATCTGCTCTCAATATAAAGTGTAATTAAAATTTTGTTGTTTTATTTATGATTTACGCCAACAAGACTCTTCATAGTTATGATCGACGGGTGTGTCCTTTTGTAATTGGCTTCTGACCACTTTAGCTATTTTGGCGTATCTGCATTCGTCGTCTAGAGTTTCAAACACCAGATCGGCGCAATTATAAAATCCCTCACCCACCGGATCTATACGTTGCCAACGCACATACATTACAAATTGGTTTGATCTGTACGGAATTACTACGGGTATAGAATATATTAAACTGTTATCACATAGTAGATCGTTTGAATTTGGAATTAAATCTGAATTGTTACCTCCTATGAATTCCAATTCGTTCCAAGTTATTGGATTGCGACGATCCCAGTTTGATTTAGTAATAAACACTTCAAAGTAACTGGGTTCGTGTATGGCCGTTGGACAAAAATGAATATTCATCCGATAAACCGGTTGATATGGATTAAAATATAGTGTATTTGGCCTCCAATTGTTGAAAGGTTCGTCCATTCCACTTTTATCGCCAAACACAGAGTTGCGATCGTTCGAACCGGCACCGCAAAGTGTATGAGGCACAATTTTTTGTTTAATTAAATCAAAATCGTCAAAATTAGGACCGGCCACAGCCGCGTATTCCATATATTGTTGAAACATGTATTGAGCTGTAGAAGCGGCCGCCCCGGACTCTAAATCGAGAGCTCGATATTTATAATAGACTGATTTGTAAGCCTTACGGCACGCTGGATCGGGAATGTTGTCGCCGTTGTTGGGCCAATAAAAGTTCCCGTCCATAAAACATTTATATTGACGAGCCGTCGGAACGGACAAGTAACCGTGCGAGCGCACTGCTGGCGCGTGGATTGAAGCGAATAATGCAATTATTAACGTAATCATTATGATGTATAATAAAACGACATAATACTTATATTTATTATTTATTTTTTCATTTTGTACAGACAAAATTTATACGTGTTGTTAGCACATTGAATGTCATTTTCGCTGTCTGAATCATCGTCGTCGTTGTCATCATTTTCATCGCCATCATCGTCGTCGTCACGTTTGCGTTTGACACCGCATTTTTTTTGATTAATTTTTACCAATACCGCTTCTTTCTGATCGTACAATTGATTCTGCATGTACTTTTTAATGATGGAGGTAAAACACTTTGCAATTTTATCCTTTTGTTCGTCACCAAATATTTCTAGCAATTCGTTCATAAAAGTGCACAAAATGCCCATGTGTTTTATCCAACTGATTCGCATTTTCGCTGGATCAAATAGACGCAAAGGGTACGCTTTTTCTGTCACTTTACCTTCAATGTCTATCAAAAGATACGGGATACGATCGCCGTTACCGGGCACAAAATCCGTGCCCTTGTTAACCAAAATCTCTCTACAATGCCGAGCCACTGTAATCACACGTCTTTTGGGCGGCGATGGGCCTTCGTTATCTTCGGATGATTTGCGATTTTTGCCCGGGTTGTCGTTGTAGGTCATACTGAAGCTGTAGTCGGTCAACGGTTTTGATTTGGCAAACTCGTCATAGTATTCGTAAAAACTGGCTTGTAAACTTTGCAAACATCTGTCCATGTCCGAATGACGCAATATTTGTTCTATCGCCGTTCTAAACGCGATTCTCATAAAAACGGGCATATCTTTTTTAACTAACCAACCTTTGTATACGATTTTATCCTCACTATTTATATAGCAATATTTTTTCTTTTTCAATAGTATTAAAACTTTCATTAAATTTTCAAATGCCATTTTGTAACCATTTGTGAATGAATTATTAACACGTGTCTCGACATGTGCGCATATTTCTTTTAAAGTGTCGGTTTTAGGCGTTTCGTCATCATTAAATGTAGGCAACACAAATGTAGAATCTGTGTCACCATACACAACTTTAAAAGCAATGTTGTTCAGATTGAATTCCCGTAAAATATCAGAGTCGTTGCTCAAAGATTCAATCAAAGAAATGGCTAATCGCAACTGATTGCGACCAACTTTAGTGATGTAATTTGCAAGCACTTTGTAAAAAATGCCATAATAGCCGTATATGCTATTGGCGATGCGCTTCACGGAGTTTTGTTTTTGATCGTACAAATCGTACAAAAACGCCGATTCACTTTGATTGTCGCGATTCTTTTTAAATTTACACCTTTCGCTTAACAATTTTAATAACAGTTTAACAACTATTGCGTTCGAATTGTGGTTCAAATACACGTTACCGTCTTCGCATAAAATTAAATTTGACAAACAAGCACAAATGGCAATCATTATGGTCAAATACAAAGAATTAAAATCAAGAGAAAACGCGTTCTTGTAAACGCCCGCACGCGGTTTTAACACTTTACCGCCTTTGTACTTGACAGTTTGATTAGCGGGTCCCAAATTGATTACATTTTTAGGTATATCTTTTAGAGGTATCAATTTTCTTTTGAGATTTGAAATGCCCGCTGCGGATTTGTTAAATTGTCCCGATATTATTGATAGATCGTTTTTATTAAAAAAATACGGATCAGGCTCTTCTTTGCCGGTGATACTGTTAATGCGCGTGTTTGTGATGGCGGCGTAAAAACACGCCACGCTAATTAAATGTGAAATATTACAAATCACATCGTCTGTACATAAACGATGCAATATACATTGCGAATATACAGAATCGGCCATTTTCAATTTGACAAACAATTTTATAGGCAACATGCAATCCTGCACGTTATACTTGGCAATCACGTCCAGCCGTTGAATGTTGTACATTTTGACCATTTCGGTCCAAAGCAAATCGATCTTGTTTTCGCCCAAATAGTGTTCACTAATCGTGTTCAATTGAAAGTTTTCAACTTTATGCTGATTAGAATCGCTGCTGAAAAATTTGTACAAATCAATGTGTATATAATAGTTAAAATAATATGTGTCCACTTTGTTTCCCAACTTGTTTATAAACAGCTTTGTCGTCGGCGTCGCCGCCGGCAAATCGTAACGCTTCAATAGCATCTTGGTTTTATTTAATCTTTTGAGTATGTATGGCAAATCGAATACGTCTCCGTTAAAATCCAAAATTACGTCGGGATTTGTAATTTTTATCATGTCAAAAAACGATGTGATCATGTCGATTTCATTTTGAAATATGACCACACACGTGTCATCGTCGTCGGTTTCCGGAATCTCGGTCGGCAGCTTGTGGTACATAAAACAAAATTTCGCATATCCGTCATTTTTGTACACCACAAATCCTATAGACATTATGCAATCAATTGACGGTTTCGACATATTGTGGCCGTCTGAATGAGTTTCGATGTCGTAACACATCAAAACAGGCGCGATGCCGCTGGTTAAAGTCATTTCGTCGACCAGTTCAAAATCTTCATCGAAATGTTGCAAATCAAACATGCGCGCCGTAGATCCGCCGACATAATTATTTTGGCAACGTTGCGTTTTCCTGAATCGCATATATGCGCCTTCCACAAACGGCGTTTGCATATGTACTCGATTTACGTTGTGCAAAAATTTGTCCAGACACGCCGCGTTGTCCGACGGCGACGCTTTGTTCCTTTCGTATTTGATCACGTTTATTTTGTTCAAATTTTCCACGCCTGGCGCCACAAAATTGGTGTAACTGATGCATTTGTTGCGGCAAGACGGAAATATGTGCTTGTCGTAACATTGTTTGTAAGAATACAAATTTAGTTTTATTTTAAAATAAAACTGCAGCACTTGCTCTTTAATATTTGTATTGCAAAATGCAAACAGGTTACCTTTTTTTTCATCATAGTGCAAACGAATGATACGGAATGTATCGGCTGAAGTAATACTGTATTCTCCTGGTTTTGCATATTCTGCAAAGAGCGTTTTGAGTTCATTGTAAGGATATATTTTCATTTTTAAATATGCAACGATGGCCCAAATATGGAGGTACAGATGTCAATTCACGCACTGTACACGATTTGTTAAACACCATAAATACTATGAGTGCTCGAATCAAAACTTTGGAGCGTTATGAGCATGCTTTGCGAGAGATTCACAAAGTCGTTGTAATTTTAAAACCGTCCGCGAACACACATAGCTTCGAGCCCGACGCTCTACCGACTTTGATTATGCAATTTTTATCAGATTTTGCCGGCCGAGATATGAATACGTTGACGCATAACATCAACTACAAGTATGATTACAATTATACACAATCGCCCATGCCTGCGATGCAACCTCCACCGCCCCCACAACCCCCCGCGCCGTCTCAACCGCCGTATTATCCGTATTATCCGCCGTATCCGTTTTCGACACCTCCGCAAACACAGCCGTCGCCAGAGTCGGGTGTCGGCGGCTCGCAAAGTCTGAATCAAATCATGTTGACAAACGAGGAGGAATCCGAACTGTTATCTCTATTAAAAAACATGCAAACCAACATGAGTTGGGAACGTGTTCAAAATTTTGTCGAAATTTTAGTCAAAATTGTACGCGTGCACGTAATAAACAGCGCGACCATCGTTAATGTTATATCGTCTATAACTTCCGTTCGAACGCTGATCGATTACAATTTCACAGAATTTATTAAATGTGTGTACCAAAAAACGAACATGCGCTTTGAACTAGATCAGTATTTGTGCACTAACATTGTTACTTTTATAGATTTTTTTACTAGAATCTTTTATTTGATGACACGAACAAATTTTCAATTCACCACTTTCGATCAATTAACCCAATACTCTAACGAACTCTACACAAGAATTCAAACAATCATACTTCAAAACGCTTCGACTTCTCTCCCCCCGACCGTGGAAACTGTTAATAGCGATATCGTCATTTCAAATTTGCAAGAACAATTAAAAAAAGAACGCGCTTTGAGGCAACAGATTACCGAACAACATAGAATTGCAAACGAAAGGGCGGAAATTGCGCAAACGCGATACAATGACTTAGACATAAAATACAAAGAGGCATTTGAAGACAAAAGTGACTTTGCACAACAAAAAAATGAAAACGTGCGAAAAATTAAACAACTAGAAAGATCCAACAGAGAACTTAACGACACAATTCAGGAATTGAGGGACGAGAATGCCGAAAGGTTGTCTGAAATACAATTGCAAAAAAGCGATTTGGAAGGATATAAAAATATCAATCGTCAGTTAAACGAGGACATCCGTAAACTAAAAAAAGCGACATTTGATAAAGACTACATCCAAACCTTGAATAATCAAATCGAATTGCTGGAAAAGCAATTAAACGAAAAAAGCAACATTAACGAAACCACTCAGAGGATCATATCGAATAAAGATCAAGAAATTTCCATAAAAAATAACCAATATTTAGAATTGACTGATACACATCAACAAACTATAAATGAATTAATTGCAACTAAAAATGAATTATCAGGTTTATTTGCAGAAAATGAAGAATCTAAAGTGCTTTTAGAAGGCACGTTGGCGTTTATTGATAGTTTTTATAAAATAATTATGCAAATTGAAAAGCCAGATTACGTGCCGCCGGTTTCTAAGCTTACAGCACAAGAGAGTGTATTTCAAACAGATTATATCAAAGATTGGTTGCAAAAATTGAGATCTAGACTGTCAAACGTCGACGTTGCCAACTTGCAATCGACTCATGAATTGAATGATTTAAAAAGTCAAATAATTTCTATTGTACCCCGAAATATTGTAAATCGTGTTTTAAAAGAAAACTATAGGATGAAAGTTGAAAATGTCAATGCAGAATTTTTGGAAAGTGTTGCAATTACGAGCGCTGTTAGCGCTTTAGTACAACAATATGAACGTTCAGAAAAACAAAACATTGAACTTAAACAAGAGTTTGAAATTAAATTAAACGATTTACAAAAATTGTTAGAACGAAATCAAACAGACTTTGAGTCGATGTCAGAGTTTATATCACGAGATCCGTCTCTCAATAGAAACTTAAATGACGAGCGATTTCAAAACTTAAAGCAGGAATATGAGGAATTGTCTAGTAAATATTCGGCCTTAGAAACGATTAAAATTAAAGAAATGGAAACTATTGCTGATCAGGCTGTTAAATCAGAAATAAGTAAATTAAATACAGAAATAAATGAATTAAATTCTTTATTTGTTAAATATAATCGTAAAACTCAAGATATATTTGAATGGAAAGCTAACACGCTAAAATTATACGAAACGTTGGCGCGAACAGCAGCAGCCAGCGTACAACCAAACGTTTAATAAAATTACAAAAATACATATAATAAAATTACAAAAATACATATTCATTTTCGTCTTCGTCGAATTTCAGTAGACCCAACACGTTCATGTTTTGATATTCGCCGTTCTCGACAGTAACGTAAATAGTTACTTTGATTAAATTATCTTCCAGCAGCATAGTTAGCTGGTTGAAATCGGCGCATAGCTTTTGCAACGAATCTGTTTTGGTTTTCGTGTTCACGTAGAAAACAGATTTATTCCATTTGCTCGAATCGAATTTATTCAAGTCATCGCTTTTGAACTGCACAATGAACTTGCTATCGCCTTTATCATTTTCTTCAAATTCGTTTTTCAACATGTTTACATTGTACAAAGCGACATATTTGTTCAATCGACTAATATTGGTCTTTGTATCAGTGCAACTTTGCAAATTTAAATACGTGTCACTTTCTTTAGTCTCGCACAATTCAATACGCGTAGAATTGACCATGTTCAAATTCATATACACGTTTGATCCACTAAAAATTTGTTGACACTTTACATTGTAAATGTTGAAGATTTGGTCTTCGTTGTCTTTTAAATATTTAAACACATCGTTTATGTCATCAGACCCTTTTGTCTTGTTTTTTAATAAATTTATTAGCGTTTTCGCATTGACGGAACATTCCACTTGAACCAAATTGGAATCATCGTTGATATTTTTGTACATAATCTCAAAAACAATCTTGTACAATCCACTGTTAATTTTCTTGTAAATAAATTTATACTTTGCTAAAATATTAACGGAATTTTCATTTTCAAAACATTTGTTAGTCAAATACTCGCTTATGGGCGTTGCAGTTTCAATTTTCATTTTGCATTCTTTGTATTCGTTAATCTGAATCATTTGATTAAATTTTGTTTTTACAAAATTCAAACTTATGTCATAACATTTACCTTCTTCCATATCTTTAAAAGATTGTGAATCGCCGTAGTATTCTTGAATTTTGTTGTCTGACATTATGCGAAAAGTATAATGGTACTCGTTATCGATGCTCAGCGTCATTTTACTCATCAATTTACCGCTGACCGTTTTATAATTTTCTTTAATCTTCTTGGGGCTACTGGCCATGCGTTTTATAAGCGGCTCGCCGTTACTTTCTACAGACAAAGATCTTTTAGTTGCCATTTCGATATGTGGGAATCTATTCGATGGCAAATTCTTAATGGCGACGAAATCGAAGTGTCGCCCGAGCACCGTTCCTTGGCGTGGAGCGAATTAATTATAAACGTAGCCAACAACACGCCGCTCGACAACACGTTTAGAACAATGTTTAAAAAAGCTGATTTTGAAAATTTCGACTATAACACACCAATCGTGTACAATTTAAAAACCAAAACTTTAACAATGTACAACGAGAGAATAAGAGCTGCTTTGAACAGGCCCGTTCGATATAACAATCAAACGACTAATGTTAATATTGCGTACGTGTTTTTGTTATTTATTTGTATAGTTTTGTTGAGCGTGTTGGTCGTCTTTTACGATAACAACGTTGTAATCAACAAAAATGTTGCAGAAAAAATTAAATAAACTCAAAAACGGTTTAAACAAGTTCAGCAACAAGTCTGTGATTAGTGCTCGCTCTAAATTATTTGATAAACATCCGACGCGCAAACCTAGATGTTGGCGAAAACTATCGGAGATCGACAAAAAATTTAATGTTTGTAAACACGTTGATACATTTTTGGATTTATGCGGTGGGCCGGGCGAGTTTGCCAACTACACCATGTCATTGAACCCGCTTTGCAAAGCGTATGGCGTCACGTTGACAAATAATTTAACGTGCGTGTACAAACCGACAATATACAAACGCAAAAATTTTGCAACCATTACGGGACCCGACAAGTCTGGCGATGTGTTTGATAAAAATGTTATATTTGAAATTAGCGTCAAATGCGGTAACACGTGCGATTTGGTGCTGGCGGACGGTTCGGTTGATGTTAATGGACGCGAAAACGAACAAGAACGTCTCAACTTTGATTTAATCATGTGCGAGACGCAAATAATTTTAATCTGCCTACGCACCGGCGGCAATTGCGTTTTAAAAGTTTTTGATGCGTTTCAACGCGAAACGATTCAAATGTTAAACAAGTTCATTAACCATTTTGAAAAATGGGTTTTATACAAACCGCCTTCTTCCCGACCCGCCAATTCAGAACGATATTTAATTTGTTTCAACAGATTAGTCACACCGTATTGCAACGATCATGTAATTGAGTTGGAAAAACAGTTTAAAAAATATTATGACAAACAAATAAAAAACTTGAACAAGCTATTGAACCTGTTAAAAACATAGTGTATATAAAAATCCAGAAGATTTCAAGTAGATGTTAAAAATGTTCATGCAGATGTTTAAATGTTAATTAAGGAATTACTTTGGAAAATGAAAAAATGAATTTGATGCAATTTAATTTTTTGATACTCTCCACAGAGGGTAGGTTCAAAACGATGGCAAACATGTCGTTAGACAATGATCACAAATTTGAATTGGCCAAAACGGGATTGTTTTCTCACAACAACCTGATTAAATGTATAGGTTGTCGGACGGTTTTTAAAAAGATCAATTCCAAACAAATCAAACGACACACGTATTCGAATTATTGCATATCATCGACTAACGCGTTGATGCTCAATGAATTGATGAGAAAAAAATCATTTGCAAGTTTTAAGAGTTGCCGACGTCAATTTGTATCTCAATCAGTGGTCGTTGAAATGTTGGCTCGACGCGGTTTCTATTATTTTGGTAAAGCTGGTCATTTGCGTTGTTCCGGATGTCATGTAATTTTTAACTATAAAAATGTGGACGACGCCCAACGCCGACACAAACAAAATTGCAAGTTTCTCAATGTAATAGAAGACTATTGTGTTATTGAACAATTCGACAAATTTGAGGAAAAAATACTCGCTACAGATTTGATTCCTCCACGGCAGAACGTTGAACCTTCGGCGCCCGCCGCCGAACCGCTAAATCAACAGGTTTCTGAATGCAAAATTTGCTTCGATAGAGAAAAATCTGTATGTTTTATGCCGTGTCGTCATTTGGCCGTGTGTGCGGAATGTTCGCGTCGGTGCAAGCGATGTTGTGTGTGTAACGCAAAAATTATGCAGCGCATCGAAACGCTACCTCAGTGAATGTTGCAAATGACCATGACGTTTCTTAAAATAAGCTATTTATAAATATTGTGTTGTATGACAAAAAAATTATTAACTTACTGCAAATTAAAAATTGTGAAAGGCTTTTCAAAAATAATTGTGAGTTTATTTTGTCGCTGCGTCGGAAAAGACGACGACAGTGACGGTGATCGGTATTATCAATATAATAACAATTGTAATTTCGTTTATATAAATGTTGTAAAATAAAAAATAACAATTATTGTACATAATGTTTTATTGTAATCAAATTAATACACCAATTTAAACATATGCTGATTTTATTTTGAATAATTTTCAAGTGGCTCGTTTCATCCAACACTATTGCGTTGTTTTCGATTAGTTTTTTCGTTAGCATTTCATCTAAATAATCAAACTGCTTGCCCGGAACGTTTAGGGTTTCTATGCTGTAATTGGGCGTATCACTGTTTAGATACTGGTTCACTTCGCGCATAATGTCCAACACATTATTCTGCAAATATATAAGCTTTGTCACCGCTTCCGCGGAAGTGTTCATGTTTCTTTTTTATAAATTAAATTGCAACAATTGTACGTGTCCACTATACAATTCGGCTTAATATACTCGTCGACGCAATCGTGTTTGCAATACAATTGCGTGTTCAACAAATTTGTAACAATGTCTTTGAATGTGCACGTTTTTATGTCACCCAACGCAACTTTTAATTCATTTTGTAGAGTTTTTAAAATTTCGTCTTTATTGTTGTCGAATTCATGCGTGTTGCGTTCCAACCACAATTTGAACGGCTCGTCTACAAAGATGCCACGCAACAGTTCATACAACTGTCTTCCCAACGAGTACACTTGATCGTACTCTTTCATGCTGACCTCTTTGCTAACGTACATTACTAAAAAATCTACAAGTATTTTCAAACATTTGTAATAGGCAACATATTGCGATTTAAGTTTTAAACCATCCACCGTGTATTCGTGCGCGCTTGAATCGACCACTTTTTGATTAATATCACAGCTTGCTGTCGGCGCGTCGACATGTTTATCGGATTCAATGTTTAATGTTTCAAAATGTTTAATAATATTCATAAAATCATCTTTCTGCTTTGATGTCGTCAATGGTAAATCTATCGAGGTGGCGACGTCTGTGCGCTCCTCTTCGGGCGCGCCATGCAAACGCAACGTAATTTTTTTGGAATCGTTTTCATCGGGCATCAAATCTGCTGTTACTTTATTGGAATTCAGCAACGACATAATCGTAGCTGCTTGTAAATTTAATAAATTAATTAAAGAATTAAATTGTATATCGCACAAATTTATTTTCATTTTTATTGATCTTACTATTAGATGCCGGTAATTGGTATGCTTAATATTAGTATGCCGGTAATTGGTACGCTTCGTCCATTTTTGTGACTAGAAAGTTTGCTAAAAAACTGAGTTCGTCCTGTGTTAAAACGTTGTCGTCCACAAACCTATGCAATATGAACGTTACACTGACATTGTTTAACAATGAATGTATCAAAAAGTCGACTTGTCGCCTATTAAGTTTACCTGAAGAGTCGACCGTTTCTACAAGTTTATAGATTTTGTTATTTTCAATTTCTTTGTTCAAAAACATGCTAACTACTTGTTTGAGTTTTAACGAGAAATCCTTGTCCGGATAAACTTGTTCGCACAGCCAACTACTAAGAGCGGTTTTGACCACAGACACCTTGGTGGTGAACGTTGTCGATTTAACAAGTTCGGTAAAAAAATTTTTCATTAAATTGGACATTTTAACTTGCGCTTATCAATCAATTGAGCTGGTATTTTTGTTTAGAATCGCGTCAAGCGCTTGCTCAATTTCCAATTTTTTTCGGACGCTCTTAGCTTTATGGCTCGGTATATTGTCCACGTCGGACTCTGTGTTCTTACTTATAATGGCCGGACTGACGATAATAAACACGAGTAGCAATATTAGTAGATATAGAAAAATGCTGTTTTCCTTTTTGTCGTATACCAAACTAAATATGGCCAATGCACCCAGCAACAGATACAAATTCATTTTTATTCCCTTACTTTATTCGTTGCGATAATATAACAACGATTCTCCCGACGAACCGGACGAGTTGCGATTATGCCGCGTGTCGTCTTCGCTATTGTTGTTGTTGGTGTCGTTTTCGTCTTCACTACTCGTTTCGTCTAAACCTATATTGTATTTGTTCAAATAATGTTTGGTGCTTGCGGAAGATTCGTGGTTCATTAATTTGGCCACTTTTTGTATAGGCATACCACTATTGTACAGGTTGCTACTCAAATAGTGTCTTATCATGTTGCTGCGCGGCCGTTCCATCTCTACGCCCGACTCTTCGAGAAGTCGTCTGAAATCTTTGAAAGGCGTAGAGGTGTTTTTAGATATTTGCAAAATGGTTGGGTTTCGTGAATAAATCTCGCGTGCCAGTTCCAATGGTTTCATTTTGATACTATTGAGCGTATTATTGCGACTGCGTTTGCGCTTTAAATTAATCGTGTCACTGTGCAGTTTTCCTCTTTTAATCAATACATTGAGATCGTTTACGCTGAGCTGGCGCGCCTCGTTAATTCTCATACCCGTTCCCAACATGATACAAAACACTATTGCGCCCCTAATTAGTCCGCGATCGTGAACATAATCACTGTTGAGCATTTTAATTTTATCACTAATAAAATTTAATATGGTATCTATTACGTTTTTAAGCATCAAATTCTTCTCTTTTTCTCTGATATTTTTTAGCTCCTTGTCGCGCGGCAGCATAACCATGCGGGGAATTTTGTACTCGGGCAAATTTATCATATTGGTGTAAAAGTTTATGGTCAACTGCAATGTTTCTTTAGTGACCGAACGAAGTTCGAGCATGCGCCGGCACAGTTCTTGAGGATCGATGAGAAGTGTTTGGCTTTCTATCGAGTCAAACTCTTTGTCCAACGAGTACGACATATCTTCCAAATAAACGTCGTCTACCGAGCAATAAACAATTTTAATGAATCGAGACTTGTAACTTTTCAAAGTGGTGGGCGCAAACGGTTTGGGAAACATATACTTGCTCCACAGACTGTTGTTTTTCACCTCGTCGGGCGTGCATCGTTGCCGGTCGGTGGCCAAATCGAATACAGCCTCGAACCGGGGGGCGGATTGAATTTTTATTTTCCAAGAGTTAAAATTGTTTTCGTTGCGAACATTAAAACCGTTCATTGTGGATTAATCGAATTTATTAAAAACAAAAGGAGAATTGGTATCAATATTATCCAAATATTGTTGTTGTTCTCTTAATATTACAAAATAATATATTACATACAGCAGTAAAAATAAAGCTACAAAAGCGACTACACTAATCAAAATTATAATTCCTGCCGACATGTTGCTCGTTGCGTTGTCGTATCCCATCATGTCGTTTTTAGGCGGCTCGTTAAATTGTTGCGGCTCGTTGGCGGTCTCGTCGTCGTTGAGAGCCAATTTCAACGGGATGTATTCCACCTTTTCGTGGCTGCCCAAACGATAGTAGGGTACGTCCAAATTCATGTTTACAGCTTATTTGCTAACAAAAATTTATGCAACAAAAATGGTTGGGCTTTGATGAGACGTAATTTGAAATACTTGCTGCATTTACGCTTAAGATTGTATTCCATGCGGGCAGCAGTCTTGTAGTCATACGCGCTCGCGCTGTGATACACGAGCCGTAAATCTTTTGCGTTGCGCAAACACTTGGCACCTTGTTTGTTCGAATGCTGCTTTATACGCCTGTTAAGATCGCTCGTAATGCCCGTGTATAATTTTCCATTGTCTTGCCTCAAAATGTATACGCACCACACTTTGTTGGTGTACAAAGTAGTCGTCATAATTATACAATGCCACCTTTCGTGATCGGCCGAGTAATGTTAGGCGTAGACGCGGCAATAATCGCGTTGGCGTCCTTGTTGTAATTTATTTGTTGAAAAATGAAACGTCTTAGAGTTTCGTTTTGAAACGCCAATTCGGTCAGACTTTCTTGACAAGCGCTTTTGGTCAAATGAGCGGCCGGCGAATTGACCGCGTTGGCGGCTGACGTTAAAAAGGTAGCGTTTTGGAACATGCTGGGCTGCTTGCCGGCTCGTGTCGCCAACTCGGCCATGTAATTGAATATGTTGGCCGTTGCTGATAGCGGTGCCAAAAACGCAACGTTTTCTTTTAGACTCATGACTCGCGCTCTATTTTTTTCGTTCAACACGTAATGGTAGTAGTCGCCGCCGCCGGCAAACAGATCGTCTATCACGGCGTTAATCAGATCGTTGATCATGTTGATGTGCGGAAAACGACGCGACTCGACTGCGCTTTGTATGTTTGGCGGCAGAGTGGCGTGCTTGAGCAACAGAGTCATGTAATTGTTGGCCAACTGCTGATTGAACGGAAGCGGAATGGGAATGTTGCATGTCACCGATTCCGCAACCATGTACTGAACGGCCATGCTGACTTGTTTGGCGGCCTCGGCCAAAGCGTCTTTTCCCAACATATCGGCGCCACCGTTGTAAAACTTTTGCGCGTACGCCGGCAACGAATTTAGCACAAACGATGGCTGAAATATGTTTGAGTCGCTCGACAGAGATTCGGACGCATTGATTTGTCCCAACTCTTTTTGCAATCGAATCAGGTGACGTATCATGGTTTCCTCCGACTCAAACCGCTTTACCACATTTACGCTGATTGGGTTTGTGTCAATGCACATGTCGCGTATGGTGTTTATAAAAAGAATCATGAGAGGACTAAGTTCCGACATGTCATTGCATCTGTAATATCTAATAATTTTTTGAACAAAATCCACACATTTGTTGTACCAAATAGATTCGCCGGCATCGAGTGTCGGTTCTTTTCTTTTGTTGAACAGCGTTGCCGACGAGTTTGCGATGTTGCTGCGGCTCGTGTAATCCATACTGTTGTCACGCGTGTTTACAACGGTCGTGGGCACCGTCGCCGGCGGCACGTACCCAGACGTGTTGTAAGTTTGTGCGCTGGTAAATATGGCCGTTGCCGGATTAGAGGGAGGCGGACGGGTATTGTAATAAAAATTACCACGTTCATCTGTCATACTTTTTATTTGCACTCTTATGATTACAAAACTCAATAGACGGATTACTTATAATATAATTGTTGTGACAAAACAGCGATATCAAAATTAACAGAATTATCAGCAAGTTAATCATGGAAAATTTTTCAACATTGAATATCAACAACAAAATGGCACAGGTTAAAAGCACCGTTTGAAAACTGATGCGACGACACAAGATGCTTTCGCAATTTTTAAACGCCACATTAAACGAATTTTCACCTTTAATATAATTACGCAATTCTTTTTTACAACATTCATCGCACAGAATTAACACCTTCATAATTAGCCCATCGGTGTGTATCGTTTGAAATGTACGCGGTTGACTGCCTGGATGAAATTCAAACGAGTACCCAGTGGACACTTGTATCTCTGCAAAATAATGGGCCAGCATCGAAGCGCCCGTTTTTTTAACCTTTACTTTGGATATTTTAATAACATTAATATTGTTGTTTTCAAAGCTTTTGTTTGCGTGATCGTCGTACAAATAATGAATCAGCAATTCACTATCATATTTAACTTTGTTCAGCGTTGTCAAGTTTTTGTTTCTTAGCCGCTGGAACGTTTCCGTCATAGACATCTTCTTCCAAATCGAGTCCAGAAACGACGTCGTTTCCTTTTTGCTCATCGACAGCGGCGGTTCCGTCGTCGTCATTTTCGGTTTCTACAATGCTTTTGGGTGACGATGCGTCTACAACAACGTCCGTCTTACTATTATCAGATTGCCAAATTTTTGTTTGAAATAACAACTGATTCTTGTTTAACTTTATTTCGGCACAGTTAAACATTATTGCATTAAGATCATACTCGCCGTTTTGTACCAAATTGCACAAAATACCATAGTTACCGCACGACACTGTAGAGTAAGCGTTTTTGTACAACAATCCGAGTTGCGGCGAGCTAGCCACCTTGATAACATGCGCGCCGACGCCCCGTTTTTTTAAGTAATATTCGTCTTCGATTATAAAATCTAGTACGTTTTCATCGTCATCATTAATTTGAGCGTTTACGATGATGTCTGGCGTGGTGTTGGTCATGCTCGTCATTTTTCTTATAATAGCGTTTACTTTAATGTACTTAGCGATTTATTTTGAATTTGACGAAACGACTTTCACCAAGCGGCTCCAAGTGTTGACTGAATATGTAAAGCGCACCAACGCATACGAACCCACACCTGACGTAATAGGCTACGTGTCGGATATTATGCAAAACACTTATATTGTGACGTGGTTTAAAACCGTCGACATGTCCGACTATCACAACAGCGTGCACGATGATCAGATTGAAACTTTTGATTTCTTAGATCAAAAGTTCAAACCCGTTGATAGAATTGTACACGATCGTGTTAGAACAAATGATGAAAATCCCAACGAGTTTATTTTAGCCGGTGACGATGCCGACGTGACTATGAAATGTCCCCCATATTTTAATTTTGATTATGCACAACTGAAATGCGTTCCCGTGCTGCCGTGCGACAACAAGTCTGCAGGTCTCTATCCCATGAACGAACGTTTGATCGACACATTAATGTTGAACCAACACTTGGACAAAGATTATTCTAGCAATTCGCATCTGTATCATCCCACGTTCTATCTGAGATGTTTTGCAAACGGAGCACACGTGGTTGAAGAATGCCCAGATAATTACACGTTTGACGCGGAAACCGGCCAGTGTAAAGTTAACGAATTGTGTAAAAACAGGCCGGACGGCTATATACTCTCATATTTTCCTTCTGATTTGCTCGTTAACCAATTTATGCAGTGTGTCAATGGACGTCACGTCGTAGGCGAATGTTCCGCGAATAAAATATTTGACCGCAATCTAATGTCGTGCGTGGAGGCACATCCGTGCGCGTTTAACGGCGAGGGACACACGTACATTACGGCCGACATTGGCGACACTCAGTATTTCAAATGTTTAAACAATAACGAATCACAGCTAATTACATGCATCAACCGGGTCAGAGACTCTGATAACCAATACAAATGCTCCGGCGACTCCAGATGTATCAATTTACCAAACGGTACAGGCCAACATGTATTTAAACATGTCGATGAAAACGTTTCGTACAACATAGGCCAATTGGTGTGTGATAATTTTGAAGTTATTTCCGATATCAAATGCGATTCATCGAACGTGTTTGACAACAAGTTATTTATGAATAAATTTAGATTAAATATAGAATTCCCAACTGAGGTATTTGAAAATAACGCGTGCGTACCATCCACCGTGGATAACGTCAACTTTTTGAGTTCCACGTTTGACATCGAAAATATTCCAAATCATTATGGCATCAACATGCAAACCTCCATGTTGGGTATGACGGAAATGATTAAACATTTGATTTCCGGAGATCTATCGTCTGGCGAAGACGAAGTTTTTGCTCAATGGCTTTTATATGCAAAAGACAAAGACGCCATCGGACTTAATCCGTTCACGGGTGAACCTATCGATTGTTTTGGAAACAATTTGTATGACGTGTTCGATGCAAAACGTGCAAATATTTGTGACGATTCAGGAACGAGCGTTTTAAAAACGCTCAATTTTGGCGATGGCGAGTTTTTAAACGTACTCAGCGACACATTGACCGGAAAAGATGAGGATTATCTTCAATATTGCGCTCTTTCCTACGAAAATGGCCAAAAAATCGTAAAAAGCGAACATTTTAAGAGGCGTATATTAACAAATATACTACAGTCGGACGTTTGTGCCAACATATATACTACACTGTACCAAAAATATACTACACTTGCTTCAAAATATACTACAACTCCGTTTCAATATAACGACACTTTCGTAAAACGGTCTAAAAATATGGAAGTATATGAGGTAAATACACGTTTTAAAAACGCTACGATTTTGAAAAACGCTACTGATATTCCGCCTCTATTTAATCCCTTTCAAAACCAGCCAAAAAACAAGCAAAATGATTCTATTCTACCTCTGTTTAACCCTTTTCAAACGACCGACGTCGTATGGTACAGCGAACCAGGCGGTGAAGACGATCATTGGATAGTGCCGCCGCCCGTAGAATCGACGCCTACACCTGAACCTTCACCTTCACCTGAACCCGGTCCGCCTTCACCCCCTCCACTAATATTAGAAGACAAAGATTTATTTTATTCATGTCATTACTCGGTTCCGTTTTTTAAGATGACAAGTTGTCATGCAAAAAATGACGTCATTGTTGATGCTCTAAACGAGTTACGTAACAATGTTCAAGTGGACATGGATTGTGAATCGGCCAAAAACTTATCGCACGTTTTAAACGCTTACGCGTATGTAGGCGATGGGATCGGTTGTAGATCCGCGTACGATGGAAACGCAATAGTGGTAAAAAAAGAGACTGCGCCTAGTCACGTGTACTCCAACCTAAACACGCAATCTAACGACGGTGTCAAATACAATCGTTGGTTACACGTCAAAAACGGCCAATATATGGCATGTCCCGAAGAATTGTACGATAACAACGAATTTAAATGCAACGTAGAAATGGATAAATTATATTATTTAAATAATTTACAAGAAGATCACATTGTATAATATCCGCCGAAATCGTGTATGTTTTACGAGTAGAATCGTACTCGTAAAGCGAGTTCAGAAAAACAAATGACATCATTTCTTGATTATGTTTTACGAGTAGAATCGTACTCGTAAAGCCAGTTCAGTTTAGAAAAACAGATGACATCATTTCTTGATTATGTTTTACGAGTAGAATCGTACTCGTAAAGTTAGTTCAGCCGAGTTCAGAAAACAAATTAGTCATCCCATGATTATGTTTTACGAGTAGAATCGTACTCGTAAAGCGAGTTCAGACGAGTTCAGAAAAACAAATGACATCATTTCTTGATTATGTTTTACGAGTAGAATCGTACTCGTAAAGCCAGTTCAGTTTAGAAAAACAGATGACATCATTTCTTGATTATGTTTTACGAGTAGAATCGTACTCGTAAAGTTAGTTCAGGAAAAAGCGAGTTCAAAAAAACAAATGACATCATCCCATTAAATGACGAAAAACAAATTAGTCATCCCATGATTATGTTTTACGAGTAGAATCGTACTCGTAAAGCGAGTACAGTTCAAAAAAAAAAAAAAAAAAAAAAACAAATGATATCATATGTTATGCAACGTCAGTTCAGCTGAGTTCAGAAAAACAAATGAGTCATTCCCATGATTATGTTTTACGAGTAGAATCGTACTAGTAAAGCGAGTTCAGTTCAGAAAAACAAATGATTCATTATTTCACTTCACCAGAAAAACAAATGAGTCATTCCCATGATTATGTTTTACGAGTAGAATCGTACTCGTAAAGCCAGTTCAATTCAGAAAAACAAATGAGTCACAGATGACATCATTTTTTGATTATGTTTTACGAGTAGAATTGTACTCGTAAAGCCAGTTCGATTTAGAAAACAAATGAGTCATCCCATGATTATGTTTTACGAGTAGAATCGTACTAGTAAAGCGAGTTCAGTTCAGAAAAACAAATGACATCATTTATTGACTCATTTATGATTAAGCGAGTTCAACAGAGTTCAGAAAAACAAATGAGTCATCCCATGATTATGTTTTACGAGTAGAATCGTACTCGTAAAGCGAGTTCAGTTAAGAAAAAGGTTATGAGTTTTGGAAACAAAACAAAATAAACAAGGGAATATTATAGAATTATATTTATTAATTTATTGTAACATTTGTGACATATTTTTAATGTTATATTCGTTTTGTAATAAATGTTTATTATTTAGCTTGGCTTTTTACATTGTATTGCGATTTGACAATTATGCGTTCGTTTCACCTACAACATTAGGCACAATAACCGCCGCTGCACCTTCTCCGCCGCCCAAGGTAGCGTTCGGATTCGCTCTAAGTAAAAAGTCGTTTCGCAAAAAGTTGTTTTCTGAATTGATTATTTGGTACCCCAAAAATAGCGGTACGTAAGTAGGGTATTCTTCGTAACCGCTTAGCGTCCTGTCCAGCTCGCGTGTGTCACCTTCAAATTTTAGAACGTTTCTAATTTGCAAGCGATTAGGTTGGCTTCTCATGACGTCACTGCTTCTTATCGGGTTATACAATTCGGTGCCGTTGGGCACAGACGCCACTAGCCCCGTATCGTTGATTACACACGTAGCGCAATTTCTAAACCTCAATTCCTCCGTATCAATCTGCAAGTACTCCGGTGCTACTGCGCGTCGAATTAAATTTTGCAAAAATCCGCTGTAATTGTTAAAAAATTGATCGCCAACGCCGCCTCGTCCCGCTCGAGCGTTTGCCACGTCAAAGAAACGCAACTCATCACGCGACACCCTCGAACAAAACGTGTTTGGGTTTGTGGTGTCGAGAATGTTTTTTGTAGTTGAATAAACGCTGTGTATGATGCGCTGCGTGTTCATTGTGAAACCTTCGTTATATTTTAGATTGTCGCATATAGTGTTAACTGCGCTTTCGTTGTTATAAATCAAATGAAAGATTAGCTGTTCAGCTTGCATCATACTGTTTAGATTAAACACTTCTTGATAATTGTTCGCGCTCGGAATTAAAATTCGCTTGACGCCTCTCTCTTTATTTCCAACTAAATGCCTGGCGATCGTCATTTTAAATTGGTTGTCGTCCTCGTCAAAAATTGGCAAAACCATTTTTGACATTTTAAAACGTTTTATGAGGTGGTTGTTGCAAATAAACCATCCGTCGTCGTTATACGCGTCGGGCGAACACGGCGATTTGTACGTTATACACGCGTCGAACGACACGATGGACGCGAAAATGCATCGATTGAGTTTCATTTGTCTCGGCGCCATACCCACGGGCACTAGCGCCATATTGTTGCCGTTATAATTATGGATTACGGCGATTTTGTGATTGAGAAAGAAATCTCTTATTCAATAAATTTTAGCCAGGATTTGTTGTATAAAATTTTAAATTCTTATATTGTTCCTAATTATTCGCTGAAACAACAATATTTTGATTTGTACGACGAAAACGGATTTCGAACTCGTATATTTATTCAAAACTCTTGCAATAACATAATATCAAGCGTAAAAAAGACTAATTCCAAACACGAAAAATTTGTTTATTGGCTTAAAAACACCAATACATTGGTGCCTTTGGTGTGGAGAGAAAGCAAAGAAATTAAACTGTCTTACAACAGTCTTTCGCAGACTTTAACCAAATTAATTAAAGTTTACGTTTATCAACACGAAAAAATTGAAATTAAATTTGAACATGTATATTTTTCGAAAAGTGACATCGATCTATTTGATTCCACGATGGCAAACAAGATATCCAAACTTTTGACTTTGTTGGAAAACGGAGACCTTTCAGACACGTTGCAAAATTCGCAAGTGGGAAGCGATGAAATTTTGGCGCGCATGCGTCTCGAATATGAATTTGACGGCGACACGCCCGACGACGCGCAGCTAAACGTGATGTGTAATATAATTGCAGACATGGAATCGTTAACCGACGCTCAAAACATATCACCGTCCGTACCACTAACCACGTTGCTCGACAAGATGGTACCTCGAAAATTTGAACGGGAACAAAAAATAGTGTACGGCGATGACGCGTTCGACAACTCGTCCGTAAAAAAATGGGCGCTCAAATTGGACGGCATGCGGGGCAGAGGTTTGTTTATGCGCAATTTTTGCATCATTCAAACTGACGACATGCAATTCTACAAAACCAAAATGGCCAATGTGTTTGCACTAAACAACATCGTGGCCTTTCAATGTGAAGTTATGGACAAACACAAGATTTACGTTACAGATTTATTGCAGGTGTTTAAATACAAATACAACAATCGAACACAATACGAGTGCGGTGTAAACTCGTCGTACGCTATAAACCCGGTGACGGCCATCGAATGTATAAACTACATGAACGATAACATACAAAACGTCGTGTTGACCGACACCTGTCCCCAGATTGAATTGAGATTTCAGCAATTCTTCGATCCGCCTCTGCAGCAAAGTAATTACATGACCGTGTCTGTCGACGGATTTATCGTGCTCGATTCTGCGTTGCGATACGTTAAATATAAATGGATGCCGACAACCGAGTTAGAGTACGACGCCGTGAACAGAACGTTCAATACTCTCGACAAGCCATTGAACGGTTTTATTATTTTAACCGATTTGCCGACGTTGTTACACGAAAACATTTACGAATGTGTGATTACAGACACGACAATAAATGTGTTGAAACACCGTCGAGACCGAATTATTCCAAATTGAAGTGCTTTGAGATCTAAAATAAATTAAATATCAAAAAGATGTTGTATTATTGCAAATTTAACAATTTTTTGTATTCTCCCCATGTCATGCGTTCGAAATGAGCTGGCGGTTTTTTATTTCTTTGTATCCACTTGTAATCGTTAATGTGATTGTGAAAAGTCATGCTAACGTGGGCCATTAAATTTTTCATGAGTACATTATTCGACAAGTCTGCGCCCGTCGTTTCCTGCTGGTATGAATCGACAAACGTGATATCTATACCGTATTTTTCTTTGTCGAGTGCAATTTCTATTAACTCGATGTGGTAAATGATAAACCCTTTGACGTTCATATAATGGTCGCGACACATGGCACACTGTAGTATAAAAAATACATTGTAAAATAGAACCTTCATCGTTTTCAACTGTTGCATGACAAAATCTAAACTGCTCTTGTCTCGCGTATACACCATGTCGTCGATGATGAGACTGAGAAAATGTATGGTGTCCCATATTGTGGTAAACGTGTAAGTAAAACTCTTGGGCTGACATGAACGTAAATTAAGTTCTGTGGTTTTGTCAATAAATTCTATGCGAAACTGTTGCAAGTCCATGTCGGGGGACGCGTTAATCGCCCATTCAATCAATTGTTGCACCTCGTACTTCTGAATGTCTTTATACTTCATTAAACACGCAAAATGATATAAGTAAGCTGCTTGCGAAGACAACAGTTTGGTTAGGTGCGCCGATTTAGAGGCTCGCAAAAGATCTATCAGACGAAACGAATATAAAAGATAGCTGTCTTTGTAGCGAGAAAAAAGCGGCGTCAACGGTATCATGGCGGCGATTGGTAAAACAATAGTTTTATACTTATGTCAAGCGCCGACTACGGTGTCGTTGCACGTCAGCGGGGACACGGACGAAGACGAGCCTATTATTTATTTTGAAAATATTACAGAGTGTCTTACGGACGACCAATGCGACAAGTTTACTTACTTTGCTGAACTCAAACAGGAGCAAGCCTTATTTATGAAAAAAGTATTTAAACATCTGATGCTTAAAAACGAGGGCGCCTTTAACAAACACCACGTATTGTTTGATGCGATGATTATGTATAAGACGTATGTACAATTGGTTGACGAATCTGCGTTTGGAAGCAACGTTATTAACTATTGCGAACAGTTTATCACGGCCATTTTTGAAATTTTTACGCTCAGCAGCAAAATCATTGTGGCCGTGCCAGTCAATTGGGAAAACGATAATTTAAGTGTACTTTTGAAACATTTGCACAACCTAAATCTCATTGGAATTGAAATTGTATATTAAAACAATCATGTGGACACTCGTGTTAGTTGTTATTCTGCTCATTGCATTTTATCTCTATTGGATGGGTAAATTGAATCTCAATTCCATAACCGAGTCGTCGCCTAGTTTAGCGCAGAGCAGCGATTCGTTGCAATTAGACGAGGCCACCAAACAACTAAATCTAAAATTGAATAATGGCCGAGTAGCTAACTTGCGCATTGCACACGGTGATAACAAATTAAGTCAAGTGTACATTGCCGAAAAACCGCTATCTATAGACGATATAGTCAAAGAGGGATCCAACAAAGTGGGCGCTAACGGAATCTTTCTAGGCACTGTATACGATTATGGAATTAAATCGCCGAACGTGGCCAGCACATCTAGTAATGTAACCATGACGCGCACCACCTCAAACTTTGACATCAAGGAATTTAAATCCATGTTTATCGTATTCAAGGGCGTGACGCCCACTAAAACTGTAGAAGATAACGGTATGTTGCGCTTCGAAGTCGACAACATGATTGTGTGTTTGATCGATCCTAACATAGCGCCGCTGTCCGAACGTGAAGTGCGCGAATTGCGTAAATCTAACTGCACGCTGGTGTACACTAGAAACACGGCAGCTCAGCAAGTTTTGTTAGAAAATAACTTTATTATCATTAACGCTGAACAAACTGCTTATCTCAAAAATTACAAATCGTACAGAGAAATGAATTAATAAAACAAATATTATTTTATATTTTATATTTTATTTATTAACATACAAAATTTGGTACATTGGTGTTTAAATCGTTTCTGTTCAAAGCCATGCTCATGTTATAAAACACTTTTGTATTTTCGTTGTAATTATTTTTAAAAACCTTTTTTAATTGTTGTAATAAAAATTGTTCATTAAATTCAAAACACTTTGAACTGCTTGCGTTTACATTCTTGTTTATATTCTTTTTGTAATTATACTGAACAAACGAAGGATGCAAAAAGTTTTTCAAATGATTCTGCACGGCAATATCTATCATCTCCTCCATTTTATCCTCTCCTATTGTAACAGTGGTATTGCGGGTCGTTTTAATGTTTAAAATGTAAACGAGCGCGTACAACGGACTATTGTTGATGCTTAAGCACATCAAGTTGTGTTTATGCATGGGGTCGTTGTTTAGCAGCGTTTTGTATATCACAAATCCCGTTTTGGGGTCGCGTCTGTACATCAGTACGTGCGATAAGAACAGACGCACCGGCGTTACAAGCGACTCATAATACAAACTTTCTATCGGAAACCGTTCGGACTTGATGTGTTCGTACACGGAGCCGGCAAACTTGACTCCGTCAACAAACTTATGATTTGTGTAAACGATCAAAAATCTATCTTGAACACCGTCGTCATAATCGTCCACGTATAGCGGCTTGTTGTTAACAATTAACATTTTGTAGTTCGCTTCGTACTTTAGCAACCCTTGGTATTTTCTGCTTTTGGAATCGCTCTTGCTAGAGTCGGCGTGCTTCTTGAAGTATGATTCGCTACATTGTTTCAACTCGTTGATGGTGTACAACTGTGAGTTGAGTTTGCTGACTTCTTTGTCACTCGTTTCTTTGTTGGACTCTCCACTGTGGTTGTCGTCGTCAAATTTGTGCATTAACACCAAATAGTCCAACAACTCAAAAAACGACGACTTGCCCGAACCCGGCGCGCCTGGCATATAAACAGCTTTCTTTCCGTAATCGACGGGAATGGCCAAACTAGCGGCGAAATGCATCAACATATTAGCATTCGCGTGATTAAAATTGGTGAAGCGTTTAAAATACAAATAGCCTTCGACAATCTTTTTCAAATAATTGTACGAGTATTCTTTCAAGTCCAATTTGGACATGATGATGCGCATGTAGAACCGAGTCAGCCAAGTGGGCAGATCGTCCGTACTGCGCGCTAATATGATTTTATCCCACCATACATTGTATTTTTTCAAGATCTTTAACGTGTCGGCGTGATGAGTGTAAAATTTGGAAACGCTATCCGATTCTTCAAACTGAACATCGGGTTCGCGTGCAACATCATCGCGCAATTCGGTCAAAAACAAGCGTTTATCATTAAATTTGCCCATCAAAACGTCCACATACTCGATTTTGTGAATTGTTCGATATAAATACTGAATGATTCTGTTGTGTTCTTTGAAAAAAAATTCGCCGTGTTGATTAACAAAATCGCTGTTCGTGCGAATTAACGCGGTCGACACGTATGTCCTGTTGTTAAAAATTAACATCCAAATCAATTCGCTCAATTCTGTATCGTTTCCAAATAAATCTGCCATCAGGCAAACTTTTAAAGCTTTTCTGTTAATTTTTATTTTTTTGTAACATTTGCACTTTGGTCGAGATCCCGATACGGTCGACCGGCACGGTTTGCATTTTAGGTTGTGCAACATGTCCAAAACTCTGTTCTTGTTCACATACAGAGCGAGCGTAATCAAATTTTCATCGTCCAAATTCCACAAATCTCGAAACATGTTGTTCAACGCGATTCTCATATCAGCTTGACACGTGTTACAATTACCCATATAGTTAACTATGGCCATGTTAGTTTTTAACATTTTTACATCTCTGCACATTTTGGCGATGTGATAGATCCTATAAATGTTGAGCTCGTCAACACTGGTAGATAGCATGTAGTTAAACGCGTCATCGGACAAATATTTTTCGTCGGTGGGCTTTTTAAACGTTTGCGGCAACGTGGTGCCTAGTAAAAATGGGCAGCTCGAATGAAAGCTGTTGGTAAACACGTTGTAGACACCGTGCGTTGTAAGGTACAAATATTTCCAATTGTTAAATTTTATGTTGCTCAACCTGTAACAATTACTTTTGGTCAATTTGAACAAGTCATCCTCCTTTTTTACAATTTGATAGTGTTTGCCGTTGAAAACCAAATTGACTCCGGTCACTACGTTTTCCAATTTTCTAAAAAATCCTTTACACACAATATCAGAAGACAATTTTAACGCCATCACATTCTCGTACGTGTACGCCCATAATTCATCAAAATCTGAAGTTTCGTTTTTGGCTGATTGAGTCAGATATATCATAAAGTGTATACCAAAATAATAGCCCAATGACACAGACAATTTGTTATCTTCAAAGTCGAACCAATGATTGCAAGCCCTGTTAAACACTATTCTGTCTTGTTTTTTATATGGCTCGCATCGTTTTAGAGCTTCGTTTAGAGCTTCTTTGTCGCAGTCAAATAGCGATTCACATAAAAGTTCCAAAAACAATTTGATGTCGGTTTCTTTGTACGAATGATTTTCGTTTTTAATTAACATTTTCCACAACACGTAGATTAAATAATCAAAATTTTTAAATTTGCTTTTTACAAAATATTGTTGTAGTAGGTTTGGATCGTTGGCGCGTTCGTGGGCGGCCAAAACTTTAACCATGTTCTCGTGAATTTCTGTAAGCCCCAAATTGATTTGTGCTTGAATGTAATCGGCATTTTCGCTGCTTGCCGATACAATGGGTACGATACGCGGTTTTTTGGAACGAGTTTCGATCAAGTCCACGTCGTTTTTGTCGAAATTGTTATTCTCAAACACTCTGAGACTTTTGAGGTTGACGTTAACAATATGCTTGAACTTGGGAGCCGTGATGCATTCCTCCAAATTAATGTCGTCCCGAATGTAATTGAAAAAATTTTTGTCCGAATTGACCAGCTCGCCATTTACTTTGCACGTGGCCACAGTGCCGTCGGCCATTTTGAGCATAAACAAATTTTCGTGAGAATCATCAAACTTGGTTTTTCCATTTACAAACAACGTTTGCGGCGGATCGTGATTCGTGCGCAGACTGAGCTCGACGTTGAGAAAATATTTGGGATCAAACACAAACAAATCCACGGGTCCTAGGCTCTTGTTGTGCATGATTGGTATCGTGGGTTCGATGACGATTCCAAATTTTATATTCAAAAATAGCTGCCATCCGTTGAAAGAAAAGGCTTGATCTTTGGGCCAATTGGGCCAATAATAATAATCACCCGCTTGCACGCATTTGTTAATGTATCCACGGTCGGTGCTCTTGAAAAAATCTTCAAAGTTAATATACTTTTGTATCATGTCATAGTATTTTTTTAAAATGAAGGGTTTTACAAAAATGCAAAAATCGTTGCTTTCCAAAACCCAATCGTGGTCTTCTATAGTTTCTGTTTGTTTCTCTGCACATTCTTCGCTGTCTTCGCTAGCGTTCATATCGTGCTTTGCGCACGGACCGTTGAAATTGTTTCTGATTGTGTTTAAGAACTGTTGAAAGTTGTCGACGTACTCGAATAATCTACGTGTTCCCGTTCGCGTGTTTCTGATGATTAAATGATTTGCATCTTGCAAGTTGTTAATCTCGTATGTTTTGTCTTGAGGCACGTTCTTCAAAAAAAATTGTAATATGTCGTCAATCATGTTGATTATCCTTTTCGTACTCTTCGTGTTAATTTATTTAATAGTTTCGATCAAAAATCACCATCCATTCTTACATAGAATAGAGACGCTAATACAAGATTTCAACAACACATTGTTGTTTGGTGCGTATATTAAAATTTACGATTTAAGCACGTCCGCGCACACTGAACGTTTGTTTATTATTGCACCCGAAAATGTGGTGTTGTATAATTTTAACAAAACACTCTATTATTATCTTGATTCGTCAAACGTGTTTTGTCCCAACGAGTTTAGCGTGACAACATTTACACAATCTACTATTAAAACGATCAACGAAACAGGAATATACGCCACCGCATGCACGCCGGTCAGCAGTCTGACGCTAATTGAACATTTTACAACATTAAAAAATAACGTGCCCGATTACACGCTCGTGTTGGACGCGGCCGAGCAGATTCAGTTCACGATCGTGGACATTATCAATTTCCTCATTTACAACGGTTACGTGGATTTAAAAGAGCTTGCAGAAGCCTAACAGGCAGTAGCAAGCCGAGGCTTAAACAGGCAAGTCGAGGCTAAACAGGCAATAGCAGTAGCGACAATGGAAAACCATCCAATTATGGGAAAACTGGGAAAACATCAGAGGGACATTCTGATGGCTACGATAATACATCGAGACGAGGACGACATGTTTTTAAAGAAGATTCAGGAGTCGAATCCCGTCGAGTTGGCCGAGTGGCGGCGTTTGGAAAAAATGGGTATACATGGGATGGTGGCGGGAGGATTTGCTGCGTACACCATGGGTTTGACGACCTGTTACTCGGACGTTGACTTTTACACCAGATTCTGCGAGGTTTCGTTGAAAACCTTAATCGAAAGCGGGGATTATGAACACAATTATGTGTGCATATGTGGTAGGTCCTATGTAATAAATCATAAATATTCCAAAATACAAATTATATTTATGCAAAAAGGAGAATCCAAAGCCAACGACGATCTATCGTTTTACTACGAAATATTGAAAAGTTTTGATATGGTTTTGTGCAGCAAAGGGTTTATTCTGGAAGAAGCCGGAAATCATACCGAGCGTTTAAAGTATATAAACGTCAATTATGATTCCGAACGACCATCATTTAAGCGCGCAATAAAATACCAAAATCGATTTAAACATTTTGGCGTGCCATCGACTCTGCAAGAATTGTGTCAATCTAAAATTCTAAAACTCGATCCCAATTACAAAAAACTATATTTTATAATACCACATTATTGTGGATGATAAAATTGTAATAAAAAAATTAATTTATTCTAGTTTTTTATTTGAAGCGTACAAATTGTCATATTCTGTGACGTTGTAGAGTATTTCGTCATGATAGCGGTGCCAGTCGTGCACGGGCACGGGACAGCGTTTTACGCGCACGTAGTAGTCGTACGCGAAGTTGTTACTCGGAAGGTCGTCGACCAGTGTGATAGATTTGAAAAAATTTACATTTTTATCGCTCAAATATTTAATTACAATTTTTGGCGATTTGGGTATATTGTTGTCTGATATGTCGAAAATAAATTTATTTTCGATAAAACGCTTTTTTAAATTGTAATCTACAATAGCGTTGTGTGAATTTTTAACTAAATCTGAGCGCTCTTCTTTAACGTTGGAACCTTCGCTGATAATAATATCAAAATATCCTTCTAAATCTGCGTCTTTCATCGAGTGTACTACATGATCTCTACTGCCATACGACCACAACACTAAAACGCAACCCATGTCGTGCAACTCCTGCAAGCTATCATACACAAATGGATCTCTGATCTGAATCTGTTCCTCTTCGGTTATGAGAGTGCTGTCCAAATCAAACACGACTACGTGAGGAAATCCCCACGTTAAAGATTCACTTTTGAGAGAGACCACTTTGTAGTGTGGCAATAGAAACCACTCTTTAAGAAACGAATACATTGGCGGTTTGTTGCTAAGTATGCACATGTGGCCCAACACGGACGTTTTGAATGCATGTTTAATATTGTGTCTAATGTCGCGCATGTCGTCGGCTGGCGCTTTAAATATTTGCATAGAATAATTGTAATTATTTTCTATAATTTTGCACAGTTGTGGGTCGTTGCAAAATTGAAATATTACATATTCAAAAAATTTATACTTTTCAAACCCAAGGTATTTGAGGTCGGCGTATTCGCTTAAGACGAGAACATGCCTTTTGATGATGGCGTCGTTAAGACGCAAACAGATCCATTTGCTTTGAAGCGAGGAGGCCATAATGTAAAAAAATGGACCAGTTATTCCTTATTTAAAATATTTAAAGAGTTTCGTGTAAACAAAAACTATTCTAAACTAATAGATTTCTTGACAGAAAATTTTCCCAGTAACGTCAAAAACAAAACGTTTAACTTTTCGTCTACTGGTCATCTGTTTCACTCGTTGCACGCATACGTGCCCAGTGTTAGTGATTTGGTGAAAGAGCGCAAACAGATTCGCTTGCAGACTGAATATTTGACAAAGCTATTCAACAACACAATAAACGATTTTAAATTGTACACCGAATTGTACGAGTTTATCGAACGCACCGAAAACGTCGATTGCTGCTGTCCGTGTCAATTGTTGCACAAAAGTCTACTCAATACGAAAAATTACGTGGAAAATTTAAATTGCAAACTATTTGACATAAAGCCTCCCAAATTTAAAAAGGAACCTTTCGACAACATTCTTTACAAGTATTCCCTAAATTACAAAAGTTTGTTGTTGAAAAAAAAGGAAAAACACACTAGCAATAGTTGTGTACGCAAAAAGAAAATCAAACATAGGCAAATATTGAACGATAAGGTTATTTATTTACAAAACAGTAATAAAAATAAACTATTTGAGCTTAGCGGGCTCAGTTTAAAATCTTGCAGACACGATTTTGCAACAGTCGAAAGTCAAACGAGGGCAGGCGACGAAATTGCTTCGTTTATTCGCTACTGTCGGCTATGTGGAATGTCAGGTTGTTAATAGTAGCGCGTTCTGTAACTTCGGCGGCCTGTCGACGAACGGCTTCTGGATCTTCTGTATGTACGAGGTCTGCCCGGACGGCGTCTGTAGCCAGAACTTCTACGCCTGCGTGTTGAGCCATATGTGGTACCGGTCGAAGAGCGGCGACGGCGACGATAAACCATTTTTGTAATTTATGTAACTGTAATTTTTACCTTATTAATATTTTTTACGCTTTGCATTCGACGATGATTGAATTCCCAAATATATGTTCAAATCGTCTTGGTCGTTTGATTTTGTGCTGTTGTGTTTCCTAATATTTTCCATCACTTTAAATATGTTATTGTAATCCTCAATGTTAAACTTACAATTAGACACGGCATAGTTTTCCATAGTCGTGTAAAACATAGTATTGGCCGCATTGAAATACATACGATTTATCGGATACGGATCTATGTGTTTAAGCAGTCTGTTCAAAAACTCTGCATCGTCGCAAAAGGGAATTTCGGTGCCGCTGTTTATGAATTGCTGCGGTTGTAACATTTGTATCTTTTCGCCGCGCTCGATCAACAACTCTTCGAGAGTGGTACGTTTGTCTCTCTGTAAAGCCGTGTTTTGCAATAGCACTATTTTAGCGTACCTCATAATCGGACTGTTGAAACAGCGTGCAAACGACGACCGCATAATATCGACAGTCGTCAAATCGACTGTGGTCGAAGGCATTTCCAACAGAGATCTCACTGCGTCCAACAACGTGTCAGTTTGTATTTGCGTCATTTGAGGTCTGCATGTGTAATCGTCAAACGTGCTTTCCAACAGTTTAAACAAGGTATGATACTTTTCCGATCGCAACAAAAATATCATGGTCATTACCACGTCGCTGATTTTGTATTCGGTCGAATTAGTGCTGTTCAACGAGTAATGATGGATGAGCTTGCGAGCAGCATTTCTATATCGACGCATGTTGATCAACTCTTCGGACTGCGCGGGCGCAGTGGTGGCATTGGCTCGCGCAAACAAATTGATTACGGGACGAGGCTGCGCGGGTGCAGACGCGTCGAGGGCGCCCACGTTTCCTGCCGCGTACTGAGACGCTATGGCAGCGTTGTTGTTTAAAATTGTGTTTTGTGATTTGCGAGCCACGTGCATCATAAAATCTATTAAAACGTCGGTGTTTAATTGCACGTTTTGATGTTCGTCGCACAACAAAGGAAATAACTGCGGCCATATCGCCAATTGCATAGGCTCGTCAATTTTTAACCGAAGTTTATTTATTTCCAAATACAACGCGATAGCGCTCATCTTGACCGATTACACACACTTACTCTGTAACTATCACTTGGATCGTGTTGTCATAGACACTTCCTAAAAAGTCCAACACGTTGACCGTTTCGATTCTATTTAGCTTAATTGTGGACGCGTTGGATTGCATCGATTCCAAAAGGCTGCGCGCTCCGACAGATTGAGTGGACAAAATTTTTAAACTTTCCGTCTTATTGGGCGTGGCATCGTTGATTAACAAAGAGGCGGCCGTTTGAGATGCGGCAGTATTGATCGTTTCCAACATATCGACGACCGCCATCTGATTAGGTTTTGCTGCCGACGGCCTATTGCGACGGTTTCTCCGAGCATTGTCCGCATCGTTATCATTTATTGAAGCAATCATGGTTGAGATCGATCAACAAAGATATTTCATTATCTAATTGATATTTAGTAATGATGTGCCTTATAAATGTTTCGGGCACAATCATTTCTGTCATTAACACATTACAAATATCTATTTTAATCAATTTCAATTTATGAATTAATAGATTAATATTTTCGTCAGAGTACTTGTTCATGATGAATCGGCAAACGTTGCGAAGCTCCAACTCTGCCTTCGGATACGTTTTGTTGGGCAAACTTTCTAAATAGTGTCTCAAATAGAAGCCGATTAATACGGTGGATGCTATTTTGTTGACCTTTTTCATTTTAGTATTGCGTCCCATTTCTATCATGAAACTTTTAAAAGGTAGCAACAGCCTGTCTCCATTGGAAATGGTAGAGTTGCCGTTGCATTGCGCGCTCAAAATGCTCAATACACGCTCGTGATCCTCTTGGCGCAATCCGATAATTGCTTTTTTGCATTCTTTAACAAATGGTTCGCACGCGTCGCGTTTTGTGTACAGAGAATATGCTTTGTCGCAAATCAAATTATAGAAAAATTGCACAAATATTTGCGTAATCAAATTGTTTTCGTTGATGATGTCACTTTCGTTTTTGTAATCGGTTCGAAGTAACACGTACAACATCAAAGGCATGCCGAACATGGGTCTTAGGAAAATGTCCCAACCGTTTTGCAAACCCTCGTCGAGGGTGCTTAACGAGCACGTCAAATATTTGCATTTACACTCAAAACATTGAATTTTGTTTGTGGACTTGCACAACTGACACATGATCGCATCCACGTCAGGTGCAGGCGTCGGATTGTAGTATTTTTGCAAGTATTGCATAATGGTCCTGAAATGGGGCACCTGCTTGATGAATTCGTCGCGCAAAAATATCGAAAAAATATTTTTTACATTGTGTATGTTGTCTGCATTGTTGGCTTGATTTTCGAAACTACTTTTTATGGAAACAATACATTTGTTAAATTCCGTGAAAAAAGTAAGACCTTTACTGTCTACAATCAAGTTTTGATTGAAATATTTTGAAAATAAAAAACATAACGATTCGATTTCATTTTGTAACAATTGCGCTTCAAAACATACATTTTCAAAGCGGTCGTAAACGTTGAACCTTAAACTATACTGTAATCTGTAAGCGCACATGATTTATTCAATATAACCTTATAATATGAACGATTCTAATTCTTTGTTAATTACGCGTTTGGCAGCGCAAATATTGTCCAGAAATATTCAAACAGTAGATGTGATTGCTGACGATAAAACGCTCAGCTTAGAAGAAAAAATAGACACGTTGACCAGCATGATGTTGGCTGCTAGTAGCCCACCACAATCGCCGGCGCCGCTTTCCACCGATATGACCGCATCGTTAATTAAAAATAACAGCAAAATGATCGCCAACGATTTTGAAATGCGATACAACGTGTTGCGTATGGCGGTCGTTTTTGTTAAGCGTTATCCCAGGTATTACAACGAAACGACCGCCGATCTAGTTGCTGACATAGAAAACGATCTGTTGCAATATCAAAATTATGTTAATCAAGGCAATTATCAGAACATAGAGGGTTACGAAAGTTTATTAAATAAGGCGGAAGAGTCTTTTATTGAAATTGATTCGCTTTTAAAAAAAGACATCAAAAAAATCATGGACGACACAGAAGCGTTCGAAAGGGAGCAGGAGGCGGAAAGAATGAGGGCCGAACAGATTGCCGCAAACGCTCTTTCGGAGCGACGAGTGGAGTCCGCAGATGATGTCGTTAATCGTGCCGACGCCAATATTTTCACAGCATTTAGCAATCCGCTTCCAGGCTCTAGCGCGACGCGATACATGTACGAAAGTTCAGAGTCGGATACGTATATGGAAACCGCCCGACGTACCGCCGAACATTACACTGATCAGGACAAAGATTACAACGCGGCCTACACTTCCAACGAGTACAATTCCCTTGTCAAGACGGTTCTTTTGCGTTTAATCGAAAAGGCGCTGGCCACTTTAAAAAAACGGCTACACATTACAACTATTGATCAATTGAAAAAATTTAGAGATCATCTTAACAGCGATACCGATGCTGGAGAGTTTCAAATATTTTTTAATCACGACGATTGTGTGATACTAAAAAATTTGTCAAATTTAGCGTCAAAGTTTTTCAACGTTCGTTGCGTGGCCGACACGCTAGAGATTATGTTGGAGGCGATTCGCAACAATATTGAATTGGTGCAGCCTGAAAGCGATCCCGTACGGCGAATAGTCATAAAAATGACGCAAGAAATTAAAGATTCGACCACGCCGTTGTACAACATCGCCATGTACAAAAGCGATTATGAGGCGATAAAAAACGAAAACATTAAAACTTTGTTTGATTTGTACAACGAAAGGTTGCCAATTAATTTTTTAGACACGTTCGCGATAAGTTCTGTTCGCGACAAGAAATCTGCGGCAAGCGACTCTTTGCCGACTCGCAGCATGAAACGAGCCAGAGCAAATAACGAACAGGATGTTGATGAAGATGACGATGATGATGATGATGACGTTAAAGAAGTTGATTATGAAAAAGAAAGTAAACGCAGGAAATTAGAAGACGAAGATTTTCTCAAATTGAAAGCGTTAGAATTTAGCAAAGACCTAGTTAATGAAAGGCTTCAAAAGATTATTGTGGTCACCGACGGTATGAAACGGCTGTACGAATACTGTAATTGTAAAAATTCTTTAGAGACTTTACCAAGCGCCGCCAACTATGGCAGCTTGCTCAAAAGATTAAACATGTACAATCTCGATCATATCGAAATGAATGTAAATTTTTACGAGTTATTGTTTCCATTGACACTGTATAATGACAATGATAACAATGACAAAACGCTGTCTCATCAATTGGTAAATTACATATTTTTGGCAAGTAGCTATTTTCAAAACTGCGCTAAAAACTTCAACTATATGCGCGAAACATTTAACTCGTTTGGTCCGTTTAAACAAATCGACTTTATGGTCATGTTTGTTATAAAATTCAACTTTTTATGCGACATGCGTAACTTTGCCAAATTGATTGACGACCTGGTGCCCAACAGACAGCCCAACATGAGAGTTCACAGTGTGTTGCTCATGCGGGATAAAGTTGTCAAACTCGCTTTTAGTATTTTACAATTTCATACCTTTTCAAAAAAAGACAAGTCACGCAACACAAAACATTTGCAAAGACTAATAATGTTGATGAATGCAAACTATAACATTATATAAAATTGATTTAATTTAACAATACAAATTTTCATCTTCGGGCATTACGGGTCCACGTTCATTCAGCGCGTACATGATAATGTTGTGGCGAATGTCGGCACGTTCCTGCGGTTCTGGCACGTGTTGTAGTCGGTCCTGCAAATGTAACTTCCATTTTTGGAAATATTTAGTCCATTCTTCTTGATATTCACCGCGTTGCATGAGCTCTACGTACAGTTTTAAAAGTTTGACATTTTTTACAAATAACGTTAGAGTTTCGTCGATTTTGTATTCATTTTTGTTTAAATCCAATACATTTGAATTGTTCACGATCAGTTGTTTGTTTTTATTTATCGTAAATTTTACCTCATCTCCCACGTTGAATAACATGTTTAAAATTTTGGTGGATTTTGGCAAACGTTTATAATCTAAATAATATTCAACGTACACATAATTAAACATGATCTGCAACAATCCTTTGGCAGAGTTCAAAATTTTGTATCTCATCAAAGCATAAATAATTTTTATTATCGACGCCATCGTTAATTTGGTTACAAACTCGTACAATTGCGAGTTTTTAAAATCTTCACATTTGCTAAAGATGCCCAATTCAGGAGATTTTCCAGTTAATATGCCAATCAGCCCCTTGTACAAATCGACATATTTGACATCGTTACCAGCCTCATCTTTTGCATGTCGATTTTTTAAAAGTTCTTTATTATCAATAGACTTTTCAAAAGTTTCTCGATCACATTTGGTGTAAATATGATAGTCAATGTCGCTGCTTTCAACCGCGTATCCCTTGGCGCGGCTGCCCGTATCAATGCAAATGTACACCATTACGCGTGTCTTATATCTATAATATTTTTACAATATTTAAGTGAAACAATATGACTTCTAACAATTTTGTGGATGTGGATACGTTTGCAAGACAATTGATTACAGATAAATGTAGTGCTCTAATTAAAAGTGCGGATTTGTTACCGGCAAACATTTTAGACATTGTAGAGAAGGCTAGAGACAAGTATTTTGAAGAACCCACTCAAAAAAACTATGAATATATTAAAAAATTGTTTTTACGAACAAAATACATGGACGATTCGATAGATTACAAAGATTTTAATAGACGCATACTATTGATAGTTTTTAAATTTGCTTTAAACAAAAGTTCCAATTACTTTCCATCGTACAAAGAAATAATCGAAGTGGCCATTAAACGTTTAAACAAAATCAATCCCGATCTAAAGAGCTCTCCGCGAGCAATGCTTCAGCATTACAATGAATGTTTGGAAAATTTAGACAATCCAGTCACAGACGAACATCATTTGTTAACATTCGGAAAAGAAGTTGCCACAAAAATATTTATCGAAGCGTTCGAATTCAGTTACACCAACACTAACGCCATCAGCATGGACAAAAGCGATGAATTTGATTTTATTAAAACATCGGCGTTGACAAATACTAAACCGCCTTCGCTTTTGGCCAACGTGATGAACGAACGTAAAAGAAAATTACAAAACACCGACTCTATTTTACTACCAGCACCGTCGACGTCACAATTGCGTGAACCTGGAAAAAATCATTTACTACCTTTGTTTTCATTGTAATTATGCTATATGTTTCTATTTCTAATATCATAATTTTCTAATAAAGTAGTTTCATATTTTTGTTTTTGTTCTGTAATTGTTTCTTGATTTAACAAAATCACTACCAATAACATGAAAAATAATACAATCATAATAAAAATTAAAAATCCGCATACTACTAAAACAAATTCTTTAATTAGCGATCGGTTTCTATTTACAAACTGATCGAGTTGATCACCTTCAGTCGGCGAGTTGTTAGCCTGGATTATGTCAACAATATTGTTGCCCGCGCGACCACCCGTCGCTCTTGAGATAATATCGGCCGGTGTCGGTTTCATGATGTGCTTAACTACAAATAATAGTTGTACCGAACGGGTGTGACCGTGACGCCGCTGCTAAAACCTCCATCCGTTAAAACACGTTGAGTTACAAGATTAATGTTTGTTCGATTATCGTAATCGGAATAATCGAATGTGTTGGGAGAATTAAAATCGGGCATGTTGATGGGTACAATGCCACTGGAACTAATAGCAATGCTATCGTTCTTGCAAAACAAACGAATTTTTTTGTAGGGTTCTGCTTTATTCGGTACCATTTGGTCAAAGTTGTTCAATTTAATGATCACATTGGGCACCAATTGATAGGGAAAAATTATTTTTTGAAACATTTTGACAAAGTCCACCACCGTTTGACTATAGTCGGGAATGCCTAGCAAAGCTTGTGCACGTTTAACGTATTTGAGACTGGATCGATTTATTGTAGCGCAATTGGATGGCACGTCGCCTTTCATGAGCCGGCGTGTTCTTTCCCAATTCAATTTGTTGTACAGATTATCAATTTCTTCGTGCGGCAGATTTATTACATAGCGTGCTGGCTGTTTGCGATATTGAAAGATGCAAAATATGCGTTTTAACGACAATATTTTCACCATGGTGGACGTTTCCAGACTGAAACACAGCAAAAAATCATTGCTTTCCACTAACTCTTTAAAATGAGACAAAGGAATTTCACAAGCAATGGGCCGCAAATTGCTTTTTATTGGAGGTGGAACACTTTGATAGTTGCGGTTTTTTAGTAGCGTGCTGCACGCAGATTGCATCTCCATTTCGGGATACGTAAACTCTATGGGACATTTGGGATTCTCATGGTGGACGATCATAGTGTTACAATAAAACAAGTTGTTGGTCAAGAGTACGCTAAAGACCCGCGTTTCGCCGGCACCAATTTCGGTGATGGGCACCAAAGGATTCCAATACACTATGGTAGCGGACGCTGTTTTTTTCGGCGATCGACTGTCTATGTTAACGTCATGCTCGTGCCTGTACACTAGCACAGAATTGAATTTTGGAAATTGTTTTTTGTCAATGTACAACCGATCATCGTCCGTGGGCACATATACGATTAAATTTTCAATTAATTTATTGCCTACATCGTTTTGCGGTTCCACTAAATTGTGAGGGAATGCAAAAAAGCGGTCGCTAATACAAACTTGAATTTGAAATGGGCACTCCATCACGATGTGTATGTCTTACTTCATTACTTTAATTTGTGAACCCGTACCGTATTCAATATAGTGTCGGGCACGTAATTGTAATGGTAAAATAGATCGCGTTGAACGCGTGCGTTGTTCACTATGATTGAAATGCAAAAATACATCAAGTACATAAACACTATGATTAAAAAGGTTGCAGACAGAAAATATTTCATCTTTAAATCTTATGCTAACTCTCAAAATAAAATACATTTATTCGGTTTACGTATATTTATTCAGTTTACGTTGGTTTTCTTTGTTACTATCGTAACTATTAAATTTGTGATCGTTTTTGCCAGGCATAATTTCTTTACACGTCAGCTTACGTATGTATGTAACGTCTTCGTATAGTGATTTCTTGATGTTGCCATCGTGAAGCGTTGTGGGCTTGAGAGGTTTGCGATTATTATTATAAAAATGTTGAACTGAATATTCCATACTTGCAGCACGTATTAGTTGCAGCACAAGCGATCGAAGTATAATGAATTTTTTATTGTATTCAGTTATTATATGATTAATTATACGTTATCAATAACGGTCATGGACGAATTATAAACTCGCTTTACGAGTAGAATTTTACTCGTAAAACATAACCATTTGGGTGAATTAAAACATGATGATGTCATTTGTTTTTCTGAACTCAAGTGTTAGTAAACAGCGACGATGTCATTATCTTTGGGATGACTCATTTGTTTTTCTGAATTCGGTTGAACTGGCTTTACGAGTACGATTCTACTCGTAAAACATAATCATGGGATGACTCATTTGTTTTTCTGAACTCAGCTGAACTAGCTTTACGAGTACGATTTACTCGTAAAACATAATCATGGGATGACTAATTTGTTTTTCTGAACTCAGCTGAACTAGCTTTACGAGTACGATTCTACTCGTAAAACATAATCATGGGATGACTAATTTGTTTTTCTGAACTCAGCTGAACTAGCTTTACGAGTACGATTCTACTCGTAAAACATAATCATGGGATGACTAATTTGTTTTTCTGACTGAACTCGCTTTACGAGTACGATTCTACTCGTAAAACATAATCAAGAAATGATGTCATTTGTTTTTCTAAACTGAACTCGCTTTACGAGTACGATTCTACTCGTAAAATATAATCAAGAAATGATGTCATTTGTTTTTCTAAACTGAACTAGCTTTACGAGTACGATTCTACTCGTAAAACATAATCAAGAAATGATGTCATTTGTTTTTCTGAACTCGCTTTACGAGTACGATTCTACTCGTAAAACATAATCAAGAAAATTTGTTTTTTTTTTTTTTTTTTTTTTTTTTTGAACTTTGCATTCACAAACCTTCGTAGTTATATCGAAAATTGTTCAACGGCTCTTTGTTAATATCGTAATTAATTAATATGTCGTACAATTTGGCAGCATTGTGTTTACACACAACAGTTTTTAATTCTTGAAACATTCTTTCGTGTACGTTCAACATGTTGTATTTTAGAGTGCGATGTGTAACGCTTGTGACGAGCATCAAAATGATAAAATCTAAAGCTGCCAGTTTATAATTGTGTTCATATGCTCTATAATCACCAACGACTCTGTGGCCCAACCTTTTTAAATTCTGACAGGCGTTATGGTACGAGTCAATAACGTTTACTATAGTTTCTCTTGTAATCGGTTTGTCGATTAAACTGTTAACTAACATAACGTTACCTAAGCGCGACGGTTTAGTCGCCGACTTTTGTTCAAATTTATACAAATTAAAAACGCTCATAGATTGGTCGTCGGGCAGAGTGTCGTTATACAAACAAAATGGTAAAACGTTCAATTCGACAAACGATGAGCACATTAAACCATGTTGACTGTTGACATCTTTAGGATGTAAATTGTTATTTACAATGTAACACACTTCAATGTCGGAATGTTTGTTTTCATATTTGTCCCTATCTACAGTTTCAATAGTAATAGAGCGGGGTTTAAGTTTATTTTGTAAATTTATTTGATTAGTGTTGAAATGATATACCACTGACACATTGTGAACTATCGACGCTTGATTACTTTTTATCATATTCAAAATGTTTATAACATGTTTAAAAAAAGAGTCTGTTAATTTATTTGTGTCGTCGTTAAATATCTCTTTCCAGGGTTTACTATTGCGCGACTCAACAACGGCTGTGTAACATAACAAGCGCGCCAGTTGCATGTGTGACAATTTAATGTTATCGATGTCGGAAATATTTGGTACAAGATTTTCATTGCCGTCTTCCAAAAGGATACTAAGTTCGGTCGAGTAGTCATTCAAAGATCGGTTATGTTCTTCAAACAAGTTTAACGTCGCAGATTGAACATAACTTTTTATGTTGTCAAAATGGATTATATCAATCTTGTCCTTGTTTTCCAACATGAACGATAAAATTTTTATATCAAATTTGATATTCGAGTTCTCGTTGGACTTTTTGTAATTTAACAAGACCGTCAACAGTTTGTGTAATTCACCATTAGCTTGATCTTCGCTAAATAGTTTATTGATAGCATAATTTACGTTGTCGTTCAAAAACAACAATTCGCTGATGATCATTTTTTGTAAAAGCGTGTATTTACTCATGTTGATAGAATCTCTTACATTCAATTGTAGACACGTTTGTATAAATTGGCCATGTGATTTGGAATACACACAGGAATCGTGCGGGCGAGCGCCGTTTGGTGAAATAGCATTTTTTCATAGCCGCTCAAACATTCGCACGCGTCCGGCGAAAATTGTACAGTGTTTAAATTTATATTCAATCGACCGCCGTTGCACAGATAAGGCCTCGGCGTTCCTGTATCGTCCACTAAATCTCTGTACGTGCTCACACATGTTTGAGACACGACAAAATCTCCGCCGGCGGAAAAAACGTGCACCAAACCCAGTGCCGGATCGCATTCTATCAATTCCGGCACTTGAGCGTTCACCAAAGCGTCGGAGGCGTTGCAAAAGCCATCCTGACAACTTAACTCGTTTGCGGCGCTGGAAATCACGCAGTTGTCTCTACACTGTTGATCGGTCACACACGGTAACCTGTTCAATGAACAATCTACGCCTCGGCTGCGTTGAAACGTAAAATTTAACGGCGGCGCTTCCAATTCGTTAATATGCATGTACGCATCTTGTAAAATAAAATTTTGAACAAATTTAAACGTGTACATGTACACGACTAGTATAATTACTAATAAAATAAATATTTGCCAAACGTTCAACATGACGTCTTAACTGAGTAGCGTGGCACTTTATCGTGGTATATAACTCGACATCGACCGTGTTAATTTTACTGTCATGCATTTGACTGCTAATGTATTGCTCGTTTCTAATGCGCTCAAAAAGCGAGACGTGAAATACATTTATAACACACATTTAAAAAATTACAGTATAATTGAAGGCGTCATGTGTTGTAATGGAGATTGTTTGGTTGTGGCGGTGTTGGACCAAAAGCAGCTACAAAACATAGACATGGAAGTGTTGGAAAGTTTAGAATACTCCAACAACAACATAGAGCTGTTGCGCGAAAAGATATGTGTAATAGTGGAAAATTACGACAAATACTACCAAAATGAATAAAATTGCCATTATATACTATTTTGTTTTGTTTTATTCAATACAACACCATCAATAAGTAAAATGTATTTTGCTATTATACTTTTGTTTCTTTTAATAATTATTGCAATAGTTTACACATATGTAAACCTGATAGATGTGCACCACGAAGAAGTGCGCTATCCTATTAAGATTTTTGACAACACAAACGAACCACTCATCGAACCGCCGTCTGAAATAATAATCGAGGGCAATGCGCACGAATGTCACAAAACTTTGACGCCATGCTTTACACACGGCGATTGCGACTTGTGCCGCGAAGGATTAGCCAACTGCCAGCTGTTTGATGAAGATACAGTAATCAAAATGCGAGGCGATGACGGTCAAGAGCATGAGACGCTTATTCGGGCGGGTGAATCGTATTGTTTGGCTTTGGATCGAGAACGTGCCCGATCTTGTAACCCCAACACAGGCGTATGGCTGTTGGCCGAAACAAAAACGGGTTTCGCTCTTTTGTGCAATTGTTTACGACCTGGACTCGTTACACAAATCAACATGTACGAAGACTGCAACGTGCCCGTGGGTTGCGCGCCTCACGGCCGCATCGACAATATCAACAGCGCTTCAATCCGATGCGTGTGCGACGACGGATATGTGAGCGACTATAATGTCGACACTGAAACTCCGTACTGCCGTCCGCGCACCGTTCGCGACGTCATGTACGACGAAAGTTTTTTCCCGCGGGCGCCGTGCGCAGACGGACAAGTCCGTCTGGATAATCCGGGACTCAATGATATTTACCGCAGACACTTTAGACTCGAAGACATTTGTGTAATCGACCCTTGTTCCGTGGACCCGATTAGCGGTCGACGGACATCGGGTCGATTGTTTCACCATACAACCGAAGATGACGTGGAAATCAGCGGATGCAATTGTCCGATTGATGACGGATTGCTGCCCGTGTTTAATCGACACACTGCCGAGACGGGCATGGTTAAACAAAGCGATCGCATTGTCGCAAACGCTTGTTTGCAACCGTTCAACACACACATGTTATCGTTGCGTCATGTGGATTACAAATTTTTCTGGGGTCGCAGTGACCACACAGAGTTTGCAGACGCGGACATAGTGTTTCAAGCCGATGCCAGTCAACTCAGCCACGAGCGATATCGAGCAATTTTGTACCAATTGCTCGAAGTGCATCCGGACGTAACAGAAATCATAACAGTCGGTACAAGTGTCATGAAAATTTCCGTGTCATACGACACCACACTAAAAAATTCTTTATTACCACCCTCAATTTTTGAACTATTTAGATCTAAAGAAAGAGGCACCACTGAGCCGGCTTGTTTCTATCCAGGCGTGGGACGATGTATAGTTGCAAATTCCAATTCTTGTATCAGAAGACATGGTAACCCTCAAGTGTGGACCGCAGAAACGTTCACCAACTCGTGGTGTATATTAAGTCGCGAAGGTACGCATATAAAAGTTTGGAGTAACGCGTCTCGATACCCGCGTGGCAGCGCTCCTGCCGCGTTAAGATTGCGCGGTTTCTTTCTGAACAACGATCGTGAGCGAAACACAGTAAGAGCGGTTACTACAGGTGACATGACCGAAGGGCAACAAATAAACGCATTAACCCAAACACTTGAAACTTATCCCAACTATTCTGTGTGATAACATGAGTATTCTAAAAGTTGTAGAAGCGTACGATTTAGCAAACACTTTTTTCAAATTGGGTTATTTGTTTAGGGCCAAAACGTGTTTGAATATCGCCATAGAGAACTTGGAAGAATTGTGTGAAAAAACTAACATAAAAAAAGTAGTAATAATGTTGAACAAAAAGATTGCACAATGTTTGCAATTAAAACAAAAAATAGATAAAAAAATTACACAACGCGTTTTAATAAAAATTCACACAATTAAATGATCTGTGCAGTTTATAACTAAGTGTGTTAACACGTCAAACTGCTAACACGTGCATTTATATAAGAATTAAAATGGATTTGTTTGCACGTTGCAAAAAATACACAAGGTTGTCAACTGACACGAAAAGAGACTTTCCCTATGTCGCGCTGTCGTATATCAACGTGACACTGTGCACCTACGTAGCCATGTTAATAGGATACTTGCTAACATTTGATAATTCTAGCGATTTAAAATATCTACAATACTGGTTGCTGTTATCGTTTTTGATGTCTACGATGATAAACGCTCCGACTTTGTGGACGATACTCAAAACCACTGAAGCCCATGAAGTGATTTACGAAATGAAACTGTTCCACGCCATGTACTTTAGTAACATGTTGTTGAATTATGTGGTGTTTCTGGACAATCAAATGATTACAAATTTTGTTTTTGTTAACAATTTAATTCACTGTTGTGTAATTTTTATGATATTCGTTGAACTGTTTATCCTGTTTGGTAACACAATGGGCACATACACCGACTATCAATATGTTAAATCGTGTTATATTGTCGTATTGTTTGTTTCGACTATGAGTGTTACAATTGTTATGGGTTTACAGTGTTTGAAAACAAAATTGATTGAAAACGGTTTTATGTTTAACGTACTTGTATGCGCTTTGTACATTGTGGTTGCAATAATTTGGTCTTTAAAAAATAGTTATTATGTCTCAAATTTGCAAAATATTAAAGTCATTCCGTTTTCAGACAATGATCCGCCACCAATTTTTTCTAACATTGTTATGGATGAAATAAAAAAATAATTTATAAAGATACATTTTATTCATTTACAATTCTATAAATTTTAAACGAAAAATATGAATACAAAGTTATTATGTCGTTGTCTAAATGAACATCAATTTGTAAATCTGGACATCTATTCATATCATCGATATTACAATCTATTATATCAATCAAATCATCTTTACAATAATCTTCATTGGTTATTTGCACTGTGGACGGTGTCACATACCGGTCCATTTGGCGTTCGTGTACTATCAACTTTCTCGCCAACCTGTACCATAAAAATTGTTTGGACAAAAAGTTTTCCAACGAAGGTAAAGGCCAATTTAACGTGGCGACACGCGCGTCCGCCGGTATGCATTTGTTAAAAAACGCACAACTCGTTTTTCTAAATGAACACAAAGCTACCAAATATGGGGCCATTGGTTGGTTTGTTATTCCGAGATGACTCAAAATAAACCGATCCGTAGTGGGATGATAATTAGCGGGCGTTAGTTTCAAATAATCTTCAAAGTTATTGTTGCGCAAAAGTCGACATTTTGCACATGTTGTTAATCCTACGACTTTTGCATGCAAAACTGGATTCAAATACTGCAGAATCATGTCTATAACTTCCAGCGGTAGATTTGTAACGCTCGACATTTCGATAACAACTAACACAAAACTAAAATGCGACTGCTTTTTAAAATTCATCTTTGAGTTTAAACCGCGTGTTCATCGCGTTGAGCAAATCGCCGTTGTCGGCATCGATCTCCCAAGCAAACAGGCCGCCTAGTTTGTTTCGATCGACATATTTAACCTTTCCTAAAACAGAATCGACGCTGTCGTACGAAATTAAATCGCCTTTGTTTTTATTGAAAACGTATGACGCTTGAGCTGCGCTGTCAAACGTATACACATAATTGTTGAGTTCGTTTTGAATTTGACGATAATCTACAACGCCATCCTCCCACGTGCCCGGTATTGGCCCGTTGCCAGTTCCGGTAAAATAGTTATCATTCGTATAATTTGTTAGGCCGGTCCAACCGCGGCCGTACATGGCAACGCCAATAATTATTTTGTTGGGATCAACACCCTGTTTAAGTAGCACACTGACAGCGTGATGTGTGGTGTATAACTCTTCCGAGTTCCAACTCGGCGCGTAAATTGTGGTTTGGTAGCCCAAATCCGTGTTTGACCAAGCACCTTTAAAATCATAATTCATTAAAAATATTTTTCCTAAAGACTTTTGCGCCTCGTCATAGTTTACCACGGCAATCTTGTCGTAACCCGCACTAATAGCGCTTGTTAATTCGTAAACCCTGCCAGTTTGCGATTCTAGCTCGTCTAACATTGCGCGCAGTTCCTCTAATATTAAAATGTATGTTTTGGCGTCACGTTCAGCATCCCCCAACGACGGGTTGGCTCCTTTGCCTCCCGGAAATTCCCAATCGATGTCTACACCGTCGAAAAATTTCCATACTTGTAAAAACTCCTTAACCGAATTTACAAAAACGTTTCTTTTTTCAACATTGTGCATGAAATAAAACGGGTCCGACAACGTCCATCCTCCTATGGACGGAAGAATCTTTAGGTGCGGGTTCGCCAATTTAGCTGCCATCAATTGTCCAAAATTGCCTTTATACGGTTCGTTCCAAGCGGACACGCCCTTTTGGGGCTTTTGTACGGCGGCCCACGGATCGTGGATGGCAATTTTAAAATCCGCACGTCCCCTGCACGATCGTTGCAGAGATTCGAAACTACCGGGTATCACTTTGAGAGCATCGTTTATTCCATTACCGCCGCAAATGGGTATGAAACCGTACAACAAGTGTGATAAATTTGGCAAGGGAACTTTGTCTACGGGAAAATTGCGCCCGTACACTCCCCATTCAACAAAATACGCAGCAACCGTTTTATCGTCTCTTCTGCCCGGTTTGTTGTTTTCCCGCCATGTATATTCCAGCGGAGCCAAATGACCGCCGTCGGTGTCTGCCACTTTGACCAACACGGAATCGCTCACGGAACAGCCGTCCTCATTGCACAATTTGACGCGCGCGTTGAATTGCCCGCTTTTAGAAACTTTAATTGTAGCTTTTTTACTTGCAGCGTCACCTTTCCATACCTGTCGATCATCAAACAGCACATACGCTATGTCGCCCATGTCGCCGTTCCAGACGTTCCAACTAACTTGGACATCGACATGTTTTTTAGGCTTTATTAAATTTTCGTAAGCGGTGGCTTCGTAATTTATTTCAACGAGCGCATAATTGCGATCGGCCCAATCGATCACCGGCGTGCCGGGAATTGCACAAGTTACGGCAATTAGCGACAAAACGTTTAACAATTTGTACAACATTTTAATTTATCTTAATTCTAAGTTGTAATTATTAAATGTAAAAAATGAATAATTTTTTGTTTTATTTGTTCGTGTACGGTGTTGTAAACATCGCGGCATACGATCTTTTGAAAGCGCCTAATTATTTTGAAGAATTTGTTCTTCAATTCAACAAAAATTATGGTAGCGAAATTGAAAAATTGCGAAGGTTTAAAATTTTTCAACACAATTTGAATGAAATTATTAATAAAAATCAAAACGATTCGGCGGCCAAATATGAAATAAACAAATTTTCTGATTTGTCCAAAGACGAAACCATCGCAAAATATACAGGTTTGTCTTTGCCAATTCAGACTCAAAATTTTTGCAAAGTAATAGTTTTAGACCAGCCGCCGGGCAAAGGACCCTTTGAATTTGACTGGCGTCGTCTCAACAAAGTCACTAACGTAAAAAATCAGGGTGTTTGCGGCGCCTGCTGGGCGTTTGCCGCTCTAGCTAGTTTAGAAAGTCAATTTGCAATGAAACATAATCAATTGATTGATTTGTCGGAGCAGCAAATGATCGATTGTGACTCTGTCGACGCCGGTTGTAATGGCGGTTTATTGCACACAGCATTCGAGGCCGTAATCAAAATGGGCGGCGTACAATTGGAAAAGGATTATCCATACGAAGCGGCCAACAACAATTGTCGTATGAACTCCAATAAATTTTTAGTTAAAGTTAAAGATTGTTATAGATACATCATTGTGTACGAAGAAAAGCTTAAAGATTTGTTACGCAGTGTTGGCCCTATTCCTATGGCCATAGACGCCGCAGACATCGTTAACTATAAACAGGGTATCATAAAATATTGTTTAAATAGCGGTCTAAACCATGCGGTTCTTTTAGTAGGTTACGGTGTTGAAAACAATATACCATATTGGACTTTTAAAAACACTTGGGGAACTGATTGGGGAGAAAGCGGATATTTTAGGTTGCAACAAAATATAAATGCATGTGGCATGAGAAATGAACTTGCGTCTACTGCAGTAATTGTCTAATGTGTAATTTAATAATAATAATAATACCAAATATAATTTTACCAAATATATTTATTGTTATTTAATATTGATGCCTGCTACGGTTTCTAATCATACAGTACAAAAATAAAATTACAATAAATATAATTACAAAGTTAACTATATGACCAAACATGAACGAAGTCAATTTGGTGGCCAATTCACCTTCTGCCATAGAAGTGATGTCGTTTAGACTGGTGCCGACACCGCCAAACTTGGTGTTCTCCATGGTAGTTATGAGGTTGCTTTTTTGTTGAGCAATAAACGACCATCCGCTAGCATCTTTCCAACTGTCGTGATAGCTTGTATTGCCGATGGTTGGGATCCAAAACTCGACGTCGTCGTCAATTGCTAGTTCTTTGTAATTACTAAAATCTATGCATTGCGAAGAATCCATGTTGGCCACCCAACGTCCTTCTTTATAAATGCTGTTGTTGTAGCAATTACTGGTGTGTGCCGGTGGATTGGTGCAAGGCATCAGCAAAAAGGTGTCGTCTGACAAAAACGTCGAAGAAACGGAGTTGTTCATTAGATTGCCGATTAAACGTTCGTCCACTTTGGCCACGGACACTATCAGGTCGTGCATCATATTGTTTAGTTTGTTAATGTGCGCATGCATCAGCTCGATGTTCATTTTTAGCAAATCGTTTTCGTACATTAGCTCCTCTTGAATATGCATTAGATCGCCCTTGGTGGCAGAGTCTCCTTCTGTGTATTTGGGTCTAATGTCATAACGCCAAGTGGGCGGTCGATTTTTGACCTTGTGTTCAACTTTGCGTTTAATGCATCTGTTAAATTTGCAATTCCACGTGTTTTTGGAAAGATCATATATGTCGTTGTCAATCAAACAATGTTCGCGAGTCACCGAATCGGGGTTATTTTTATCATCTTTGATGAGCAAACACGCAGCTTTTATTTGGCGCGTGGTAAAAGTAGACTTTTGTTTAAGAATCATACTCACACCGTCTCTATGTAGCACAGTGTCTACGCTCACGTTAATGGGATTACCTCCAATGTCCAAAATATGTACTTGACATTCGTCCGTGTCGTCTTGACACACAAGCTTTGTGTACATTTTTGAAGTGGAAACGCCGCATCGCCACGATTTGTTGCACGTGTGATACGCAAAGTGGTTGTTATTTTTACGTTTTACCAACTCTTTGCCTTTCACCCACTGGCCGCGACCCTCGTTGTCGCGAAAACACTCATAGCTGTCGCTGCCCCAACGGTCGATTAGCTCTTCGCCCACTTCGCACTGTTGCCTGATGCTCCACATGAGCAAATCCTCTTTGCCCACATTCACCGTTTTCAAAGTTTCTTCGATGCGGGTGTTTGAATCCAACGAGCCTCCATTGTACGCATACGCTTGATAGTAACCTTTATAGCCGATAATCACGTTTTCGTTATAGTCCGTCTCCACAAGGGTAATTTCCACGTCTTTTTGAAGAGTTTCTTTGGGAGGGGTAATGTCTAAATTTTTAATCTTGTACGGACCCGTCTTCATTTGCGCGTTGCAGTGTTCCGCCGCTAAGGTAGTTGTCGCCGCCGCCGCCGCCGCCAAAATCATTAAAACAATAGTGCTCATCGTCTTGCTTGTGCTCTCCTCTTTAAAGCCTCGATGTGACTGATTTACTAGTAGTATTGAAGCATCTTATATACCTCTTATTAACGTGATACAATGCACTTAATTGATAAGATTATAAAAATTAAATCATGAACAAAGACACTCAGTCGGTATCGGACACTCTCAACTTCAGCTATTCTCCCGACAGCAATCTGGAAGTTGTAATCATAACTAACTCGGACGGCGATCACGATGGGTATCTGGAGCTAACCGCCGCCGCTAAACTTATGCTACCTTTTTTAAGCAACGGCGGTTCGGCTGTGTGGACCAACGCGGCGCCCTCTCACAAATTGATTAAAAATAATAAAAATTACATTCATGTGTTCGGTTTATTTAAATACTTGTCCAATTACAATTTAAATAATAAAAAGCGTCCTAAAGAGTATTACATACTTAAATCGATCATTAGCGATTTGCTTACGGGCGCTCAAAACAAAGCGTTTAACCCGATGTGCGAAATAAAAACGCAACTGTGTGCAATTCACGAAGGTGTCAACGAAACTATTTCGATTTTAAAAGTTGATGATCCTCCCGTGTCGGAAATTAACAAGTTTCAAGGTCTGATACAAGATTTGCAGTTGGAGTACAATAAAAAAATTACCTTTACCACTGATACTATTTTGGAAAATTTAAAAAATATAAAAGATTTAATGTGTATGAATAAATAAATAATATAAGGGTTTTGTACAATTTCGACAATGAATTTTTGGACTACGTTTAGCATTTGTCTAATTGGATATTTGGTGTATTCAGGGCATTTGAATAACGAGCTGCAAGAGATAAAATCGATATTGCTGATCATATACGAATCCATGGAAAAACATTTTTCCAATGTACTAAACGAGATCGATTCTCTTAAAACGGACACGTTTATAATGCTGAATAACTTGCAAAATAATACGATTCGAACATGGGACGCAGTTGTAAAAAATGGCAAAAAAATATCTAATCTCGACGAAAAAATTAATGTGTTATTAACAAAAAATGGGCTATCCACAACGTGAAAACGTTCATGCTATCACTAAGTTAATAAATTAAAAATCACATAGACACTACAATATTTCAAAATGAAACCGACGAACAATGTCATGTTCGACGACGCGTCGGTCATTTGGATCGACACGGACTACATTTATCAAAATTTAAAAATGCCTTTGCATGCGTTTCAACAACTTTTGTTCAGTATTCCGTCTAAACATAGAAAAGTGATGAACGATGCGGGCGGATCGTGTCACAACGCGGTCAAATACATGGTCGACATTTACGGCGCTGCCATTTTGGTTTTGCGAACACCTTGCTCGTTCGCCGACCAGTTGCTCACCACATTTATTGCAAATAATTATTTGTGCCACTTTTGTCGTCGTCGCCGATCAAGATCTAGATCTCGATCTCGATCTAGGTCTCCACATTGTAGACCCCGTTCTCGTTCCCGTTCCCGTTGCCGTTCGCGTTCTCGTTCCCGTTCAAGATCACGATCTAGATCACGATCTAGATCTAGATCGCGGTCTACTAGACGGATATTCGATTCATTGGAAAAAATTCGTCATCAAAACGACATGTTAATGAGCAACGTCAACCAAATCAATGTCAACCAAACTAATCAGTTTTTGGAATTGTCCAACTCAATGACGAGCGTGCGCAATCAAAACCTGCAGCTTCTCGCGGCGTTGGAAAATGCCAAAGATGTTATTTTAACTCGATTGAACACGTTGGTCGCGGAGCTCACACAGTCGTTGCCTGACTTGACGTCCACGTTAGATAAATTGTTGGACGCCATCACTACGGTGCAGCAAACGATACGAAACGAGTTAAACAACACTAACTCTATTTTGACCAATTTGGCGTCGAGCGTTACAAACATCAACGGGACGCTCAACAATTTGCTAGCCGCCATCGAAAACTTAATTGGCGGCGGTGGTGGCAATGAAGCTGACAGACAAAAGCTGGACCTCGTTTACACATTAGTTAACGACATAAAAAATATACTCATGGGAACCGTGACAAGAAAATAAGCATGTCCGACAAAACACCGACAAAAAAGGGCGCCAGTCATAGTATGACGTTGCGAGATCGCGGCGTAACGAAACCTCCAAAAAAATCTGAAAAATTGCAGCAATACAAGAAGGCCATCGCTGCCGAGCAGACGTTGCACACCACTTCAAATGTTTCTTTGCAGAAATTTAATGAGAGTAAAGTTTTTAAAGAGTTGGAAAGGTTAGAAAAAGAAGCTGTAATTTTAGAAAGTGAACAAAAACGATTGTATCCAATGTTAGATATGCCACTTGATAATTTTATTGTCGCATTCGTACATCCAACGTACCCTATGTCCTATTTCGTCAATACAGATTACAAATTAAAACTGAAATGTGCTAGAGTCAACAGCGATTTGATTTACAAAAACAAAAACGAAATTGCTATCAACAGACCTAAATTATCATCTTTTAAATTGCAACTAAACGATATAATTTCAGACACTTTAGAAACCATTGAATATGATATAGAAAGCAAAACTCTCACAATCACTGCGCCTGTTCAAGATCAGGAAATAAAAAAATCCATTATTTATTTTAATATTTTTAATTGCGATAGTTGGAAAGTGCCGAATTATATGAAAAACTTATTTGATAAAATGCGATTGGAACCTCCCGTCATTTTACCATTAGGTTATTAGCTTTGCTGAGACTAGGACGTTAACATCATGTTTTCATCTTTGACCTCAGATCAAAAGATGTTATTAAAAAAATATAAATTTAACAATTACGTGAAAACGATCGAGTTGACACAAGCACAATTGGCTCACTGGCGTTCAAACAAAGATATTCAGCCAAAGCCTCTGAATCGCGCAGAAATTTTACGAGTCGAGAAAGCCACCAGGGGACAAAGTAAAAATGAGTTGTGGACGCTTCTACGTTTGGATCGCAACACAGCGTCTGCATCATCTAACTCGTCCGGCAACGTGTTACAACGACCTGCGCTTTTGTTTGGAAACGCGCAAGAGAATCATGTCAAAGAAACCAATGGCATCATGTTGGACCACATGCGCGAAATCATAGAGAGTAAAATAATGAGCACGGTCACCGAAACGGTTTTGGATTGCGGCATGTTTTTCAGCCCGTTGGGTTTGCACGCCGCTTCGCCCGATGCTTATTTTTCTCTCGCCAACGGAACGTGGATCCCAGTGGAAATAAAATGTCCGTACAATTACAGAGACACGACCGTTGAGCAGATGCGCGTCGAGTTGGGTAACGGCAACCGCAAATATCGCGTGAAACACACCGCGCTGTTGGTCAACAAGAAAGGTTCGCCGCAGTTTGAAATGGTCAAAACGGACGCGCACTACAAACAAATGCAGCGGCAGATGTATGTGATGAACGCGCCTATGGGATTCTACGTTGTCAAGTTCAAACAAAATTTGATAGTGGTTTCTGTGCCGCGCGACGAAATATTTTACAACAAAGAACTGTCGACGGAAAACAACGCATATGTAGCGTTTGCCATAGAAAACTCCAACTGCACGCGCTACCAATGCGCCGACAAACGACGGCTTTCGTTTAAAACTCACAGCTGCAATCACAACTATAACGATTTTGAAATAGATGCTATGGTCGACCGCGGAATGTATTTAGATTATGGACATTTAAAATGTGCATACTGTAGCGATTTTAGCGCAGACAGTCGTCAAGAGTGTGATTATGTTTTAAAACGCGAACACACCAACTGCAAAAGTTTTAACTTGAACCATAAAAATTTTGACAATCCTACATACTTTGATTATGTTAAAAGATTTCAAAGTTTGCTAAAGAGTCATAGAAACGACGCTAAAACGCTCGCTTATTTTGGTTACTATTTAACTCAGACTGGAAGTCTGAAGACTTTTTGCTGCGGATTACAAAACTCGTCTCCCACCAAACACGATCATCTTAACGACTGTGTATATTATTCGAAAATTAAATAAAAAACTTTTTTATTATCAATTATTTTATTTACCCAAGTTTTTGTACATACTCGCAATTTTTATCTCGAGATAGCTTTGCGTGTGTCCTTACCAGATCATTTATGTTATAAATATCGACGTTGTCTGTGCATTTACCATTGCAATATTGCCATTGCAGAACATTAGAAGCGTCAAAATGTGTGTAATTTTTCCAGTAGAAATCGATGTGTCTCAGACAGTCATTAAAGATTGTCAGGTGAACAAACAGACTAGAGAGTTGGTGTACATCAACAAGATAATGAACATAGAGTTGACAAAACCAGTTCTTATGATGTTCAACATTTCGGGTCCTATTAAAAGCGTCACACGCAAGAATAACAATTTGCGCGACGAAATAAAATCAGAAATCGATAAACAATTTGATCAACTAGAACGCGACCACAGCACTCAATTCGATGGAGGCCATTGCATCAAGTATTTTAAAGATGAACACTATTCGATTAGTTGCCAAAGTGGCAATGTGTTAAAAAGCAAATTTGAAAAAATTTTAAAGAGCCATGGTTATACCGATGAAAAATCTATCGAAGCTTACAAAAAATACTGTTTGCCCAAATTGGTCGACGAACAAAACAACTATTACGTGGCCGTGTGTGTGTTGAAACCGGGATTCGAAAAAGGCAGCAATCAAGTGCTATCTTTCGAGTACAACCCGATTGGTAATAAAGTTATTGTGCCATTTGCTCACGAGATTAACGATACGGGGCTCTACGAATACGACGCTGCAGCCTACGTGGACAATGTGAAGTTTGATGGTGAACAGCAATTTGAAAAGTTTGTGCAAAGTCTAACATTGCCGTCGGCGTATGACGATGAAGAGGTTTTATATTACAATGAAACTTCGGAAAACAAAAGAATGATGTACAAAGCTCTGGAGTTTAAAACAAAATCCTGCTGGGGCAAATTTGAATGGGATTATTGGAAAATTTTTTGTAACGGTTTTATTTATGATGAAAAATTAAAAGTGCTGTATGTTAAATTGCATAATGTAACTAGTCGAGTCAACAACAATATAATATTAAACATTGATTAAATAAACGATATTTAAACTGATGTCGCTGCATTTGTTTTTCGAACCCAAATCGCTTTAATCAAGAAATGATGTCATTTGTTTTTATGAACTGAACTCGCTTTACGAGCATAATTCTACTCGTAAAACATAATCAAGAAATGATTTCATTTGTTATGTCATTTGTTTCGAACTGAACTCGCATGACTAATTTGTTTTTCTGACTGAACTCGCTTTACGAGTACGATTCTACTCGTAAAACATAACCATGGGATGACTCATTTGTTTTTCTGAACTCTGTTGAACTCGCTTAATCATAAATGAGTCAATAAATGATGTCATTTGTTTTTCTGAACTGAATTCGCTTTACGAGTACGATTCTACTCGTAAAACATGATCAAGAAATGATGTCATCTCGGCTGAACTGGCTTTACGAGTACGATTCTACTCGTAAAACGTAATCAAGAAATGACTCATTTGTTTTTCTGAACTCGGCTGAACTAGCTTTACGAGTACGATTCTACTCGTAAAACATAATCATGGGATGACTCATTTGTTTTTCTGAACTCAGCTGAACTAGCTTTACGAGTACGATTCTACTCGTAAAACATAATCATGGGATGACTAATTTGTTTTTCTGAACTGAACTAGCTTTACGAGTACGATTCTACTCGTAAAACATAATCATGGGATGACTAATTTGTTTTTCTGAACTGAAATAATCATGAGATGACTCATTTGTTTTTCTGAACTCGGTTGAACTCGATTAATCGTGGATGAGTCAATAAATGATGTCATTTGTTTTTCCGAACTGAATTAAACTCGTTTTGATTTATTTATACGCAATACGTTATATTGAACGGACGTTATGGAATTGTACAATATCAAATATGCAATTGATCCAACAAATAAAATTGTAATAGAACAAGTTGACAATGTAAACGTGTTTGTGCGTACGCTTGAACCGGGTCAAGAAGTGTTTAACGAAACATTGAGCCAATACCACCAATTTCCCGGCGTGATCAGTTCCATTATTTTTCCCCAAGTCGAGCTGAACGACGAGATTAGCGTTTTAACCGATGACGGCAGCTTGTTAAAGTTAAAACTCGAATGTACCGGTTTTAATTTTCACGTTTGCAATAAACGATTTGTGTTTGGCAATTTGCCCGCTGCGGTTGTAAACTGTGAAACGAAACAAAAATTGCGCATTGGCGCTCCGATTTTTGCAAACGAAAAGCTAATTTCGGTCGTGACGGCGTTTCATCATGTTTGTGAAAACGAATGGCTGCTACCGGTGACGGGAATTCGAGAAATGTCTCAGATGTCGGGTCACATGAAGGCCCCGAACGGCGTTCGTGTTGAAAAATGGCGCCCCGGCACGTCCGTTTACGGAACGGTGCAATTGCCGTACGACAAAATCAAACAGTATGCTCTCGAGCAAGAGAATAAAATGCCAAACACTTTGGAGTCTTGTGTGATATTTTTCAAAGATTCGGAAGTTCGAATCACTTACAACAAAGGGGAATATGAAATTATGCAATTGAGGGTGCCAGGACCTTTAATTCAACCAAACTCAGCATATTATGATTAAATAAGAATAATTATTAAATAATTTGTATATTAACTAAACGCTGTACCATAAAATACATTTTTAATAAATCATGTCAAAGCCTAACGTTTTAACACAAATTTTGGCCGCCGTTGCGGAAACTAACTCAAAGGTCGACGCTATCCAAACTCAATTGAATGGTCTGGAAGATTTGGACGGTTTACCCGCTCAATTAACCGAGCTTGACACTAAAATAACAGATATTCAATCAATTTTAAGCGGAGATGTTCCAGATGTTCCAGATGTTCCATCAAGTAATGTAGCAGACAAGTAAATTTAAAATAACAAATCGATCACTTTATAATATTCGTACGATTCTTTGATTATATAATAAAATGTGATCATTAGAAAAACTACGAAAAGTATGAAAAATATGAGTTCTGTGTGTATAACAAAAGCTGTAAACGCCACAACTGTGTTAATTGCAAATAAACCCACGATTGTTTGATTAAAATTGTTGTTTTCTTTGTTCATAGACAGCAGTGTGTTTTGTCTAAACGTGTATTGCATAAACTCCATGCGAGTGTACAACGAACTGGCGGCTAACGCCTGTCCAACCAAAGTAGATTCGTCAAAATCTTCGATTTCATCGCCTTCCTCTAAATTCAACATTTGACCGTCGGAATTAACTTCTAAAGATGCCACATAATCTAATAAATGAAATAGGGATTCAAACGCGGAATCGTCATCAGTTTCGACCATTTCCGAAAAAAAGTCGGGTATAAACTCTATGATTTCTCTGGACGTGCTACCGTCCAAACTCTCAAAGTACGCGGTCAAAAACGAGCGCGACATGTCTTCGGGGAAGTCGCGCGAAAACATGTTGTTGTAACCGAACGGATCCCACAAAGCCAAGACTAAATCTGCCAACGTCAATAATACTAGCACTATGCCGACGATGGAGCTAGCTTGAATAGCCATTCGGGTTAACGCTTTGGCAGCCGTAGTAAGCGTTTTGATGGCGATTTTGTTGATCGTATGAACCACAGCGGCTTTGTAAGTTTCTCCCAACATGCGCACAGTCACACGGCGAGTCGCGCTAATCAACATGCGTTTCATGGACGGAATGAGAGTTGTGTTAATTTTTTTTAACATACTTTTAAACCCCGTAAATAGTTTATCAAAGCCAATGTCCGTAGCGATACCAAAAATGAACGCGTGATCTTCTAAAAACGCCGTTATAATTGACTCCAAGTCTTGGTCGCTGATTGAGCGGTCGAGCGTTTCAAGATGTTCGACGCGTGCACGTTCGTGACCACGGTAGTTATATGTGATTGGAGTTTTAGTAAAGCCTGTTTCAGCCGTGTACGTGATTTGGACGGGCGATCCGTCGACGATCATGCCCAAGTCGTTTAGTGTTGGATTTTTGTTGAAAAGAGTTTCAAATTCCAAATCCACAGCGTTATCTCGCACATTGCGCCATTGTTCCAATATTGCATTGGAATTCACGTTGGGTCGTGGAGGTAATATGCTAGAAGGTGCTCTGTAATCGAAATCGCGCAGTTCGCTAAAAATGCTGTTGGCCATCATTTTGAAAGTGGTTAGGATTGTGTCGCCCAAAACGAATCCGATGAGCGATTCCCACCATCTGAACGAACAGCCGCCGTTTATCAACTCTCTGCCGAAACGGCGACAATAAGCTTGGTTGAATTCTCCTTTGAAACGTTCGGGAAACAGGGGGTCTGGATCGGGTTCAACGTTAAAGGCCGGCACGTCGTCCACGCCCATGATTGTGTGTTCTTCGGTGCGCAAGTACGGGCTGTTCAAGTACATTTTAGACAGAGAGTCCACTAAGATGCATTTGTTATTTAGTGTGTATCTAAATTCGGCCGACTGAACTTGGTTTTCTGCGCCTTCACGCATGGCCGCCGCCCTGTCCAAATGGTAGCACGCGGGCTGCGCGTAGCCTATTCTAGTATCGGAAGTTTGAGTGTACATGAACGGTGTCGTGTTAGACACAACGCCGGTTTCGTGAAACGGGTAGCAGCTCATACTTTCACAACCGCGCTTGCTGAACGTTAATTTGACAGCCAGCGCTCTGTCGGCCAATTTTGGCGGTACATAATAATCGTCGTCGCTTGACGCGGGACGCAGCGTGTAGTCGATTAGAATGTTAGGAAATCGGGTGCGCCATCTCGAAATAAACTCGAGACGATGCATATGTGTCGCATATTTGCTGGCGTTAGTTAAATCGACGGCCGTTAAAACTGCCATGTTGCATCAGTCTTAAAATAAACAACTTTGTATTATAAAGTATTTATGTATTAAAAGTAAAGATTACTTTTACATTTAACCACATATAGATAGTTTACATTTAACCACATATAGATTACATATAAACTTAACCTTTTGTTAATTTTTTATACATTTTTAAATCATAGTATAAAATCATTTCGTTGTGCATTTCAAAGCTTTTGACAGCTTCAGGACAGTACACAAATTCAGAATATTTATAAAAATGAAAAACGTTGGTAAACCCGCATTTAGTACAATATAACACGGGATTTTTATAGTACAATTTGGTTTTTTTACACAATTTGCAATAGTTGTTAGGCGCTGTTGTAAGTTTAGATTTCAGTGGAAACGTGATCGGGCCGTCTAATGCTTGAGTAAACCTTTTTATTGTGACAGTTGCAAACACGGTTCCTTTGATACCCGAAAATCGGTTGTCTTGCAAAGCGTCCATCATTTCGCTTTGGTCTTGAAGCATAAAACAGTCAACGTCATCCGCCACGTCGGGTCTGACGCCAATGTTTCGGTAGCGCCGCAACACTATGTTATTGTATGTTTCTCTAAGAACAAGACCGCCGGTGGTGCTAAGATCGATCTTTTCAATGCACTCGTTAGATCCTTTGTGATTTTGAATTATGCGCCTAATCATTTCAAATACTTTGCAATTATGATCGTCAATTCTCAACTCTTTAACTTCCGTCGTGTAATCCAAACTTACAGGGAAAATGTATTGATAAAAAAATCTCTCTTTGGCTAAATGTTTAAGATCGGCCGAATTGATAGAAGGATATATTTCGTACGAGTTTAGAGCGTCGTTGTGGTACAAATAACAATCTTGACAACATATATCTATGCGGGTGGGGTCGTCTAATGGCTTTTTGATGTGAATTACAACATACAAAAACCATACACGTGTGTCGTCTTTGAATCTGTAATTGCAACTGGTGCATCGTGATTCGCTCATATGCTCTGTAGATTTTTTGTTTTTGACAGACCTGCTTGCAAATTTACCCATCATGCGCATATCTTTGTTGTTCACATAGCCTATAATGTAATTTGTGGCAAATTTTAGCGTCGCTTTCATGATGTCGCGTTCTAAATCACTCAAGAAATGCATACGCAAATCGCGTTCTTGTTTAAAATCCAATTTGTCGCTGTATTTTGGCAAACCTTCAAACTTGTTTCCAAAGTCAGGCGGCACGAAATATCCATCTCTTCTATTGACAGTCGGTTTGACGCTTAACGAAAGCGGGGTGTGCGTAGGAGGAATGAACACCAGCGACGACGACGACGACGCCATCTTGGCGGATGGCGTTTTGACGAGTTCGGTAGTCTTTGAAGCGTCAAAAATGTACACTTTTGTCTTTGAAACCTTAGTCTTTGGCGGGTTAAAAGTTTTTGGTGTATCAAAAATGTAGGCGTCATTCTTTGCGCGCCCGATCTTTGACGTGTCGATCCCAATTTTTGGGGTGTCAAAAATATTATTCTTTCGGAAAAAGCGGTTCATTGTAAAACAGTCAGTCGGCTCACTCCTCAAAATTCAACACGATACTGTTCATGTTCAACCATCAAGAGGCTTTATATACGAAAACCTTATCTAATAACTGTTCATGCGTAAAAGACTGGTTACCAGGCGTTTTGCACACGTTACTAGGCTTGTGGAGGGGGATGTCTATATAAAGCCCGTTTGCCCAACTCGTAAATCATTGTGCTTGGGTGCGCGCAGCGACTATATAAGATAACTGCAAAGTAACATGATAAGAACCAGCAATCACGTGCTGAACGTTCAGGAGATGGCGTCATCGCCCTATTCGTGCGAAACGACGTCCGCTTGCGCAGAAGGTCAACAGGTAATGATTGATAATTTCGTTTTCTTTCACATGTACAACGCCGACATACAAATTGACCCTAAGCTGCAGTGCGGCGTGCGCTCGGCCACGTTTGCAATGATCGACGATAAACATTTGGAAATGTACAAATATAGAATAGAAAACAAATTTTTTCATTATTACGATCAATGTGCCGACGTTGCTAAACCCGAACGTTTGCTCGATGGCGACGACGAGTGTTGTCACCATTTTATTTTTGACGCTCAACGTATTATTCAATGTATCAAAGAGATTGAAAGCGCGTACGGCGTGCGTGATCGTAGCAATGTGATAATATTTTATCCGTATTTGAAACAGTTGCGAGACGCGTTAAAGCTGATTAAAAACTCCTTCGTTTGTTGTTTTAAAGCTATAAATTCTATGCAAATGTACGTGAACGAGTTAATATCAAATTGTTTGTTGTTTATAGAAAAGCTAGAAACTATTAATAAAACTGTTAAAGTTATGAATTTGTTCATAGACGATGTGGTTTTGTACGAATGCAATGTCTGCAAAGAAGTATCTACGGATGAAAGATTTTTAAAACCAAAAGACTGTTGCGAATACGCTATATGTAACGCGTGTTGCGTTATTTTGTGGAAGACGGCCGCCACGCATGCAAAATGTCCAGCGTGTAGGACATCGTATAAATAAGCACGCTATACAAAATGAGTGTTGACGGTGGCATGTTAACTTTGGAAAAAAATCATTATAAATATCTTTTTTTAACTAGCTATTTTGATTTGAAAGACAATGAACACGTTCCTGCAGAACCTATGGCGTTTATTCGTAACTATTTAAATTGCACGTTTGATTTATTAGACGATACCGTGCTCATCAACTATTTCAATTACTTGCAAAGTATGCAATTAAAACATTTGGTGGGCAACACGTCTACAAACATTTTTAAATTTGTAAAGCCGCAATTTAGATTTGTGTGCGATCGCACAACTGTGGACATTTTAGAATTTGACACGCGCATGTACATAAAACCTGGCACACCCGTGTATGCCACTAACTTGTTCACGTCCAATCCCCGCAAAATGATGGCATTTCTGTACGCTGAGTTCGGCAAAGTGTTTAAAAATAAAATATTTGTTAATATCAACAATTACGGCTGCGTGTTGGCGGGCAATGCCGGTTTCCTGTTTGACGATGCGTATGTAGATTGGAATGGCGTGCGAATGTGCGCAGCACCTCGATTAGATAACAACATGCATCCGTTTCGATTATATCTGCTGGGCGAGGACATGGCTAAGCACTTTGTCGATAACAATATATTACCGCCGCATCCTTCTAACACAAAAACTCGTAAAATCAACAATTCCATGTTTATGCTGAAAAACTTTTACAAAGGTTTGCCATTGTTCAAATCAAAGTACACGGTGGTTAACAGCACTAAAATCGTGACCCGAAAACCCAACGATATATTTAATGAAATTGACAAAGAATTAAACGGCAACTGTCCGTTTATTAAGTTTATTCAGCGTGATTACATTTTCGATGCTAATTTTCCTCCAGATCTGCTCGATTTACTAAACGAATACATGACCAAAAGCTCGATCATGAAAATAATTACAAAGTTTGTGATTGAAGAAAACCCCGCCATGAGCGGCGAAATGTCTCGCGAGATTGTCCTCGATCGCTACTCCGTTGACAATTATCGCAAATTGTTTATTAAAATGGAAATGACCAACCAGTTTCCCATCATGTACGATCACGAATCGTCGTACATATTTGTGAGCAAAGACATTTTACAATTAAAAGGTACTATGAACGCGTTTTTCGCGCCCAAGCAGCGTATATTAAGTATTTTAGCGGTGAACCGTTTGTTTGGCGCTACGGAAACGATCGACTTCCATCCCAACCTGCTAGTGTACCGGCAAAGCTCGCCACCGGTTCGTTTGACGGGCGACGTATATATTGTTGATAAGAACGAAAAAGTTTTTTTAGTCAAACACATATTCTCAAACACGGTGCCTGCATATCTTTTAATAAGAGGTGATTACGAAAGTTCGTCTGAGTTGAAATCCCTTCGTGATTTGAATCCGTGGGTTCAAAACACGCTTCTCAAATTATCGATTCCCGATTCGGTACAATAATATGATTTATACAGATCCCACTACCGGCGCTACTACCAACACAGACGCACCGTCTGCAAACTATTTAAATAAGCTAACTCCAAACATGTTTTTGACAATTTTGGCGGTGGTGGTGATTATAGCTTTATTAATTATATTTGTTCAATCTAGCAGCAATGGAAACAACAGCAGCTCGCCTGCCGCAGCTCCACAAATGGGTTTCGTAAATCCTTTAAACTCTACCATGCGAGCTAATCCCTTTATCAACACGCCTCAAAGACAAATGTTGTAATAAGTGTATAAAAAAATGAAACGTATCAAATGTAACAAAGTTCGGACGGTCACCGAGATTGTAAACAGCGATGAAAAAGTCCAAAAAACCTACGAATTGGCCGAATTTGATTTGAAAAATTTGAGCAGTCTAGAGAGTTATGAAACTTTAAAAATCAAGTTGGCGCTCAGCAAATACATGGCAATGCTTAGCACCCTGGAAATGACTCAACCGCTGTTGGAAATATTTAGAAACAAAGCCGACACCCGGCAGATTGCCGCCGTAGTGTTTAGCACTTTGGCTTTTATACACAATAGATTTCATCCCCTTGTTACTAATTTTACTAACAAAATGGAGTTTGTGGTCACAGAGACTAATGACACGAGCATTCCCGGAGAACCCATTTTATTTACAGAAAACGAAAGTGTGCTCCTGTGCTCCGTGGACAGACCGTCTATTGTTAAAATGTTAAGTCGCGAATTCGACACTGAGGCTTTAGTAAACTTTGAAAACGACAATTGCAACGTGCGGATCGCCAAGACGTTTGGCGCATCCAAGCGCAAAAGCGCGACGCGCAGCGACGATTACGAATCAAATAAACCTAGCTACGAGGATTTTAGCGATTTCAGCATAACTGAAGTTGAAGCCACTCAATATTTAACTCTATTGCTGATTGTCGAACATGCCTATTTACATTATTATATTTTCAAAAATTACGGGGTGTTTGAATATTGCAAATCGCTGACAGATCATTCACTCTTTACCAACAAGTTGCGATCTACAATGAGCACAAAAACGTCCAATTTACTGTTAAGCAAATTCAAATTTACTATTGAAGATTTTGACAAAATAAACTCAAATTGTGTAACATCAGGGTTTAATATATATAATTTTAATAAATAACATAAAAATACAATGCTTTTATTAATTATATTTTTAATATTAGTTAAAGTGTTAATATTTAAAAAGATGAATCAAATTCATCTAAATAGTCATCAAGATAAAATCTGTCCCAAAGGATATTTTGGTAACAACAGTGATCCCTATGATTGCTCGGCCTATTATATGTGTCCGCATAAAGTGCAAATGTTTTGTGAACCAAATCACGAATTTGATTTAGACTCTGCCAGCTGTGTGCCCATCGTTTACGATCACACGGGCAGCGGGTGTACGGCTCGCATGTACAGAAACTTGTTGATATGATGAAGGGTGAGTTTCCAGTTGCACGACACTATTATCGATTTGCAGTTCGGGACACAAATGTTGAAATACATCAATGTCTTTGTGATGTGCGCGGCACTTTTGTAAATTATTGATAAAATGCACCGACACGTTGCCAGACATTATCATTAGATCCTTGGCATAAAATTTGTCGGGTCCGCCGTCCGTGTGCGCGAGCATGCCCGTTATAGCTCTCGTACTTTTGGCTTCAAATGTTTTGCGCACCGACAAAATATGCCAGACTTGCAGCTCTGCATGTGTGCGTGTCACCACAAATCCCAACGGCGCAGTGTATTTGTTGTATGCGAATAAATCCCGATAAAGACGCGGCGCGCGAATGCAACTGATCACGTACGCTCCTTGTGTTCCGTTCAAAGACGGTGTTATTGACCTAAGGTTAATGTTTATCGGTCGCTTGTTTTCGTAACCGCTCACCAAACGGGTCTTGTATGTCGGCGGATGTTCTATATCTAATCTGAATAAATAAACGATAACAGCATTAACTTTAGAGGGCATAATAAAAGAGATAATGTTATCGCGTTCGCCATTGGGACAGTATAAATTGACGTTCATGTTGGATATTGTTTCAGTTGCAAGTTGACACTGGCGGAGACAAGATCGTGAACGACCAAGTGACTATGACGCATATAAATTTTAACGCGTCGTATATCAGCGCTTCGACGCCGTCCCGAGCTTCGTTTGACGAGTTTTGTGAAAAACAACCCAATGATTATAATGTGGGCTATAACCTGGAGTACAACCAACAGACTCCGGATGTCGCCGATACGGTGTTATCGGACAGCGAGACTGCTGCAGCTTCAAACTTTTTGGCAAGCATCAACTCGCATTCTGACAACGATTTGATGGAATGTTTGTTTAAAGCTACGAATGATCTCAAAGAAACAGTCAGCTCTGCTTATTATTCAGAATCTATCGAGCAGCCTTTAGCGGAGCAGCCATCGCCCAGTCCTGAGCATTCCGATGCTGTGAACCAACCATCAACAAGTGGAACTAAACGGAAGCTGGACGAATGCATGGACAGTTCGCAAGGTGCAATGGGTCAGTTTAACAAAATCAAATTCAGACCTAAATACAAAAAAAGCACAATTCAAAGCAGTGCGACCTTAGAACAGACGATTAATCACAATACGAACATTTCCACGGTTGCTTCAACTCAAGAAATTACTCATTATTTTACCAACGATTTTGCGCCATATTTGATGCGATTTGACGATAACGACTACAATTCCAACAGGTTTTCTGACCACATGTCTGAAACGGGTTATTATATGTTTGTTGTTAAAAAAAGTGATATGAAGCCGTTTGAAATCATATTTGCCAAATACGTGAGCAATGTGGTGTACGAGTATACAAATAATTATTACATGGTAGATAATCGCGTGTTTGTAGTAACTTTTGATAAAATTAGGTTTATGATTTCGTATAACTTGGTCAAAGAAACTGGCATGGAAATTCCCCATTCTCAAGACGTGTGCGACGACGAGACGGCTGCGCAAAATCGTAAAAAGTGCCATTTTGTTGATGTGCACCACACGTTTAAAGCAGCTCTGACTTCATATTTTAATTTGGATATGTATTACTCTCAAACTACATTTGTGACGTTGTTACAATCGTTGGGTGAAAGAAAATCCGGTTTTCTTTTGAACAAGTTGTACGAGATGTATCAAGATAAAAATTTATTTACATTGCCCATTATGCTTAGTCGTAAAGAGAGTAATGAAATTGATACTGCATCTGATAATTTTGCTGTATCGCCGTATGTGAGTCAAATATTGAAGTATTCTGAAAATGTGCAGTTTCCCGACAATGCTCCTAACAAATATGTCGTAGATAATTTAAATTTAATTGTAAATAAAAAAAGCACGCTCACGTATAAATATAGCAGCGTTGCTAATCTTTTGTTTAATAATTATAAATATCATGACAACATTGCGAGTAATAACAATGCGGAAAATTTGAAAAAAGTTAAAAAGGAGGATGGTAGCATGCACATTGTCGAGCAGTATTTGACTCAGAATGCGGCCAATGAAAAAAATCACAATTTTATAGTATTGTCTTTTAAAAACGAGGAGCGATTGACTATAGTTAAAAAAAATAAAGACTTTTATTGGATTTCTGGCGAAATTAAAGATGTAAACGTTAGTCAAGTGATTCAAAAATATAATAAGTTTAATCATCACATGTTTGTAATCGGTAAAGTGAACCGAAGAGAGAGTACTACATTACACAATAATTTGTTAAAATTGTTAGCTTTAATATTACAAGGTCTGGTTCCGCTGTCCGACGCCATAACGTTTGCCGAACAAAAATTGAATTGTAAATATAAAAATATTGGATTTAATTAATTAATTACATTTTTATTATATATTTGTGGTTATTATTATTATCGAGGACCCGTCGTTGATGTGGGGTTTTGCATAGAAATAACAATGGGGGTTGGCGATACCGATGCACTTCCGCCGCTTCCTCCTCCTCCTCCTCCTTTCATAATGTATCGATAGATAAAATAAAATATTAAACCTAAAAACAAAACTGCACCTATTAACAAAATAATTGGCATCAGTTTGCCACTAACACTGTCACTGACGTTAGACGATTTGCCTACCAAGCCTTCTTCGCCCAATAACCAATCTAGACCCAAGTCTCCGATCAAATCGGCAAACGAGTAGGGTTCTATACACGTAATAGTTTGGTTCGCAGGAAGATCACTAATGTCGACGTATTGCGGTGAATCTGGGTCGGCTGACGGATCGCTGCCGCGACAAACTGTTTTTTCCGCTTCATAATCGAATCCTTGACACATGCCAGTTAATTCAGGAGGGTTTTCAGGTAACAGCGGATCGAACTTGCAAATGGCAACATCCGACTCAATTAGATTGGGATCTTGACGACAAGTACGCTGCAATAACAAACAAGTATCGGCGTTTTCTCCACCGTCTCTACCTTGGACGTAATAACTGCCACCGGTGTTATTGAGGGCGTCTATTATATCTCGTAATAATGTGGCGGCGGTATACAACAAATAACCGCCGGTGGCCAAAAGTACGGCTTGTCCACCTAATTTTAAAGTTTGCATGTGAGAATGTAAACGAGGATTTCTCTGCAGTGCGTTTTGAACACCTTCTGGCGTGCGCACGTTGGTTTCCGGAAAGTTTTGTTTGACTGCTTGGGATCGTGTTCGTTTGGTGTGATTATTAAAATCTGGCACGTTGTCCGCGCGCCGCAATTGACCCAGTGAGTTTATTTGAGGATCTGAAATGCCTTGAAATACTCCGCGTATGTTGGGGACGTCATTATTGCGAGTGATTCTGTTTATGTCTGATGTGCTCACAAACTGGTTGTTAGATAGCTGATAGCCCGGCTGGTATCTGTTATTTCCAATGTTGCGTACACTAGGTGCGCTGAGCACATTTGTAAAACCGACTGGAGTGCTTGCTAAAAGACGAGCGTTGTCAGAAATAAAACCTGCTTGATTGGGATACAATTTATTGACTCTACGAAGGTTTGAAAAAAAAGTCATTTTAAAGCAAACTTATTTATTTGCAATTTGAGAAACTTACATTAAAGGTTTTGCGAGACTGCCGTCGTCAATGGTTTTGCGAGACTGCCGTCGTCAATATTACACGGTAGCGGCTCCATCTTGTTAAAATCTAATTTTCTTTTCGCTTTAGGCTTTGTATAAGCCGTCGTATAAGTTGTCTCGAAATTCGAATCACTGATAGGCTGTGTGTAAGCTGTCGTATAAGCTGCTGTCTCGAAATTAGAATCATCCTTCGAATCATCTTTTATGTTATTTTTTTTCAATATTGATGCGCTCCAAGCCGCACGTTGGTAACGTTGGTATGGATGAAATCTCTTCATTGTTATGTGGTAAAAAATAATTCAATTGTAATTAAATATGTGTAAATTGATCGCGTTTAAACCTATCTTCAAACCGATCACTTTAATTATACTAGTTTGTTTATTACTTTATTTAATTAAAAAAATTATTTTTACATCAAAAAATATATATATCGACTACGACGACGACGACGAAGTTTTCACTTGTTATGACAAACTTGGAATAAATCCGCCAATTTTTCCACATCCTACTAAATGTGACGTTTTCTACATATGCTTTTTTACTACTGCAGTAAAAAAACATTGTAATTTTGATGGTTGGGAATTTGATAACGATTTAAAAAAATGCGTTCCAATATCAGACAATGGATGTACTGCTAACCAAAATTTATTAGTTTGACATAACATTTTGTAATTTTAAAACTAAATCAGAGTTACAGTGTTTAAACTCTTCAAATTTGACTTGAGACTCGGCCACCTGCTTATCCAACTGATCTTGTAGCATTTTCACAGTCGATTGCAATTCTTCCGATTTCTTGTTAGCTTCTTGTAAATCATAGTTTGCCTTTTGTAAATCCAATTCGGCAACAGCGTGTTTATGTTTGAGCATGATGTAATCGCTGTCCATCATAGTCATTCTATGTCCGACTCTAACTCGCAAATTTGACAGTTCTGTTTGCATTTGCTTCAGTTCTTTTTGTAATCGCTCCACATAATTCAAGTCCGCAGAGATATTGTTAACCGTATTATTTTCCAAAAGCTCGCACCAATGTTGTTTAATGGAATTCTCATTTAAAGCCGCGCCACTGGGCTTAAATTCCACATACCCGTCTTTATTGTACACGCGAAAATTAGATGAAGTTGCACCACAAAAACATTTGTAAACAGAATTGTTTAAAATAATTTTGACATAACATTTGAAACATACGGCATGATTGCAATGAATCGAAGTCACAAACGAGGAATTTACATTCTTTGTATCTTTAAAAGTGGTAAAGCAAATATTGCACGAAACTTCGATTTCTTCTTCGGGTTGCTGCGACGACAACGATGGCGGCGGTGACGAAAACGATGGTGGCGGCGGTGGTGATGGCGTCGACGATCGCGGCGCCAGCTCCTGCGTAGTGTTTTGGTCATCACTAATTAATATGATGTCCTCTTCAAGCGGATCATCATTGCTAACGTTAACTTGACCGTGCACGTTATACGTAATACCTTGACGATGGTATGTGCGCATCAACGGCTCGTTAATATTTCCGATAGTCTGCACCACGATTTCTTGACGCCGCTCTAGATTCCTGGGAGTTTCGGGAGATGATGTAAAATTGATGCGTCGACGACTCAACAAGTTGGGAATGTGGCGACGGCCGCTGTTGCTGATTCGTCGGCTCATGTTAGGCAGTTGACTGTGAAGCTTGAACTGTGTTTACGAGTAAAATAACAGCATATTTATACTGTTTATCAGCTGCAAAATCAGCTGCAAAAATGGTGGGGGTTTCCAAGCAAAATTCAACGAAGTTTGCAAGCAAAATTCAACTTTTTTGTAATGCAAAAAAGTTGATTGTGTAGTAGTATATTGGGAGCATATAGAACAGTGTAGACTATTCTAATAAAATAGTCTACGATTTGTAGACTTTGTACTGTATATAGGGGTGCTGGCGAACGTGACTTTTTTTGCATTACAAAAAAATTCATATCTGATACGATCTGTTATTCAAGCGTGCCTCCTATAAAAGCAGGCGCTCGTCAACTCGTAAGCATAGTTCGTTGTGGAGCGTACACGAAGCAACATCGTAAAGATGTCCAACGTTCAGGACTCTTTGGCGTCCAACCAAAACATCCAGGAATCCAATAATGTTCAGGATTCTTTGGCGTCTAACCAAAACATCACATTGCGATCATCTGACCTGGACCCTCCCATGAACTTCATAGATAACTACAACAGCTCGGACACCATTGACAGCATTGACATTGACACGGAAACAGATAATTATAGTCGCGTGCGTAGGCGACGTCGAAACCTGCTACAAGCTTTAAAACGAAAACAAGAGAAAATGTTGGCGGAATTTAATAATGAGCCTGTGATTAACTTAAAGTTCGAATGCTGTGTGTGTTTCGAAACTTATTATCAACAATCTAACGAGACATGTCCATTTTTGATTCCGACTTCGTGCAACCATGGGTTTTGTTTTAAATGTGTAATTGATTTGCAAAGCAACGCAATAAATATTCCATATTCAACTATATGTTGTCCATTGTGCAATGTCCAAATAAAAATGTGGCGCTCATGCAAACCTGAAACTGTTGTGACTTGCAAGTTTTACAAAAAAACTCAAGAAAAAGTTCCGCCCGTACAGCAGTATAAAAATATTATGAAAGTACTACAAGAACGGAACGTGATTAATATCGACGACGGCAACAACAGCGGCGACGACTACAACAATCAAATAATGGCTTTACAAGCTGAATTGCAAAAAGAAAAAAATCGCACCGATCAATTGTCTTTTGAAAACCGACAGTTGGTGGCGGAAAAGAATCAATTGGTGGCGGAAAAGAATCAATTGGTGGCGGAAAAGAATCAATTGGTGGCGGAAAAGAATCAATTGGTGGCGGAAAAAAATCAATTAAATGAGCAAATTCAAGAGCTGCAAAATCGGGAGGCGGCAACATTAACAACACCGCAGCAGTCTAATATTATAATTAATCAACAAATTGATGATGATGAAACTGCGCCAGCTGAGTTGAACGAGCGTTTTCGATCTCTTGTTTATTCGAATATTGCAGAGCTGTTCATTGAAAATCGTGTTCAAAGTATTCAAAATTATGTTTACGGAACTTCTGCTACTAGTTCATGCAATGTAACTATTGATGTTAATTTTGGATTTGAGGATTTTGAGGATTAATGTTAAAAAAAATATTGTAAATAAAAGGGGATGTTTTTATTAAATAATATGTTATATTGTAAATAAAAGGTGAATGTTTTATTAAATAAATAATTAATTAAATTTATGTGAGTTTTTAAGAACTTTTAAATATGGATAGCAATAATTGTATTAAAATAGACGCAAAATACGATATACCATCACATTATCAATATGACAATAACGTAGATAAAGACATTTCAATTTCGTTTGACGTTGACCCCAATAAAACATTTATAATTAATCATAATTATATACAACAAGAACAAAATCACGAACAACTACAAGAGGCGGCAACATACAATTCTTGTATAATCATTTCTTGATCATGCTTACAGTAGAATTCTACTCGTAAAAAACGAGAAAGCCGATCAGAAAAACAAATTCCCGAATCCCATGATTATGTTTTACGAGTAGAATCGAACTCGTAAAGCGAGTTCAGTTCAAAAAACAAATGACATCATTATTACCGAGTTCAGAAAAACAAATGAGTCATCCCATGATTATGTTTTACGAGTAGAATCGTACTCGTAAAGCGAGTTCAGCCGAGTTCAGAAAAACAAATGAGTCATTCCCATGATTATGTTTTACGAGTAGAATCGTACTCTTTAAAAAAAACAATTCGATTTAAAAAAACAAATGACATCATTTCTTGATTATGTTTTACGAGTAGAATCGTACTCGTAAAGCGAGTTCAGTTCAGAAAAACAAATTAGTCATCCCATGATGCGAGTTCAGCCGAGTTCAGAAAAACAAATGACATCATTTCTTGATTATGTTTTACGAGTAGAATCGTACTCGTAAAGCTAGTTCAGCCGAGTTCAGAAAAACAAATGAGTCATCACATGATTATGTTTTACGAGTAGAATCGTACTCGTAAAGCGAGTTCAGAAAAACAAATGACATCATTTCTTGATTATGTTTTACGAGTAGAATCGAACTAGTAAAGTGAGTTCATCCGAGTTCATAAAAACAAATGACATCATTTCTTGATACTGAGTTCAGAAAAACAAATGACATCATTTCTTGATTATGTTTTACGAGTAGAATCGTGCTTGTAAAGCGAGTTCAGTTTAGAAAAACAAATTAGTCATCCCATGATTATGTTTTACGAGTAGAATTGTGCTCGTAAAGCGAGTTCAACGGAGTTCAGAAAAACAAATTAGTCACGAGAATTGTGCTAGTAAAGATATTTAGTTGCGTTCATGAGGTAAGATTAAAAGCACGTGTAAAGATGTTTCCCGAGCGTTGGTACAATTATTTGCAATGCGGTCAAGTTATAAAAGGTTCCAATTTGATATGTTTTAAAACACCTTTGCGGCCCGAATTGTTTGCGTATGTAACTAGCGAAGAAGATGTGTGGACCACAAAAGAGATTGTGAAACAAAACCCGAGCCTTGGGGCGATAATCGATTTAACCAACACGTTTAAACACTATGACGGTGTACATTTTTTGCGAGAAGGTCTACTATACAAAAAAATTAAAGTCCCTGGTCGGACTTTGCCGTTGCAGAATATGATTCAAGAATTTATTGACACAGTAAAAGAATTCACAGAAAAGTGTCCCGGCATGTTGGTGGGCGTTCACTGCACCCACGGCATTAATCGCACCGGTTATTTAGTGTGCAAGTATTTAATACATACTTTGGGTATTGCGCCGCAGGAAGCCATAAATAGATTTGAAAAAGCTAGAGGTCACAAAATCGAGAACGCCGGTTACCTGCAGGACTTGCGGGCGGCTAAACCAGCCGACGCAGCTACGATAGTAGATTAAAACTACAAGTAATTTAACATGTATTTATTAATAAACGGTTAGTTGTGCAACAATGTTTTATTCTGTCTTCAAATGACGCCTTCCTCCGTCTCCCCGAACACGTCTAGCGGATGGAAACACGATCCGCACGCGGTGCACAGGTAGCGCGCAATGGGGAACGATGTTTTCTTGTATTCCCGAGTCAAGCGCAGCGCGTATTTTAACAAACCGGTTATCTTGTAAGTTAGTTTCATTTAATGCAACTTTATCCAATAATATATTATGTATCGTACGTCGAGAATTACGTCGAGAATTAACAACGCTCCCGTTGTCTCATCTCAAACCGATTATGATAGAGATCAAATAAAGCGTGAAATAAATAGTTTGCGACGCAACGTGCACGATTTGTGTACGCGTTCCGGCACGAGCTTTGATTGTAATAAGTTTTTACGCAGCGATGACATGAGCTCCGTAGTGACGACGATCGCGCCCAAAAAAACAATTACAGAGTATGTTGGCGACAAGACATTGTTAGTTGAATCGGCGCCGCTTGTGCGAGATGTCGAAAAATATGGCAACTGCGTCGTATAGTGTGTGGAGTCCTCTCATCACTGCGTCATGTTTAGACAAAAAGGCTACATATTTAATTGATCCCGATGATTTTATTGATAAACTGACTTTAACTCCGTATACCGTATTCTACAATGGAGGAGTTTTGGTCAAAATTTCCGGACTGAGACTGTTCATGCTGTTAACGGCTGCGCCCATTGAAAACGAAATAAAAAATTACAATTTTAAAAAACGAAGCAAGAAAAATATTTGTATGAAAGAATGCAACAATGTCGTCGATATGCTCAACAGCAAAATTGATCCGCCGCCGTGTATAAGAAAAATATTGCGTGATTTGAAAGACAGCAATGAACCGCGCGGCGGAATGTACAGAAAGAGATTTATACTAAATTGTTACATTGCAAACGTGGTGTCGTGTGTCAAATGTCAAAACCGATGTTTAATCAACGCTTTGACAGATTTTTACAACCACGACTCCAAATGTGTAGGAGAAGTTATTCATCTTTTTATCAAATCCCAAAATGTATATAAACCACCAAACTGCCAAAAAATGAAAACTATCGACAAACTTTGTCCGTTTAATGGCAAGTGTAAGGGTCTCAATCCTATTTGTAATTATTAAACAATAAAACGATTATAAATGTTAAATTTGTTTTTATTACATTCCTCGCAAGTAAATAAGTATTTTACTGTTTTCGTAACAGTTTTGTAATTAAAAAACCTATAAA